GTTGCGTTTAATCCATTGATATATAAAAAATATATATTTAACGTTTGGAATATAAGACATTTTAATGATTTTATACAAGATATAAATGTAATTAATAATGCTGGGTACCATTTCAGCTGGTGCGTTAATATAGAAAATAAAATTAAAAGTTTTTCACATCAAGAATTGAATGATCCAAAAACTATTAAAAAATTTATAAATTACAAGCATATTTTAGAAAATTGTGAAATAGTAAATGATTTGCCAGATTTTATAAAACTAAATTATAGTCAATATTTTTACAAAGACGATGTATTATGATTCAAATAAGTGAAAAATATCCTACTCTCATTAAAGGTTCAATCGGAGAACAAGCAGTAGATTTAATAAGATTTTTATTACCAGAAGGATCTTCTATTTTGGAATTTGGTTGTGGTGTTACTACTAAGTTGTTATTGACTTGGTATAATGTATATTCAATTGAACATAATATGCAGTGGTTAAATCACCCAAATGCATATCACGTTCCATTAAAAGAATACAATAATACCGATTTTAAAGCACCCAACAATATATCATGCCTTCCGTTTTATGAAAAACAAGTTGCTTGGTACGATCCAAATAAACTATCTGAAGTATTAAAATTGGTACCAAAATATGATCTAATTATAATAGATGGACCAAACGGAAACTACGGTAGAGGTGGTTTTTATACACATCTAGATTTGTTTGACACAAACGCTCATATGGTATTTCACGATCTAAATAGACAAGCCGAGATGGAGCTAATCAAAAAAGTATCTGAAAAGGTTGGCAGACCTGCTTTTGTTTTGGACAATGACGAAAAAACAGGAGTAATAAAATCACTTAATTAAAAAAAATTTCAAGTCAATTCAAATAGTATCTATAATAGAGTATGAAAAAATATAACTTCACAAACAAATTATTCTTAGTTACAGGTGGTAGTGGATTTCTAGGCAAACCACTCGTTAAAAGACTTTTGAACGACGGTGCAAAAGTTCGTGTTCTATCAAGAGACGAAGGTAAATTGATTGATCTTAAACAATCGTTTCCGTCCATAGAAATTCTCACGGGAGACATCTCCGATCCATTTGAAGTACGTCAAGCTATGAAAGGAGTTAATGGTGTATTTCACTTAGCAGCATCAAAACACATTGGTATTGCTGAAAAGCAAGTTCGTGAATGTATCAAGTCCAATACATTAGGATCACTTTACATTTTAGAAGAATCGCTTAATTATGAGTTGGAGTTTGTAATTGGTATCAGCACAGATAAAGCGGCTCAAGTAGCTGGTGTATATGGTGCTTCTAAATTACTAATGGAACGTTTATTTAAGCAGTTTGAACAGCTAAATCCAAATACAGACTATCGTATAGTTCGTTATGGCAACGTGTTGTATTCTACGGGATCAGTACTATGTAAGTGGAGAGACTTGATTAGCGAAGGTAAAGACTTGATTGTTACAGAACCAGAAGCTACCAGATTCTTTTGGACGGTTGATCAAGCAATTGATTTGATCTATAATTGTCTGGAAAATTGTACCGATTCAACACCATACGTACCCACGATGAAAGGTATGAGTATAGGAAATCTATTGGAGGCACTAATTCAAAAATACGCTCCAGCTGGATCTAAACCAAATGTTAAAGTTATCGGTTTACAACCAGGCGAAAACAAACACGAAAAGATTCTAGAAAACGGTCCTTATAGCAACGAAGTTGAACAATATACTATCGAAGAAATCAAAGATCTTATCTAATGAAAATATTGGTTATAGGTGGAAATAGATTCGTTGGTAAAAAAGTCGCATATGAACTAAGTAAATTAGCCAACGTTGCTGTTCTTAATAGATCAGGCACAGGTCCAAATAAAGTTAAAGTAATCAAGTGGGATCGTAATGAACCATTTAATATCGAAAATGATTACAACGTTATTCTGGACTTTTGTCTTTTTAAACCAGCTCAAGCTCAACATCTTGTAAATTGGTTGAAACCGAACCAAAAATACATATTTATAAGCAGCGGCGCCGCATATAAAGACGCAAACTGTCTATCATACAACGAAGAAATGTGCATTGGTGGTCGATCTGGATTTGGTGATTATGGTGTAGAAAAAGCCGATTGTGAAAATATAGTCAAACAAATAGACACCAACTATATGATTATCAGACCACCATATATTGTTGGTCACGATTGTCCTAGACCAAGAATAAGTTACTATATCAGAAATATACTTAACAATAGACCTGTAGAAGTTGCTGGCACAGGAAATAAACTATTGAGTTTTATATGGGCAAATGATATTGTTAATACATTGGTGTATATGTCTACTACTAATCAATACAACACTAAAGATAGTTACAACATTGTAAACGAAGATGTTTACAGTGCCAGAACACTCATCGAAGAAATAAGTTTGTTTTTAAATAAAAAGGCAAATATTATTGAAAATGGTACTAGTTCACCGTTTATAGACGAACATCTATTGTTGTCTCCTTTGAAATTAGGCAGAAAGTTTAGTAGTACAAAACAAAATCTACCTGAATTTTTCGATTATATCAAATCTACGTTATGAACAAATTATCAAGAACAAAGCCATATATTCCCAAAGAAGACCACAAAGAAATATTAGACAGAATTGCGGATATTTTAAATACAGAATCGTTGGTTCAGTCCAAGTATGTTTCTGAATTTGAGAATATGTTTGCAAAGTATTGTGGTACAAAATATGCAGTTGCAACTTGTTCAGGTGGTACTTGTTTGGAAGTAGCACTAAGAGCCTCTGGTTTAGTAGGTAAAAAAATAATTGTACCTACACAAACATTTATAGCAAGCGTTAGTGCGATAGTTCGTTCCAACAATATACCTCTAATTGTAGATATCGATGAAAATACACACTGTTTAAGTGCTGATGTAATTGAAAAAAATTTGGATAAAGATGTAGCGGGTGTGATGTTAGTACATATGGCTGGCTATATTACTCCTGATTATTACAACATTAAAAAACTATGTGATAAACACGGCCTTTTATTGTTTGAAGATGCTTCTCACGCAGTAGGGTCTACTATAGACGATCTTCATTCTGGAAATCTGGGATACGCAGGATGTTTCTCCCTATTTGCTACGAAAATTATTACCACAGGTGAAGGTGGGATAATTACTACAAATGATGCAAAGTTTGCAGAAACTTGCAAAACTTTGAGAAATCACGGAGCTGTTAGAAATCCAACACCAGTAAATGGAGTAGACTTCGGTGTGAGTTGTGAATTTATTTCTTCTAACTATAAAATGACAGAAATGGTTGCAGCTCTTGGTATTAGCCAACTAAAAAGAGCAAATGAATTTGTAGAGAAACGTAACGTTATAGCAAAAAGATATAAAGAAAAGATCACCAATCCCAAAATCAAATTTATTGATGTTCCAAATAATATAGTTAATACTTGGTGGCACTACATTATAGAATTGCCAAAATCCACAACTTTAAATGAAAGATCAGAAATTTGTAAAAAACTATTTTTGGAATATAACATACCTACAGCAAATGCTTATTGGCCAGCTTGTCATCAACAAAAAGTATTTGAACCATATACCGTGAATCAAACATATGAATCAGCGGATGGTTTGTTGTCTAGACATCTATCTATTCCTATGTACGTAGAGATGACGATGGATCAAGTTGATTATGTTGCGGATGTAATTAACAAAATTGTATGATTGTAAGCATTCATCAGCCCAATTATTTACCTTGGATGGGATTTTTTGATAAAATAGCTAGAAGCGATATCTTTGTTATTTTTGATAACGTACAGTTTCCAAGAGGCAAACAACATTTTGGACACAGAAATTTAATCAAGACTGATGGCGAACCAAAGTGGTTAACGGTGCCATTAAATGGAAAAAGTGAACTCAAAAACTTTGATGAAATAGAAATCAATTATAATGGATGGAACGATAATCATCTAAACTTAATAAAAAATTTCTATAGAAAGTCAAAATACTTCAATGTATATTATGGCGATTTAGAGTCAATTCTCCGAGTCAACTATAAAACATTATCAGAATTAAACAGTGCTTTGATCAAATATTTCTTAAATGTAATGGAAATCAAAACACAAGTTGTATTTTGTTCTGAAATATGTCCCAAGGAAGTTTCTGGTGGCGAGCGTATAATGTATTTATTGAAGAATTTAAATGCTACAAAATATATTTCTGGCACTGGTCCAGGCTCAATGAGATATATAAATGAACAAGAGTTCAAAGATAATAATATAGAATTGATTTGGCAACATTATAATCATCCAAAATATACACAATTATATGGTGACTTTAAGCCATATATGTGTATAATAGATTTATTGTTCAACGAAGGTACAAATAGTAAAAGTATAATTTTAAGTTAATATGAAACGTGTAATGGCAATAGGAGCACATCCTGATGATATTGAATTTGGTTGTGGTGGTACACTGTACAATCACAAATTAAAAGGCGATTACGTAGTATACGTGTGTATGACCAACACAGAATCTGTGGACGGTACTAATGGAACATTATTAAGAACCGCAGAAGAAAATAAACTGGAAACCATTAATGCGTCTAAGGTGTTGCAATGTGACGATGTGGAGTTCTTACCGTTCAAAGACTTACACGTGCCTTTTAGTTTTGACTCGGTAAGTAAACTTGAAAGCTTGATTAAAAAGCACAAAGTAAATACAATTTATACACATTGGGCCGGAGATGCAAATCAAGACCATATTTCCACATTCAAGACTACGATGGCAGCTGCTCGATATGTTCCCAACGTATTATGTTATGAACAAATACCCATTTCCAGAATGACAGAGAATCAAATGGATATAAATTACTATGAAAATATAGATAACGCATTTGATAAGAAAATTGAAGCTTCTATGTGTCATAGAAGTCAGATTTCAAAATATGAAAAAGTTGGATTAAATGTAAAATCTAACCTAGAAATACTAGCAAGATTTAGAGGTATACAAGGTCAATGTAAATATGCAGAGGCTTTTAAGGTACTGAAAATGATAAACGCACACCTATGAATATTGAATTTGACGTAACACTGCAATGTAATTTTAGTTGTCCTAGTTGTAATAGACATAGTAATTTTAATGCATTAACAGATCCATTTGACAAAGATAATGCAGCTGGTCTTAATTACTATGAAAATACCAACGTAACAATGGATCACGTTGATAAATTGATATCCGATTGTAAAAGACAAGGTAAAATTGAAAGAATACATATCATTGGAGGCGAACCACTGACGCATCCAAATATTTCTGATATAGTAGATAGACTACGTGATAATTTGTGGGGAGATCCAGTTCCAAACATTGTTATTATTTCAAATTTACACCCCAAAATGTTAAAGGCGGGTACTTTAGACACTCCAGATCGTGTTATCAAGTATTTCCCATTTGATAAAGTTGATAAGATTAAGTTATCATACATCGATCACATAAGTCCTATTTTCAAATCAATTGCACAATATCTAAATGATAGTCAAATCACAAAAGATCAATTGATTCCCAATCTGGATAAACTAGTATTTGAAATGCCAAATCAAGTATCACTGACAGAGTTACTATCAAAAGTAAACTTTTTCAGAGGCATACCAGTTACTAATTTCACCCCACTAGATGAAAAAGGAGAAATACATCGTTGTAGCTTAGTGGCTCCATATGATTCTGGTCAAGAAATGATTCCACAGTGCAATATTCCAAATAGATGTGGGGTAAATTATTCATTTGATGGATATTGGCCTTGTTCAAATGGATCTGCTATAGCGAGATTGTTCAAATTAAATGGATACAACCGTAAAGATTTGCCTGATGATTTTACAGATTGGTCCGGCGTAAATGAAAAAGGTAACGCTGAAATTAATAAAAAATCAGGAATGTGGGATATGTGTAAAATGTGTCAAGTAGCTGCTAAAAATAAATTAGCAGAAAAAGATCACGGACGACCAATCTCTATTAGTTATAGAAAAGCACTGGGGTTGGAAAAATCAGATGAATCGTTATCAGAATATGTTATCGAAAAACATTCAAAGAGACTAGCAACTGCAGCTATTCTAAAAGAAGGTATTTGCGTAGACGATAAATGTACTTAATATGATACTCAAAGTAAATCCAGAATTTGGCATTGAATTGGCACTAGCTATACCTTTTGCTTATTGGTTACATCAAAACAAACAATTGGATGGTGTAGTTACTAGTAAAGGAATGAGACCATACTATTTCTTCTGTGACAATGTAAAAGAAGAATTTCTAACCAGAACAATCGATAATAATCTGGCGTTAGCAGAAGTGCCAAATAAATGGATTCACCATAACTCACTAGCAGTTACAGGCAAAGAATATCACCATCTAACAACTGAAGAACAAGAACAAGTTAATGGTGTGTTGGATTACACCAAGTGGTCTAGTCCTCCTTTTAAAGAATATTATCAAAACGACGAATATAAATTTGATAAACCCGTGGTATTTATAACAAACAAATATAATATGGAACACGGAGAAATTCCTCTGGGATATTTTAACATTCCTTGTTTATATGAAATGTTTGATTATTTTAAAGAAAAAGGATATCTTGTAATATACAAGAGAGCTACTAATAAAGAAAAAGAATTTACTATAGACCAAAACGAATACAATTCATTACAACAAGGTTACCACGATATTAAAGCTAATGTAGAAGGAATTGGAACTATAACAGACTTTGAATTGTGCAAATATTTTGATAATGTAATTTTAATAGACGATTTGGTAAAACAATCAAAGTATAGTTACAATGAAACCCAACTTAAATTAATGGCAAATTGCAGCAGATTTGTTACAGTTTGTGGCGGAAATTCAATATTATCTTCACTTTTTGGAGGCACAGTTATTAGTTATATACATAAGGGAAAAGAATTACGCCCTAATTACTTTGGGCCTAATAGTTATTTCCGTAAGCTTTCAAACGCTAACGTTATTCCTGTAATAGACAAAAGTGTTGTAAAGACAGGAATCCACGATTATAGTGAATTGATGCATCAAATAAAAATACAGTTTTAAATATGAAAATTAGTTTTATCCAACCCAGCAGAAACAACTTAAAATATCTTAAGTGGAGTTACGAAGCTATTCGTAAAAATTTAAGTCATAAAGAACACGAAGTTTGCGTAGCTGACGATTTTAGTAACGACGGCACCTTGGAATGGTGTAAAGAAACTGCAGCTAAAGATCCATACTTTAAGTTCATACGTAACCACGGACCAACCAGATTGGGTCACACAATTCTATACGACCGTCTTATAAATGAAGTTGCTACCAATGAGGTTGTGATGATCTATCACGCTGATATGTACGCCTGTCCTAACTTTGATAAATATGTAGAAAAGTATATTCAACCAGGCACAATCGTAAGTCTAACTCGTATTGAACCACCTTTACATCCTCCCGGACCAGAAAAGATCGTTCAAGCATTTGGAACTGAGCCAGAAGAGTTTAATGAAGCTGGATTATTGAAATGGTTCAATGATACCCGTTTGACCAGAAAAGATAAAACCACAGAAGGAATCTTTGCGCCATGGGCCCTTTATAAGAAGGATTTTCAATCAATTGGTGGTCACGATGATCTTTATGCTCCTCAGAGCAAAGAAGATAGTGATATTTTTAACCGTTTCCTATTAAATGGATATAAGTTTGTACAAACGTGGGAGGGATGTGTATATCATATGACCTGTAGAGGAAGTAGATATAATCCAACTCTAACCACAGTTGGCAAAGAAAGCGACGAATGGTTGGCACAAAACAATCGAAGTGCCAGAAACTTTATTCGTAAATGGGGACACTTTGTTAAACACAATGATACTATGAAGCCAATTGTGCCAAAACGTTATGATGTTGGATTTGTAGTACGTAACTGTGACGAATACAAATTGGCTTTGTTGGAACCTTGGTGTGACACCATTTATACCGATGTACCATATGACCGTTATATTAATATCGAACAGAAAAATACCAAGTTTGATTTGAATAAAAAACTCAAACGATATGAAGTACCAAAAACAAATGATATCATCGTAGAGTTTGATGCAACTAAGTTATCAAATGAAAGTTTTGAATTTTTCAATATGATTCAACTGATGTTAGAAGATAGCGGTCAAATAGGCACTTTAGAATTTGACATCTTCAAACTGCACATTAATAAATTACAAGATTATAGCAAACAATTAATTGAAATAAAAGACGAATGGTATAACAAAAAATTGTTATGAAAAAATTGATAGAAATTTGGAAAAATACGTTCTTAAAGTATTTTGATATAAATCAAAATGGTAAATTAGATCATTTGGAAATAGTATTTTTCTTATGTTTATTAATTGCGTACAACTTGTTTTTTCAAATATTAGGTAACTACATTTACGATCTTATAAAAAAATGAACTTAACTGATTACAATATACCGCTTATATTTTGGGTATCATTCATTTTGGTGATTTGGTTAAACAGCGATATAGTACACACAATCGCTAAATTAACAAACACTAAACGTCTATTAAAAATAGATGAATACCAATTGTATAAATCAACCGTGGATCCAATGTCAACATATCCCAATTTTTTATATGCTGAATACCCAGGTTATTTTACTAAATTAATAAGTTGTGTGATTTGTTTGTGTTTTTGGTCGAGCTTATTTAGCGTGGGTATATTACTATTAGTTTTAAACTATCCGTTATACTATGCAATTATGTTGTTTCCAATTAACTACATTTTCAGTTTGTTTTTATATTTAATAATAAATAAATTATTATGATTATAGGAAGTTTTGTTGCATTAAACAATTTGGTATCCAAAGATAATATCGGCGCATTTGCGCCTTTAACAAATTGTATACAAACATTTGATAAAATCTGTTCGTGTCAAAAACAAAGAAAAACACTAAAGCACGATGAATGTAATAAAATTTACATTAATACAGTTACAGCCGTAGCTCCTTCTTTGGTTGATTACTTTAAAACAAAAACCACTGATGAAGAAATTATATTCTATCACAGTGGTCATAATTTGATTACCAAACTCAAATTGCGTTAATAACCTTCAACGCATTTAAAACATTTTCTCTGATGTAGGGATACTCCTCCAATATAGATCCATTCAATTTATCACTACAATCTTCCCATTCAAAAGCGCAGTCTGCTTTTGCTTTTACTTTTGGATCATTGATCATTTCGTGATCGTTTGGCGCTGAATTATAAATCTTAACTATTTTGTTTTTACTAAACCTTCTGCCTGAAGGTACAGGTTCTTGTTTGTATTTGGTAATATGAACTAACTTACCACTTTGTTTTTGTTGCAACCAAGTACATTCATCTTGTGGATACACATCGTATCTGATATCAGTTATAAAAACCACATCTGCAGTAGATTGTTTAATCTTTTCTTCAATTTTACCAGTCCAATATCTACCCTCAGATACCTTTCTCATAACATCACCATAAGCAACCAATAGTGGTCTAATAATATTCTTCTCATTGGTGTTCTCTGTAAATACATCAATACCCACCTTGGACTTGATAAGATCTTTTAAATCGTTCTTCAACTCATATGCCAATGCATACTTTTCGGTTTTGAGACCTTGTTCAATCAAAAGTTTTTGAGCAACAGTAGTAAATAAATCTTTACCACTACGAGCAAATCCAGATACACCTATAATTTTCATATTATTTAAATAAATTCTCCACTTCTTTCTCGCTATATCCAAAACCTTGGATCAACTCACATAATTCTTTTAAGTTGTTGTCAGAAGCAGTATAAACACTATAATAGTCTATTGCATCACGTTTGCCAATTTTATATTTGTCACAGATGCAATCTAGTATTGTATTATTAATACCCTCGGTACTATTCTTGATATACTTACAGAACTTTCTACCTTTTGGTACTAAATCAATCAATACTTGATAAAATTGTTCTTCTGGAATGTTCTGAAAATGTTTGGATATAAAAGATACTTCTTCTATAATATCAGCATCCATACTTAAGAATCTAATCAACATATATTTGTTGAAAGACTTCTTCTCCTCTTCAGAAAGAGAAGTGTAGTAGTTTTTGTTTTTTACCTCCCGAATATGATTTACATGATCAAATAAACCACGAACTTTAACTTTGTTTTCGGATGTTTTCTTTGCTTTCATTATTCAATATTCTACTACGTTTTGCCAAAACTTCAATGTCTTTTGATATTTTATTATTTTTTAAATTTAATAACTCCAATGCATCAACTGTGAGAATTTGGTGGTCATCAAATTTTCTTAATAATTTAATAAACAGATAGAAATTGAAAAAAGAAAATATGGCTACTATTATGAGTAGTAGCCATATCAATACTTGACTATTAAAAATATAACTCATACTTATAACTATTTACAAGTACGAGTTAACATTTATTTCAAATTAAGCCTTATAAGCAGTGCTCAATACTTCACGTAGAGCATTGATCTGACGACCGGTTAGGTCAACTCGGCTATTACCAGCACGTAGAGTCAAGCGTGAGGCCTTCTTAGCCTTAGCGACTGGAGTGGAGAGATAAATCTCAACACCAGTGGTGTTATGGCCTACGAAGTTAGTCTTGTTACGAGCATTTGTACGAGTATACATATTATTTCTTTACTTTCTTTTTTTGTTTGTTTTTTGTTTCGTTAGTTTCATCACTAACTTAAATTTATCTTACCACCCAACCGTCAAACTGTCAACAACTTTTCAATCAAATTTTGAATTCTTTTTCAAACCGTTCAATAGCATAATCCTTAGCTTTGAACTCAAACTCTACATCAACGTCATTTTCAAATAGTTCTTTATGTAAAATATATACATAATCTGAATGTGCTCGATCTGTTGGATCAGATCTGCCATTACTGTAATGAAATAATGGTTTATATTTACCCCAAGTTTCCATACACATTAAGATGGCTTTTTCAGGAGAAATATTTTCTGGATTATTCAATCTAAAATGATGTGAGTCATAAGTAATAGGGATTCCTGTTTTTTGATAGATCAGATCATAAAGCTTAATCAATCCCCAACTATTGGGTTTATCTTCTAATTCAAGAACGAGACGAGACTTAACATTTGCAGGAAAATCATTGTATACATCAATAAATCGTTTAGCAATATCCTTGGTATTGCCTTTGTAACAATTCATATGAATATTGATTGGAGATTGGTATGACTGTGGCAAACCAAACAAATCCATAATTGAAGCGTGGTTTTTTAATTCCACAATAGATTTTTCTACCACAGACTTGGTAGCACTCGCTGGTACAACAAACTGATCTGGATGTGTACTGCACCGAACATTGTATTTTTTAATTATATCAGCAGCAATTTTAAATTCTTGCACAATTAGATTGTAATCTGGCAGAATATCAAATGACAAATTTGCTTCGGGTAAAGTCGCTAAAGGAAACAAGTCACTACTAATTCGATAGTTCCAATTTCTAATACCGCAAAATTCAATAGTTTTGCGTGTAACAACCACATTGTTAAGTGTACGTTTTGAAACGGTAGATAAAGCTTCTTTTCGTTCCAAAGCAAGAAATTTAGTTTTGGTCATCGTGTTAGCTCTAACACTTTGTTCTTGCAGTTTGAGAGAAATACAACATAGAGATTTTTTCATTCTATGTTATCTTACCATCACATTTATAATAAGTCAAGTCTTAAGTCCACGGATACAAAGGCAACTTATACTTGGTACCGCCTATCATTATTCCCACATATCCAGCAATTGGACTTCCAGCACCACTAATAAACATAGAATTTGAACCAGTAATAGCATTAAACAATTGTAATGTGCCATTTACCAATAATTTATCATCGATTCGCCCACTACTTCCTGTTATTTGATCAAAACCAGCATAACCACCTGTTACTTGAGTAAAACCAGCATAACCACCACTAATACTACCAGTAAATTGGTTGGCCGTAAATTTGCCTGTTATTTTGCCATTGCTACCACTTAATTTATTAAAATTAGCTCTACTGCCACTAATACTAGATGTTATTGAAGTTGCAATAACTCTACCAGAAATTCTAGCAGAAGAACCGCTTAATTTGTTAAAGTTAGCTCTGCTGCCACTAAAACTGCCTGTGAAAGATCCTGTGAAATTACCTCTTACTTGTTTGGAATAAAAATGTGTATAACTTCCAGGTGCGCCGGTACCAATTTTTATTGTAGTAGCAGCACTAGCAAAATCTATTGTTGTAGGTGTACCCAACAACAAAGGCGAAACATTGGTACTATCAATATCGCCACCTGCGTTTATACTGCCGTTAGTAGATAATGTATTTGAAGAAGCATCATATGACAACGATGTATCTAATCCAAGAATTTTCTGACCACTGCCATTTGAAAAAACCAGATATTTAGTACCACTTGCAGCAGACTGATCTTTAATAAAATTGCTACCACTGAAACTACCTGTGAAATTCGTAGCAATTACTTGTCCCAATTTGGTTACTTTGAATTTTGTAACACTCCCAAGTTGCAAATCTATTAGTTTACTTGTACTATCTGATGGTCCAGCGTCCGCTACATTCATCTTTATCGCAGTCTGATCTCCAGACCCGAATGTAGCGGTCATTGCATTGATTGGGGTATTCGCCATAAATTACTTTTATAAATATAAATAGTATATGTATAAAGTAATTTATAATATAATAATTCTATCTACCAACTTCTTTGAAATAGGTATCTTTAGCCTCTTGATAAGACATTCCCAACATTTGGTTATAAAAATGTATCGTACTCTTTAAATTTGATTCACTATTTAGCTTTTTATATCGTTCTATAGCCTTGGGTCTCCACCAATCAATTACCCCTTGCATATCACGTTTAAACAGATCTTTCATCACCAATTGATCGTCGTTGATCTTGTTTTGTAGAAAGTCCTTGGTATTTTCATAAAAACAACTATAGTATACCCCACGTTCATATCCGTGTTGATAATTGCTTTGTTTGATACAGCATTTGCTAAATATCATGCTCAAAATACGAGACTTAGCACCAGTAACAGGTCCACTTACTCCTTCTTTCTGAGTAAGTGCCTTGTCATAAGCCGTAACATCAATGTCTTTTAACCAATCGTGCCAAATTTCATAAATATTATCATCTGGTTTAATTGAAATTTTCCCAGCACTACTACCACATTTATGCCACCATTTTAAACTGTTATACATACTGTAACTACCATATAAACTGGTAGTTGTCATACCCACTAGTGTTTGATTATATAACTTTTGCCAAATATTTCTAACAGTACTAGTAGTAATCATAGCAGCTACTAATTTACCCCCTAGAAAATTATAACCAATTGGTTGGGTACTCATAATACAACTACCAATAGCACTATGAGCTAATCTTTTATCTTTGATCTTATTATCAGATGTCCACCCCAAATAATTGTCACGATCAGTAATAGCAATTACATCACTAGAAACACTAATACATCCAATATATTTTGGATTGTCAACATTTCCATCGGTTACAAGAAATTTTATAAATCTACCTGGAGTTTGATCAAATGTCATAGTATGACCAAAAATACGAAGAATAGTCCAATCTTCATTTTGTTGATCTGTTTCAACATAAACTAAGGTGGGATTGATATTTTCTATATCTTTAATAGTCAAAGACACATCGTTAATATCAGTTGGAGTCCAAATCTTAGCTTTAATAATATTAGCCTTATTCGCCAAGTTTTCGCATGTTTGTATCTCTAACCATTTTTTGTAAAAGGTCTGTTCTTCCACAGACATAGATTTTAAGAAATTAAGATTGTCTATGAGTTTCTTTTTATTTCCCTCAAAGTCAAAAGCTTCTATTCCAAAAAATTCTTGTAATGCATCCATATTATTCGGTTTTCCGTACAATCAATTTAAATTTCAAAGTCAATTCGTTTTTAGATGAATTAACCTCTTTTATTTCCCACTTTTCTTTTAACGTATCCAAATACAAATTGGTGCCGTTATCAACATATTCTACAGGCTTTTTATTATCTAGTAAATCTTTTTCTTCGTATACCAAAAAGTTTTTTCCTTTTTTATCTAAATAAATTAGTATTTTATCTCGTTTCATATCAACCTATAAATAGAAATGCCGTATATCTAATCACTGATATACGGCATATTATCACTAATTATATAGTTTTATTATACGTTTACTGAATTTGTCTTTGTTGTATCAACTTCAACTACAACAACTGATTCCTTGGTAGAATTAATATTCACCATCTCTACAAGCAGTTCACGATTCAAATGTACACCCTTAGATTTAGCATCTTCAATAATAGATGGGGTAATAGATCCAAATACGTGAACCAACGTTGGACGACCCTTTCCGTTTGGTAATACACCAATTACACTTACTTCACCTCTCTTAATCGCCTTCTTTACCTTATCACGCAAACTAATTGCGACGATATCTGCATTCATTGCGTTTAATTCCTTGATTGTAAAAATACAACTTGGATAGGTTACCGATTGGTTTGTCTTATTCTTTCGATCTGTCTTTTTCATATTTTATCCTTTCTTGTTTGTTATGTGATAAATTCCTACGTTCTTATATTATAACACGTTTATATTATATGTCAATAGCATCCATCATCTTTGAATTAATGGTATTAACAATCTGATTTAGATTTTCTACATTAATGAAATTAGCGTCTTTGCCATACATAATTTTAAAATTATTACGATACGTATCACAATCATATTCAGATACGAAGTATGAAATAACATTATAACCACTTTCACGAATTTTATTTACTTGTTTACGTGTATGATTACAACCTTCCGCACCGGAATAATGAAAATAAAAACCTCCTGGAGCACTATAAATAAACGCTGGTTCACCGTCACTAATATTAACAAAATAACTATTTGTGTTGGTACTAGCTTTAGGCAAATAACGCATTAGTGCCTCAAAACACAATCCTTCAGGAGTTGTATGTACTGGTGCTAGATAAGCAAATAGATTCTTAATCTTAGAGAACTTATCCACACGTGAGTCATAAGCAATTGCAATATATGGATTGTGACCACTTGATGTTCTAAAACTAATGGTAAGTTCAACGTTATCAATCATAGATGTAGCTTTTGCTAGAGCAACACACAATTTAATTGTACGATTCCACTTTTTACCCCGCATACTTGCGCTAGCATCCACACTAATATGGAAGTTAACCTTCTTATACTTCGTAGTAAAAGTATTATAAAAGATATTGGTATCAGTATCAAATCCAAGTTCGTGCATCAAACGTTTATCAATCTTACCCAAATTACGACGGGTAAACTTATCAACATTAATTTCATTACGAATTTGTAGACGGCGACCTAGTTTAGTACCCAATACAATTCCAGCATCAACATTCTTCTGATAATCAGAATAAGCAACCTGATTGTTTTTACCAATTGTCATTGGAAATTCCTCAGACAAAAGCAACTCTTTGGTCATATTCTTAACAAAGATACACTCAACATTTCCAATAATACCTTTTGACTTAAGCTCTTCTTGAGCTACAGGCACAAGATCAATCTGACTCTTTTCAAGAATATCAAGCAAATCTTTTTCACGCTTGGTCACTTTCTTCTTCTTAAGTTTACCGGCAAGAAAATCCTTCTGCTTTTCAAAAGACTTAGCAATCTTTGTCTTCTTAGACTTGCTGAGATTGTCATCTTTACCAATATCAGCAGTAACATCTTTATTATCAGGTGTTACAGTTGATTCGGTGCCTCCAAGAATATCTGCAACATCAACGTTTGATTTAGATGAATCTGAACTGTTCGATGGCGCACCGCTATCAGAATCAGCTGACAATCCCTCACCTTTTTCAGACGATTTATCTTCATTTTTATGTTCATTGATATTCTTGAACACAATTTCAGCAATATTATAAGCAACAGTCAACCGATCTTTTGGAGTGGTCAAACGCTTGATATTTGATAGATCAAGTTCCCTAGCAATATCGTACAATCCAGGCAATGCCTTCAAAGAAGTATTTGGATTTGTAAGATTGATAATACGAAATATATATGACTCAATGCTTAGTGTACGATATAAATCGCTGGTCAAAGCATCTGAAATTACTTTGTTATTAAAGTACTCATCGTACAAAGCATCGTAATATCCACGATAGCCAGGAGCATTAGAATGTACCGTATAATCAATATAACGATCTTCTACATAATTTAGAATGGTCTGACAAATCTTACCCACTTCATCTTTTGAAATGTTTAACTTTTCACTGTAGCCATAGATCTCCCGTGGCACATTCATCCATACAGTCTTAAACAATTCAAAATCAGAATATTTGATGTGGCTGCCTTCGTGTAAGGCTAGTCCGACAGCCACATCAAAATTATCTTTCTTAGTAATATCGCTACTGATATAAACAACCTTACCATCAGTGCAATTTACCGAATTATCATTAAACAATACAGGTACATTCTGATTGGTCAGAATACTAACATAGTTAGCGACAGCACGACGAGCTGATGACAAACGAATCAGTCGGGCCGTATTCTCAGAAAGACGGTCTTCAGCAGCAATATCTGCATCCAAACCATTTTCTTCTTCAATAGCCGCATCAAGTTCATCTTCCCAATCCCACTCGTAATTGTTATCCTTCAACCAGAAGTCACTGTAGTTACTCATAATAATTTGTTTTTAATAATTTAACTTAGAAAGGAGGCTGATCACTCTTTAGAGGATCATTAAATAGCTTATCCTTTGATTCAACCTTTACATACTTTTGTACCAACTGACGAATGTAGGTACGTTCACTGTCAACACCGCCATCGTCACTGAAGTTAGGATAGATGGTAGTTTCTGCGATTTCAAGTAAATTAAATCCGTCAACAATTAGTTCAGCAATTTCAACTGTACTACGTGTTGGAATAAAATTAGTTAGCTTGCTGTCGTCCTGCTTTACTTGCTTACGAGTATGTTCAGCAATTTCACAAACAGCCTTCAAGATACCAAGATGATCTTCGGTATTCAAATTGAACCGATTCTTAAGAAGATTATACTCACTGTCCTTATCAAGTGGAGTAACCTCAATCTTAACTGGAAAACGTGACAATAGAGCACGATCCATTACACGGGTAGCGGTGTACTCGTTACCAACGTTGGCGGTAGCAATAAATGTAACACCATCAGCTACCTTTACAACTTCACTGTCTTCCTTTTCATCCAAACGAAGATAACGCTGTAGATCATCTAGAACAGTCATTAGAATATTAACACCATCGTGATGACTACGACTAATTTCGTCAAGAAGAATGATGGCATTAGGAGTACGAATAGCTTTAATAAAAGATGACTCCTTGAATAGAGTACCCGTCTTTTTGTCAAAATGAGTATTACCAATCAAAGCACTACGAGCATCTTGAGTAGCACCCAGATTAAAATAGAAGAAGTTATCTTCACGACCAATTGCCTTAGCTACAGTCTGAGCAGCTAGAGTCTTACCACAACCAGTTGGACCAAGAAGCAGAATGTTCTTGCCACGAATAGCACTACGTACCATATACTTCCACTTCAGATCATCCATAATCAATGAACTGGGACGTAGATTAACGCAAGTATCTAAATATGTCTTGATATTGAAGTCCTTGCCAGTAACCAGATTTAGTGAATTTTTATTTTTCATATGTGTTTCTTACCGTAAAATCATCTTACCACGGATTTATAAGAAGTCAACACCAAAAATAAAAAAACCACCTGTTACGGTGGTTTCTAGAGTTTTATCAAAATAATATTATCAATGATGGTGATGATGATAATGATATACTGGACGACCCCATCCACCATATACTACCACAGGTTGTGGTTGATAATATACAACAGGAGCAGGTTGATAATAAACAACTGGTTGAGGATGTACTACTACTGGTTGCGCATAAACCACTGGTTGTGGTTGAACATATACAACTTGTGTTGGGGGATTAACAATTCTACCAATAGCTTCAATCGCAACTACACCTGTCAATACTTTACCAACTGTTGCCCATTCTCTATCACCAGCAAATGTTTGAGAGGCTAAAGTTGCACTCAATACTGTGATAGTAATTAATTTCTTCATATGTATCCTTTTTTTTAGATATACTTTTATAGTACATCAAAAATCAAAAAGTGTCAATTATTTCTTCTTAGCTTTACCAGCCTTAGTATACTTTACAACCAACTTTTGAAGATTTTTTGGCAATGTGGGTGGTACATATTCTGCTTTCTTTGGTTTATGATCACCTTGTTTAGCAAATTTACCAACAGCTTGCATTGGTTGAGTAGGATCGTCTTTTGGATCGTTCATCTTTTCAACCTTGATATCTTTGACAATTTTAAATCCTTTTATAGGATCTACTACATTTTCTTCTTTTTCAGATTGTGCATCAGCCTTTTTGCCACCTTGTTTATCTTTGCTATTTTCTACACCCTTTGCCAATGCGCTATCAACGTAGTTTTTGGTATCTGATTTTAGATATTCTTTAACGAATTTCTTCACATCTTCGTACTTCATAAATAGCTTTTTAGTACGATCACTAGTATCTCTGTATGCTAATACATCAAATATATCGTGTACAATTGGTCTCAAGCTAATATGATATGGTTCACATTCACATACATTGTAATTTCCCGCGTCATCCAATGTAATAGGTTTCTTGATATCCTTGGATAAATCTTCAATCATTGACTCCCACGATTCTTTTGCGCAAGTATACTTTTGTTCCAAGGTTTCTTTTACAAGTCTGTTTACTAGTTGTTTAGAAGGCTTCATATTAATATACATATAAATAGTAGTAGGTAGCGGATTATTAATCTTTTTTATTGTCCAATACTTCTATATGTCCTATATACCCATAATTATCATTTCTAGTAGCTATTACTTTAACTTCATATATTGTACCCTCTCTATCAACCACTCTGTGCGTACTAACACTGCTTCTTTTATCTTTAATAGTTCTTTCCCACTCTTTTTCTACCATTTCCAAATCTTCACTATGTACACCATTTTTCCATCCATTGCCCAAGAAATATTCCACATCGTGTTTCAATAACTGACAATACTTTTCATTTACCCACGTACAGTTGCCGTTTGTATCACATTCAAATATGGGTTCAGGTCTGGTATCAAGTATCCACTTTTGACGGGTACATATAGTATTAATTAAATTACTATCGTGACATACTTGTTTTTCTATCTTAGCAACTTGATCTTTTAAAGAAGTACCAGAGTTAGGCTTTACTTCTTTTAATATTTCTTTTACGTTCCGATTTAAGGTAAATACCCACTTGAATGCTCCAAAAAGCACCCCACCAGCTGCACTAATTACCAATATTTTTTCAAGATATGCGAAAATGATTTCCATAATAAAGATGAATATAAATATAATAAAAAACGGATACTATTTAAAGTACCCGTTACATTTTTTAATTATTTACAATTGTAATTATAGTTTGAAGTCATCAAAAGCACCCTCGCTAATGGTATTATCAACACCTTTAACGTAACTGCTCAATTCAGTTTCTTGGGGGGCTACCTGTAACTTCTTGCTATCGTAGTAACTATCCAACCATCCAGCCAATGGATTTGTCTTGGCTGTAGGATATAGTTTCTTGTATCCCATACTAGATAAACGATTGTTGGCCAACCATTCAACATAGTGTTTGAGACTTTCGCTGGTCAAACCTACTAGATTACCTTTACTGAATAGATAATCAGCCCAGTCTTTTTCTGCATTAACTGCCATTTCATAAGCAGCATAGATCTTGTCTTCGTTCTTCTTAACAATATCTTGGAAGCCTTCTTCTGGGTTATTAATCCAGTTCTTCATAATGTTCTGAGTAATAGCTACGTGTAGATTTTCATCTCTACTGATAAACTTAATAATCTTACTATTACCCTCCATCTTTCCACGATATCCAAAGTAGAAACTACAAGCAAATGATACATAGAAGATCAACCCTTCAGTAATTTGAGTTGCTAGTACCGCATCAAACAATTGTTGTTTAACATCATTTGATGGTGCCAATAGTTCGTCATACTTCTTACTAATAGCCTTAGCACGTTTCACGATTTCTTCGTCTTCTAAGACACTATCAAAGAACTTGGTAGCATCTGGGTAAACATTGTTTAGAATGTATGTATAACTGTTACTGTGAATAGTTTCAAAGAAACTCCACGAATTCATACAAATTTCCAATTCACTATTTGTAACGTGCTTCATTAATTCGTGAATACTACGACTCAACATACTATCAGTCATAGTTTGAAACTTGAGATTGCTATCAAAAACAAATCGTTCTTCTGGTGAAAGATTCTTGTAGTCACTAATGTCCTTCACCAATGATACTTCTTGGGGTCTCCAAAAGAAGTTTAGTTGTTGATCATACAACTCGTAAAACTTAGGATACTTGATCTGATCATATCGTTGTAGCGATAAATCTTCTCCCAAGAACATTGGATTACGTAACTGATCTATGTTTTTCTTATTTAATACTGTCTTCATATATCCTCCTATTATAGAGCACAAGCGCCACTGGCACAACCAGATTCTTCTTGTACTTTTGTTTTCGCCTCAACAGATTTTGTTTCCATAGCGGTCTGTTTGTCGCCGTCATCGGTATTAGCATAATATAGATTCTTCAATCCATACTTGTATGCCAACAAGATGTCTTTAATAACAACTTCAACTGGCACCTTATTCTTCTCGTAACGTGATGGAATATAGTACGTATTTGTACTGATACTCATATCTGTAAACTTTTGGATAGCAGCTGCTACCTTTAGGTAACCTTCATTACTTGGCATATCAAAAGCAAAAGTATAATTGTCTTTGTACTTATCAATATTAGGAACTACCACAGGCAAAATGTTACTCTTGCTTCCCTTGAAGCTAATAGCACTACGCGGTGGTTCAATGCCATTGGTGCTGCTCTGAATTACACTACTAGATTCAACAGGCATACAAGCTGTAAGTGTACTGTGTCTCATACCGTACTTCTTGATTTCTTCACGAAGTGTTTCCCAATCACAATGTAGTGGTTCTGTAATAAATTCATCTACATCTCGCTTATAAGTATCGATTGGCAAAATACCTTGACTGAACTTGGTACGATCAAACTTTTCACATTTACCCAATTCTTTTGCCATTTCAACACTAGCCTTGATTAGATAGTAACTGGTCTTTTCCATCCACTTAGAAACAAAGTTAGGAGCGTTAACATCCCAGTACTTCAATTCTTCTTTAGCCAATAGAGCAGCCAAGTTACTTACACCTACACCAAGACTACGACGTTTAGTAGCAAAATTCTTTGCTGCTGGTACAAAATATTCTTGATGATCAATCAAAGCATCCAACATTCTGACAATGATATCACAAACACTTTCCATTTCATTATCATCCTTGATTTCCAACCAATTTAGTGCTGCTAAGACACAAACACCAATTTCACCATCTGGATCATTTACATCATAAATTGGAATTAGTGGATGGTTAACTTCAAGACATAGATTGCTTGTATCTACTTGATCCAACCAACTACCGTGTTCATTTGCGTGATCAACGAACATTGTATAAATACGTCCAGTTTCAAGACGTTCTTTAGCCAATAGACCCATCAATTCACGAGCGGGTACTTTCTTCTTGAACTTAATGTTTTTGTTGGCTTCAGCCTTTTCGTACTTCTCTTTGAATCCTTCCATACCAAAAGTATTCCACAGTGAAGGACATTCGTGATAACTAAATAGTGTTACGTCTTGATTCTTCAAAAAACGTTCAAAGATTAACTTATCCAATCCCACACAATAGTCCAACTTGCGTACTCGGTTATCATCAGTACCTTGATTGTTCTTCAATACAAGAATATCTAGAATATCATAATGGAACCAGGCAAAGTTAACAGTTGCACTACCACCACGAATACCATTTTGGTGACAACTTTTTACAGTAGATTCAAATGCTTTAGCAAATGGAATTGGTCCTGTATGTACAACTTCACCATTACGAATAGGAGCGTTAGTAGCACGTAGTCTGGATAGATTCAATCCAATACCATAACGACTAGCTGTAGCAAATCCCACAGCACTATTGTTACTGAAAATACTACGAAGATCATCGTCTACAGTAAATAGTGAACAACTAGCATAACTCTTCATTGGAGTTCTTACACCCGCCATAATAGGGGTTGGTAGATTAATCTTATGCTTACTAAAGTAGTTGTAAGCCTTCTTGATATAATCAAGACGATTTTCTTTATAACCTTTAAAGAATGTCATTGCGATAAGCATATAAGCAAACTGTGGGGTTTCATAAATCTGTTTGGTTACACGATTTTGAACCATATACTTATCACACAACTGTTTAATACCAGCATATGTGAAATTAAAATCACGGTCATGACGTAAAAATTCATCTAGCTTATCAAACTCTTGTTTGGTGTACCAATTTAAAATTTCTTCATCATATACCAAAGCATCAATATTTGCTTTGACGATATCATATAGTTTAGGAGGATTCTTACCACCCCAAACATTCTTACGTAACTGGTAATTCAATAAACGTGAAGCTACATATTGATAATTGGGCTTATCTTCAGAAATTAGATTTGCAGAAGCTTCAATCAACATTGCATGAATGTCTTTGGATGTCATACCATCGAAAAACGATAGATGCGCATTCATTGCAACTTCTTCAAAACTAACACTTTTTATGTCTTCGGTAGCCCATTGCAAAATCTTATTGATTTTATCTGCATTGAATTTCTCGACGTTACCATTTCTTTTCTTTATAAAAATTTCTTTATTCATATGGGTAAAAAATAACTATCTTTTGGATAGTCTATTGTGTGTTTAGATTATAACTTTTTAATAATTTTTTTATACGTTTTTTGTGCGTTACATACTATAAATTATTCTTCGTCATCGCTGTTATGTACATTCCACTTGGACTTTAGTGCTTTTTTAACTTGATTTTCTCCATCCATCATTTCATTTAGAATACTCATACCCTCACGGCTATTTTCTCCATAAATTTCAATGTGACCACAACCAGCGTTCATCTTACTTGGGAATGTCAAACCATCTGGTCCGAAACGATTCTTAATTACGTGGAATCGTGCTGTATTTGCCTGTTTATCGTTAACTTTACGACTGAGTGACATAACGAAGTCAGCAGTCATAATCTTACGATAACTATCAGCAATGTTATTAGCCTGAATGATATCTTCATCCATAGCAGCACGATTGCTCTGTGAAGCACTCCAAATAGGAACTTGTAGTTCACCAGCTACACCACGTAGTTCTTCATAAATACCACCAGCTTCACTATAACTGTTACTATTACGTTCACTCTGAGAAGGACGTAGAATATCAGCGTAGTCAACGATAATCATATCTACCTTTGTACCAAGTACAGCCAATCGTTCACAATGTGCTTTTAAACTATAAGCACTAACTGTCTTGATTGGGAAGTATTTGATCTTCAACTTGCCTGGTACATCAGCAATCTTCTGTTTTACGATATCAACGTTGTTACGAATGTTTTGGAAATCAATTCCAGTAAAACAAGCATCATAACGAAGACCCACATAGTTTTCATTCAACTCTAGAGTAAAATGAACTACATTCTTACCCTGCTTCATTGCTTCGGCACCCAACTTGGATAGTACCCAACTCTTACCACTACCAGCACAAGCTGTAATAATACCAAGTTCGCCGGCCGCCAATCCACCATCCATAATGGTATCAATTTCAGTCCAATTGGTCTTGACACAATTGCGACTCATTACACTCATACGTTTTTCAACGTCTTCAGAGTAATCGTGACCGATATTACGTTCCATACCAGCTTTCATTGCGTGGTCAACTACGTTTTTAATCTTTTCGTATTGACCAAGTGCCAATAGATCAGCACTTTCAATAATAGCGTTCTTTAGCTTTTGATTCTTACAGAATTCCAAAAACTGTTCTTTGACAAATTTCAAATCACTATCACTAACCTTTTGATATACCAATTTGAGATTGTCTACTATGCTTCGTTTTAGAAGTTCATCATTGATCTCATCCAATTTAATTTTGAATACTGTTAATGTTGGAAGATCTTTATACTCATTGAAATATTTAATACTTTCTTTTACTACCCACTTATTTGCATCACTTTCAAAGAAGTCTACTTCAATAATATCGTGAATTCGTTCAATAAATGAACGATCAGATATCAAGCACGAAATACACTTGATTTGGAAGTCACGGCCATATTTTGTTAATGAATCAATTGCTTTTTTGTTTTCCATAAGATAACTCTACTATACCACTGTTTTTTACCAACCACAACGTTTAAATAACGTTTATTTTTTATTCGATGAAACTGTTTAGTTTGCCAAAACACTCATTCAACCAAATGTGATAATTTGGGATATTATTCCACATTTTGTCTTCTGTAATCAACTTCGTAAAAGTCATTTTATCTATTTTACGAATAGGAGTCTTTATTATTTCTTCTATACGTAATTGTGTAAATGACTGAACCTGCGTATCACTCAATTGCATCAGAGAGTGATTTCTTTCTAGTAACAACTTATTATCCAATACAGTATCGTATATTTTATATTTACCTCTGTTGTTTTCAGAGTAATTATAAATTTCTTGTAATCCATATTGTTGACCGTCTGATAAAAATGGAAATGCTTTTACTACACGTTTTAAACCCACACCATCTAGTCCAGGTATGTTGTCGCTAACGTCACCTTCCATAACTCTGTATAAAACAAAGTTATTGCAAGTAATTCCATATTCATCCACTATTTCTTTACAACCAAAAATTTTCTTTTTTACAGGACTCCAGATTTTAATCTTGTCACTTGCTAGTTGAAGAAAATCTTTATCAGTAGACATAATTGTTACATTACTGTCCTTAAAAGTTTCTTTAGCTAAATAAGCAATTGTGTCGTCCGCTTCTATTTGATCAATTGCCATAACTGTTACAGGCAACGTGTCCAAATAATTTACAGTACGAATCAATTCTTTTTTGAAGTTAACAGATTCAATCTGTGATGAAGATAATTCTTCGTAATTACGGTTGAGACGAATATCAGTCTTTCTGCCGTTTTTGTAACCTGGATATATCTTTCTGCGTTTCTGACTACCACCTTTACCATCAAATACAATAATAACTCGGGTAGGAGAAAGTAATTTAATTGCATATCCAATGCTCTTCAAGAAACCAGCAATACCCCCAGTGTGTAACCCATCTTCATTGAGTGAAGGAATGGCCATAAAACTACGAATGTAAGTATTCACTACAATCCGTCAACCAAAAGGACATCACTATTAAGTGATTTTTTAAGTCCTCCGGTGACGGAATCGCTTTCTATATTTTGAAATAAAGAAAATAACTTCTTCATTTCTTTGTTGTCAAAGTTGCTCATTTAATAGTTTTTTAATGTATATATTTTTGTCTTTACATTGTTCCCAATCGTGTTGCCATATAACTTTTATTATATACCCATTCGATTCAGCAATCAACATTTTATTTTTATCTTTTTCCCATATTTTAATAACTTCATCGGACGATGTAAAAAATCTAGGATCTCTGTGCCAATAAGTACCATTAAATTCTATTAATAAATTTTTTTCTTTTACAAACACATCGTATGGCTTCCCCCCAACAACATATTCATCTTGAATTGAATATCCTTGTTCTTTTAACAATCTAATTACTTCCTGCTGTCCTTTAGATTTAAAAATTGGTTTGTGAATTCCACTTTTCCACTGATTTTTAGTAATTAACGATAATTTGTGTTTTGTTTCAGTAGTATGTCTAAAATTAGATCGTTTGGTTTTCTTTGGTTTTCTTAATTTTAACTTATGTTCTTCTGTTAATGGCTTTCCAAGTTGAGATTGAGACATTTTTTGTTTAGTGTCTTCACTGGGTTTATACCAGTCTCTACTCTTTACTCGTTTTATTTTACTCTCCATTGTTTGGCACTTTGGTAAACAATGTTTAATCATTAAATCCCTACATCTAGATTTAGCGGACTGATTATTTTTATAATATTTTTTAATACCGACAGACATTTTTTGTCTTCTTTCTGAAGAAATAAAATAACTATCTTTGTTTCTTTTTTGATGAGCAGCTTTAGACGTTCTAACAGCACTTATTTTTTTCAAATAAGTTTCACCATATTTATTATATAAATATTTTTTTATTTTTTCCCCAGTTTTGCTACCAATTTTATTCAGTTTAAATAAAGAAGTAAATCCACATATTGATTCATCTTTTATAAAGATTTGATATAATCGTTCAGATCGGTCTTCAAAAAAGAGTTTTTCCGCATTGTTATCCATACTAATAAATAGTAGGCAATGCGGAAAAACATCCTATCAACGTATTATTCTTCGTTGCCTGCAGTTTCTTCGTGTGTATCCACAACAGCATCCTCAATAATTTGACTATTGGGATCTTTGTATTTCATAATTACAGCGTCACAAATCTTCAGGTAAATTTCTTCACCCAATTGTTTGTCACTCTGCATTACACTTACAAAGTCTTTGGATTGGAACTTCCATTCGTTTCCATCGTTCTTTTTATAAGTATAATAAGCACCACCCTGTTTAATTAGATTTTGTTCTTTTAGAACTTTAATCCAACTGCCATAGTCAGCAATTCCACTATCAAAATAGATATCAAAATTGGCCTGACGTTGAGGTGGTCCCATACGATTCTTGATAACAACTGCCTTACACTCGTTTCCGATGACTTCTTCACCCTTCTTGAGTTTACCGGCATTATTCAAACGAACACGTACACTACAATGATATGCTAAAGCCTTACCACCACTTACTACGTACTTATCACCAAATGCCATAGCATTTAAATTCTGACGTAGTTGATTAGTAAATACAGTCAATACTTTCTGTTTACCAATCATAGTAGTAATCTTACGCATTGCCTTACTGATAATAATAGATTTACCCGTTGCAAATCCATCCTTACCGTGATCACTTTCCAATTCAACTTTAGTAGATGCTGCTGCTACAGAATCTACAATGATTGTAAGAATACGATCTTTGTTGCTCTTACGAACAATCGCGATCATCTTCTCCATCTGAGCAAAAATATCTTCAACGGTTTCACATTGAACATATAGTAGCTTAGACAAATCTACACCAAGACTCTTCCAGAACTCAGGCGCAGCTGCGTTTTCAGTATCAATTACTACAGCGACTCCACCCTTCTTCTGTGTATCTGCGACAACGTGTGCCGACAATAGACTCTTACCAGTACCTTCAAGTCCGTTGAATTCAACCATCTTACCAACTGGTAGACCGCCGTGTGGACGATTACTAATTGCAAGATCCAAAATAGAAGAGCCAGTACTAATCCAATCAGTAATTTCTGAAGGATTATCTTGTTCATCTAGGAAATGTGCAATTTTACCACCATCTTTATTTGCTTTGTTAAGCTCATTCGCCAACATTTCGATTAATTCGTCACGTTGACCCGATGTATCTTTTGTAACACTTTTCTTTGCCATAACGTATATAACTAGAAAGCCGGTGGGGTATAAAAACTCCACCGGCTTATTTTTATTTTTTAGGAGTTAAACAAGTCATCAAATGCTTGTTCTACACTGTCTTTACCCTTTGCTTTGGCAGCAGTTGGTGAAGCTGGTGCCTTAGCTGTAGCAGTTGCGGTTACTGCTGGTGATGTTGAAAACGGAGCTTCATCATCATCTCCACTAGGAGTAGGTTCAGCTGCAACTTCGGTTGCGGCTGATTCTGGATTCAACCACTTATCCATAACTTCCTTCAAGTCATCATAGGATAGTTCTTCAAACAAATCCAAGATGTTTACTTGTGCCTTTAGAGCATCCAAGAGTTGGGTATTCTTTGGATCTACGGCGACACTTACGTTTGGTTTAACACGAATGCTGGTTTCTGGGAAACTAGCTCCGCCTTCAGCTGTCTTGAATTCTACAACGATATCACGACCATTGGTTAGATCGGTAATATCACCGAAATCAGGATCACTGATGATTGAAAGAAGTTCTTGATAAACTTGCTTTCCAAATCCCCAGAACTTGACACCTTCTCCTTCTTCACCACGAACAATGACTGGTACGAAAGTACGCATCTTTGGTTCCATCTTACGACCCATCTGCCAATCTTCCTTTGAACCAGTCTTCTTCAGACGGTTAGCAAATTCAACGATTGGATCTGGCCGACCAAAACTATCAGGAGATAGATAAGTCTTGTTATTGATATTGTAATGAAACTTTAGTTCGATAAACGGATTCTCAGGTACGTACTTATATGGTACGATACGAACTACTTGTTTACCTGGCTTTGGTTTCCAAATCAAGTTGGATTTTTGATTTGTGTTTGAAAGGGAGTTCAAACGACTCTTTAGTTTACTTAGATCTAATGCCATAATTATTTAATGTTTAATTGTTAATTAGTTAATTACTTCAACGGATCACTCGACCCGTCATATAACCAACCTAAAATCAGTCTACACTATGTATAGATTGAAATCAAGTCTAAAATATATATCAAATTTCTTGGATAGAAAACAATTTTAATGGAACTATTTTTACACCAATTTCGTTGGTTAGTATAATACTGTTTTTATATAGTTCCCAATTTAATTGGAAGTTCTTATCAAATACACCATTGTTTTCGTCAGCAATCAACTTATTCATTGCGTTGAGTGTATATAGTGTATTTGTTTGTTTCTTACGATGAATACTTATAGTGCCTTTGTAACGATTATTACGTTCGGTTTTTTCCACATTAAACGTTAAGTACAATTCCCGAAGATTATTCTCATTTGCAAATATAAAAATCTTATTATCGATCAATGTATATTGTTGAGTTATCTCTTTAATCGTTTCAGTATAATTTATACTATTTGCAAATGTGCAAAGTAGTTGTTTTTGGGTTATCATATTTTATCAACGACTTCTTTTCCTTCTACACTAAACGTAAACGAACTACCACTACTACTATCTAAACTAAAAACAGAATATGTTGGTGTAGCAATATCATCTTTCATAACAATTCCAGCGAATAAATAAAGAGTTACCGTTAAATATCCTTCGTCAACCACCATATTGATTCGGATCTTACCCAATTTTACATCTTCGAACTCTTTTGGAATTTCTAATTTAAAATTACCTTTATATCTCAACCTTTCAATCTTTTTACCAGTGTATTTGATTAGAGGTAAACTAACGTTTTTGCCAAATACAGCTTCGGTTGAAAGAAGACTAGATAATTTTATAAATTCTTCACGTATTAAATTAGGATCTGATGTATTTACATCTTTTAATACATTGTTTAAGATTAAATCTATATACTTAAGTGACAAAACATTAGCTCTGTATTTAAAAATGGGTCTGAGTGTATATCGTTCTAAACAATCTCCAATTTTAAAATCTCCGTCAATTTGATTTATTACATATATTAGATTTTTTTTCAAATTTTCAATTTGTTGCAATTGTACCGTTTTTATTTCAATTGGAAAAAATTCAATTAGAAATTTATTGTTTGATAATTCGGAAATTTTGTTAATAAGAGTTATGTCCTCTGTACTTGATTTCAAAATGTTTTTAAATAAATTCAAATTTTTATTAATGGTCTCCGTATATTCTGTATGTTTATTATCACATTTCTTACTAGATTTTTCTGAAATAGTACCTATTTCTCTTTCAAGTTGACGCTCTAAATTTTCTAGATTTTTTAATTCCGAAGATTGTAAAATTTTTACATCCGTATTTAATTTTTTGAAAAAAAAGTTATTTATTTTTGTAGTAAATGGATTTATTGCTTTTATGAATGATTGAAAATAATTTTTAGCAATATCTGGTATACTTTTAATTTTATCTATAGCATATTTTATGCTACTTGATATTTTATCAATTATTCCTTCACTAAGTGGCACTGGTTCATCCGATGGAGTAGGTGCCAAAGATTGACCAACGTATTGTGCCAATTGAGTTAAAACTCTTCCCAATTTTCCACCACCTGCTTTTAAACTAATTAAAGCAAATTTAATATTTTTATCTTTTATTTTAGCCATCGAATCGACATCTTGTTCATCAATATTGCCATCTTTTAAAGCGTTTAATACATCTGCCTTTGTGCCACCATAAATCAAAACAATGTCTGCGGTATTTGATTTTGTTTCTTGTTCACCTTTTAAAAATTTTCTGTTATAATCATCGGCTGCTTTATAAAAACTATCTATTGATTTATGAATAAAATCAGTAGGCGTTCCTAATTCCGCTAAAGAAACTCCGTCAAATCCACCAATTTGTTTTAAATCTTTATCGACTAAATCGTATAATTTAAGATTTTCTATACGACTGGTTTCGTTTGGTATATTCTCTAATTTTTCTCTTAAATTGCCCCAAGCAGATAAAAATCCAATCGCAAAATCGTTGTAATCTTGTCCGGTTTTAGCATTTTTAAAATCAGTAATTCCGTAAGCAAACAAAATAGGTATAGTTTCAAATAATTTAGTCCGTGTATTATTATCTGCATTTTTTAAGAACTCCAACTTAACCAAAAGTTCTTTGTTTATAATGTCTTTTATTTTTTTTGATTTATCAATATATTTAGCAGGCGCAATTGCATCAGCTACAATTACGTTTTTAGAAATAGTTTCATCGTATATCTGTTCACCTATTAAATCTCCATTAGTATCAAACCATTTGAATCCTTTGTTGTAAAATCCATAACTTTTAGCTTCATCTACACTATAATTAACAAGTGGCGTTTGACCTGTTAATATAGCTTCCACTCCCCAAGCATCTTGCTTTTTCTCAGCTGGTGTTCTTTTGTCTACACCACTATCACCTTCGATATCTTTATCTAATGTTTGATCTAACGTGGCAGGTTGTTTCTTAGATGGTTCTGAATCTGTTTGTGTATCGACTCCTTGTTCACCATCAGCTTTAAAAATATTAGCTTGAGCCTTTTTGGGATTTTCAGCGAAGTGAGTGCCTTTATTAACAGCTCTATCTCTGTATTGTTTATTAGGAAATGTTACAAGTATACCATCTTTATTATATGCTTGTCGATCTGGAAATCTACCCGCTTCAAATAACCTAGCGGTCTTTTCTACTATCTCATCGATATTATATCCAGCTTTCTCTAGATATTCCTGCAATATAAAAACGTGATCTTCGTTCTTAAGATCCAATACACCGTTCTTAATACGATTGTCACAACAAATTTCGTTTACTAATGATTTAAAGTTCATCTATTATAAATATAGATATAAATATATTTACAATTGGACTAATTTCAAATCATTATAATTATTTCCCGTGTAAGTCTTTACCTTAAATCGCTTGTTTTTAAAGATCTCAATCAAATCAGTAATATCTTGTCTATCCACATCATTGTGAATATCAAACACTATCGAATCATATACATACAGAATAGGTACGATCTTTTTGTTACTAACAAACTTAATACACTTACTTAAGCTGTCAATTCCATATTCAGTTTCAGCAGCTTGAATAATATAAGCAAACAACTTGTTTTTGTTGGCATCAACTATATGTTTATTTGTTATCTTTCGTTTATATATCGGAGTTGTTATATACCCATTCTTCTCAAACTTTTTCCAATATTTATCCTTTAACTGTTCAACTTTGTGAAAATAAGGAATATCACAATATTGATTGGAAATCTGACCATATAGATTTACCATCGTTAATTTCTTTGATTTGCCAATATCATCAGCTGTTACATTGACAATGTTAAAGTAATATTTAGCTAAATGTTCATATATTGTTTCTTCTTCGGGTACTTTGTACTCCACAAGATTTGCTACAATGTAAGGATGGAATCCTGTAAAATCAATCATCATCAAATGACCGTCTTGTCCATATCGTGAAACAAAACTAGCTCTCGACCCATCATCTTTTTTAAGAGCTACATAATTGATGGTATCATATGAATTACTTGGTCTTCCCGTTGGATTGTATATGTTGTAGTTGGTATATACAAATTTATTATAAGTTTTGCTCTTGAAATATTTTGAAAAAACATCAACGTCTACTTTGATTCCGTTCTTTTCTACTTCAAACAATGTATCAGATATAACATTGTTAAAAAATTTAAAACAATAACTCTCAGTTTCCTTTGAATCCAAGTGTTTGATTTGTTCTACCTCTTTATCAAAGATCTGTTGATGTATAACATATGGTAATATCAAATTAAAGTTATTGATATTGTAGTAACTATGCTGTAGAAAATTTCTGCTAAGGTTTTCCACTTCATCCAATGTTTCATTGTTGTCTATAAACCCAAATAGATTAACATCAATTAATTTACAGTTTAACCAATACTTATATGTCTTTTTATTGTTAACGTATACCGTAATATCTTTTGATTCGATATCTAGTTTAAATTGATCAAACGAACAATCCACAGGCAAATCACCGTGGGAAAAATTTAAGTAATGTTTCTTACCATCTTTAAAATCATAAATAAAAGCTGCAATAATATCATTACAAGCATTATGATAATTATTGTGCTTTGTTACTAATTTTAGATAGATTTTAGACGAATACTCCACATCTTTAGTGTATACTGTTTACACCAAATGTCAATTGATTTATTTGTAGAACTGAGTAAGATTGGTTAGAACTTCGTTGGTTCCGTTAATCACTGTATTTATTTGTTCCACTTGCTTCTTGTTGTACTCAATTACTCCTTGTTCCAGTAGCATCTTACCATCATACTTACTGTTTAACGGACCTGTTATTTTCCATTTCAATTTGGCTTTTCTGAAAAAGTTTGAGTCTATTTTGTTGTAAACGTCGCCTGATACTTCTGTTATTTCCGAGTAGTTGATCTTGGAAACTAGATATCTTTCTATATAACCCACCTTGTAATCTTTTTCTTGTGGTTTTGGCAAAAACGTATTTGGTAAATTAATGTTAAAATTACCCAGATTTAATTTTGTTTTGGTTGCAACATCAACATCTTTTATAATCATACAGGTATTAGTTCAATGTTTTGATCTGCTACACATCTTGCCAAACATCCAACAACAGTTTCCCATTTGCCATTGCCAGCTGTAACATAATGTGTAACATCTGTTATCATAAATATCACGTTCTCAGGAATATAAGGTTTTGGAAAATTTGAAATGCCAAAGTGTTGAAACATTCTAAATCCAAATATACCATCAAATGTTACTGTCAACGAAAAGTTAGGAGAGATTCCACTATATAAAGATAAATTGTTTTCTATATCTTGATCGTCTATTATTTGTCCCAACTTGTCTTTTAAATCGGTAGATAAATTCAACTGCTTGTAATTCTTAGCGGCATCATTTGGGTTTTCACCATCTACAATATAAGCACTTGTTAATGTTAATACCTTGTCTATTGTTCCGTGCGTTTGTATTGCAGATATTAATGGGTTTTGGTCTACTGTAATTTCTTCTTGCGAAGGCACTGTATTACTTTCACCAGTGCCTGTTTCTTCTTCATTGAAAACATCCAATCTATCTATAAAACTGGTAGCAGGCACACTTGAATTCTTAGCACTCATCGATGTGTCAGAAGAATCTGGTTTGTTGATGCCCGCTTGAAATAATGTCAACGTAGCTTGTTCGCTCGTCAAAGAAGTATCTAAACTAATGTTTTTTATACAGGAATCAGTGCCACCAGCATCAAAGACATATACTTTTTTTAGACTAGGCGATTTGTCACCTAAATCAATATAATTGTTATCCAATATAGATAATCCGCCCAAATCATCTTGTGATATTTGGAATTTCCAAAATCCATTAGAAGCTTCATTAATAACATTCAATATTGCGTTTGCAAACTGTTGCCAAGTTTGGACTTCTTTATTTTCTACAATTTCCAAGACTTTGGTTTTGCTTATGTATATGTTTTTTAAATTACCATATCTAAACTTCTTGTATGTTCTTTTAATTGACTGCGATCTTGTTTTTTGAGGATCGGATAATACAAGTTCTTCACCTGTCAATACAACTTCTTTGTCATAAATAAACGGAAATGATATATTGTCACTTGGACTATTTTCACTTATACCACCAATATCATAGTACAATCTATTGATAACAGTATCTAAATTATCTCTATAAGCACCCGCTGTTTTAAATACAGTTTCGACTTTTTTAGCAGCTCTATAAAGTTCGTCGTTTACATTAGTTACCTCGACATCATATTTTGATTTTAAAAACGCATTTTGATTTGGATCACCATTTTTCAAATATCCACCAGACTTGATTTCATTTTCAACTCGACTTTGTGCAGTTGGATCCAATTTATTATTTTTTATAGTATTTAAGTAACTTTCATCTGGAAGTTTTTTGCCAATATTAAATTTAGGAGCAATTCCATTTGGTATTAATACGTGTGGGTCACAACTTATTAAATTTGGATGTGCATTTATTATCTTATCTACATTAATAGTAAATGTTTTATTTGATACGACGGAACAGAATTTGTTAGCAACTTCAAAAAGAAAATCCAATTGCATCCACACTTCATCGTCGCCTTTGGTATCAAAATCACAACGATCATCTTTATATGATACAGCTTTGTAATTTACTCCACCAATATTAGTTGATTTATATGATATATTTTCTTCTCCAACTGGTACAGCTGGTTTTTTATATACATTAGGCGCATCTGTTCTTCCTATAAAAATTCTGTTTTCAATTTTTCCATCATAAAAAGTTTGTTGTTTTAAAAACTCTTGTGTTTTAGAATTGTCATAATCTTCCGAATTGGATATACCGTTTGTAGCAATATATTCCATAAAATTTTTACGATCAATAACAACTTGCTTTAACTTGGGTAAAGCGGTTTTCAAAAACGTTTTTAATCCTGTATATTCTTTTGTTTCTGTTGGTATTTTTTTGCCATTGGAATCGGTCTTTGAATTTGTTGTGGTACTTACATTGTTTTCCGCAGGCATACCAGCAAATAATGCTTGTCGAGAAGTTAGTTCCACATTGCAATCATATATAGTACCGTCTTGTGTTGAAAAATTATACTTGGTTACAATTCCAGTAATACCACCATAATTACCATACGATTGGTACCATTTATCCATTATTTTTTGTGGAGATTGTATTATTGACCAACATTCATTTTTGCTGGATAAATCAATCAGTGAATTGATATTAAACAAATTCCATCCTATTTCAACAAACACATTTATTCTGGGTGTCAAAAAGAATGGTGCTAGATATTCCAACTGAGCCAATCCATAACATTTGAATTTTATGGTAGCAAACGACAACATATCTTTGCTAGTTTTTATTTCTATGCTATCTAAATTAGGTGGTGGTAACACAGAAGACACTTCAGATTTCTGTACGCTTTCTATAATCTTGCCGTTTTTGTTAAATGTACTTGGCCACTTGTAAGAAAATTGATTTCTATATCTAGAATCTATATAATGTGGATTTCCATTAGCTTCATATCCAATAACAGACTTGTCTTGTTTTAATACATTGCCATCTTGTTTAAAACCATACATTTCATAAAATCCACTGCCAGGCATAAACAAGAATCCATCATAACTCTTTTCTTCTCCGTTTTTATTTAGTATCGTACTACGAGGTACCAATCCATTTCCAGCTATACCAGTGCCATTTGAAAAAACTCGTACCCACGGAGTCATTGGTCCTTTGTACTGACCATGTTTATTGTAGAAATCATATACAACACCACTTGGGTCACCTGGGGTTGGATAGTTAAAACCAACGTTATTTGAGTTTTTTCTGCGTCTTAATTCACGAATTAATGCAACAGGAATGTTTTGTACTTCCCACCATCTAGGTTCTTCTGCAATTTCATCCTCGTATGCCATATAACTTAACTATTAATCTGTTTGAGATTCTGTAATATATTTGGTAAATTGCCTGGAATTCTTAATTGTTTATTTGCATTAACGGACAATTTGCCATCAGATATGTTGTTAGCCAAAGCAATTATCCACCAGTACATTTCATCACCATAATACTTTTTGGCTAAAGCATCCAAATAATCTTCATTGGATGCGGTAATGTATATATCGTCCTCGGTTTCCGGTATATTGGGATAATACGTGGTCTTAAATACCAATTTCCCATCATATCTTTTTTCAGTTGGCGTAAATTGATATCTCATTTATTTCCTTGTCTGTCAACATCATATCGCATATTCATAGAGAAATCATTATTAGCTACATCATTATAATCTTTATCGCCATAAAGATCGGTTGTACCAAATGTAGATACAGTAGCAGTTTCTCCAGCATCCGCCTGAGTCATAGTTGCAACAGGAGCATTTCCCCACAAAGCTCTTCCTGTTTTTGGTCTGTCTTTTTCCATCAATGACATATTGATAGTAATTTCCGCTTCTCTTGGAAATTGCGCAACTTTACCTTTCATACTGGTTTTGTCAAATGTAAATATATTTCCTAAATTATAACTCCAGTCTTGTTGTTGTACAGTACTCTCGTTAATTAATTCCCAAGATGCATCTTCAGGTATGCTAACATTGCACGAATTTAAAACCACAAAGTGATTTTTGTAAAAATCTCCAAGTGTAAATTGCACCATCGGTGGTATCATAAATCCACCATTTACAGTGGAAGTATAATTAGAAGGTCTGGTTAAACCCACCAAATAGTTTACACGTTGCCACATAGGTAATAATTCTTTAACAGAATGTGCAACCACTTTAAAATTGAAACTAACGTCTCTGGTAAATCCTTTGTAATAGTATAACTTGTCAGGTCTACCCAAGTATTCAATTGGTTCCCAAGTAGATGTATTGTTTTCTTGTAACCCTTTTACAGTAGCATTAAACGGTATAAATCTGTTGTTAACTATATCATAGAAGTAAAACTTAACCAAGTCAGGACCCAATCCGTTAAATTGATCATTATATTTTTCAGCAAATTCATCAGCATTTAATACACCCAAGCTGTTAACATAGTCAACATTGTTGGTGGGTCTTATAAATCTGTCTCTACCTTCTTTTTTACCCAATAGAGTTGGAAACTTTTCTTTTCTTTCATATCTGATTCGACCAGTATAGGTGTATTGATTTGCACTATCAGATCCGTCAGTATTGGTTCTGTCTGATTTTACTTTCGCTAAATAATTAAAACCAACATCATCTGTGGCATACTGTTGTGTTTTTCCAAATATAGGATCTACACCATACTTTAAATTGTCGTTTCCAGCAATTTTGGTTTTTAAAATTCTGCTTAAATCTTGAATATATTCTACAGTTTTATCTGTTTTATCTGAAAGTGTACGTTGATAGTTTACAGATAATTTAGGATCGGTATATTGTTTATAATTTAACAATTGATCACTATATTCTACATCACCATCTATTTTAACTAAATCACCGTATCTATTTGTATTAGCGCCGTCTACAGAACTAATTTCAACATTACTAATTGTATACGAATCTGTTAATTTACCAACGCCAGGTGTAGTTGAATATGTAACAGATAAAAAGCTGTTGTTTCTTAAATTTTTATTGCTTTGAACATATAGTCTCAATCGTTTAGAAACTATGTTTGTCAGAGGAGTGGCAAAAAATCTCATTCCACTTGTACCACTGCTGTTGCCTCCTGTTATTTGTTGTAATCCAACTGCTTTTAACAACCCACCAATAAAACCACCTTTTGATTTTGGTTGTGTGCCTGTATATAACAAATTGTTACCCTGATTTAAATTAACATTTAGATTAGCACTCTTCTTACCACTTGTTCTGTCGTGTGTAATAGAATTACTCCATCTATTGGTATTCAACATCAGATCATATGTATCTTCGTCAGCTCTGTAATTTAATCCTGCTATTGGTTGAGTAGGTGGCAACAATCCACCTAGAATCGTATTATTCTTTAAAAATGACCCAGCTGATTTTAGTAGATTACTAAAGAATCCGCCTTTGCCTGTAGAATTACTCATCAAACTCTTATATCGTTTGTTGTTGTAACCAGCAGTAGCTGTATTACCTCTTAGTAATCCTTTAACACCATCTCGACCTGTAATAGGCATTACTTGATCTGCTTTATCGCCACCACCAAGTAATCCTGTAAAATTGAAAAATCCACCCAATCCACTCTTTGGCTCACTAGCTGCACTAGCCACACTACTACGTGGCGGAGATGGATTGCCTTCAGTTGCACCAAACAATCCACCAATAGCTTTTGTAATACCACCTATACCGGCAGCACCCATTAAACCACCGACGATATTGCTACTATCTATAAATCTGGTGGGTCTTTCTATAGCACCAAATGTTGATAATCTAACCGCAGCCAAAAGAGGGCTTGCTGGATTATAAATCTTGGTTTCGTCAAATGGAGCAAATCCTTGTAATAGTATTTGTTTTGTTAAAAAAGTACCACCTTTACCAGATCCTAGAAATCTTCTGATTCTGGTACCGTCTCTCAATGCGGATTGTATAGGAAACGATCTGCTAACATTTATCTTCTGACGTTGACCTTGATTTGGATTTGCGTAAAATGGAGGTGCTAATTCGCTGCTAATTAATCCTCTTGCGTATAAATCAGTTGGTTTATTCTTGCTATATAATACTTCGTTGTTATTATTAGTATTGAATAATGTTTCTAATTTACCAGGCGCTCTTAGATTTATATATTGTTCGGCATTTGGCGGCAAAGATAAACCCGCACCTTGTATATTAGAAAGTGTGGTAACTTGCGCACCATCATTACCTATTGCGCTAGAATATGTATTACTATTTGCCATTAATTATAAATATCAGATTAATTGGTTGTTGCTTGACCAAATGAACCAAATTTTGAGTTACTTGTTGCTAATAATTGATTTGCACGTTGACCATCAATATACACAGCAATTTGACCAGATGCCATCATAGAAGTCAATTTATCAAGTTTTTCTGCTAAAACTCTATTGGAATTTACAATTGTATTGATCAATAAATCATCAGTTTTTACACTTGTTTTTGATTCAGTCGCAGTTTTTGATGGAGTTTCTTCTGATGTTCCGACTATTCTACCAACAAAACTAAAAGTTTTTCCTATTGTATCAGATATAAATGAACCAATACCTTTCATTTTTTCCCATACTTTTTCAAGAGCACCAATAATAAAAGTAAAAGCTCCACTGAATGTGTCTTTGAGAAAAGTACCAACTTCAGATACAGCAGACTTTATTAGTTCAAATCCTTTTTTAAATGGATATGTAATCAAATCAAACATCACATCCATTACGGATTTGAAAGCATCAACAAATGTTGTTTTTAAAATATTTATAATCTCTGGTATAATTTGAGCGGCTTTTTTAAATGGATATGTAAGTACATCAAATAACATATCTACTACAGATTTAATACCATCAACAATCGCTAAACCGATTTCGGATGGAGATTTACCACCCAATTTATCCATTACCCAATTATATACCAATTCAAATGGCCATTTAAGTATAGTATATAAAGTGTCTGCTACAGATGCAATACCGTCAGCGATTGCGTTCAGTCCAAAAGCTTTCAAAATTAACAATCCTAATTTTCCCACTGTTTTAGCTATAGCTATAGGCAATTTAACAAAGTGAAATACAATAATTTCAATTGCTAATCTTCCAATATTTGCAAAAATTTTACCCCATTCAATTCCCCCACCGCCACCACTAAATAACTCTTCTATTTTATCAGGCAAACTCGTTAGTGCGTCTAATAAAAAGTTGGTTACGTCTTTAAATATTCCCGCAAAATCTATATCGGCTAAAAACGACGGTATCTTTTTAAGAAAATCCCAAACCATTTTTAATGGTTCTACAACCAAAGCATTAACTACAGCTTTTAATCCAGCTACTGCTTTTTGACTCACGGTACCTGTCGTTTCATTAAATGCTTTAAAAAACGCTATGCCACCTTGAATCACAGATACAACTAGTCCTATTGGTCCTAAAAATTTAGCTACTGCTCCAAAAATCGGAGCGAGTTTTGAAAAAAACCCAATGCCAGTACCAAGTTTGCCAAATATTCCACCCACAAAACTTCCAATTCCTTTTACCGAACTACCTAGTCCACTAAATACGTTTGAGATAATATTTCCAATTTTTGAAATTGCTGGAAATTTTGTAAATACTTTTTCAATATTCATTCCGATATTAAAAACGCTATTTGAAAGTTTTGTTAATTGTGTAGATCCTTTTCCGATAAAATTAGATATGGATTGAAATCCCGTACCAAATCCTTTTAATGTATCTGATGCTGATTTTAGTCCACTTGCGATCTTTTCTATTTTTAACGAAATATTTACTATCGTGTTTATGATACCCGATGTACTCGTTGACCACCCAATAAAAATACTTGATATTTTTAGCGCCGATGATAAAAATTGTGAAGAATAAGTAATTAATTTTCCAAATCCACTTGTCATTTTTCCTATCCCACCCAATATATTTGATACTATAGATAAACTTTTAAACATCATATATAGTTTACCCACTTCTTGTGCAAATTTTTTGATTTCTTCTCGGTTATCTTTTATATATTTTAATAACTGTGTAAATATTGGTCCAATTTCTTCCAATATAGGCCCAATAAATTCCATAAAAATTGCATTAATTTCATTTTGCAACTGTTTCATTCTGGTTTGATTTTTTTCTTGAATCAACCCTTTTTCATATTCGGCTTGAGCAGCTTTTTTAGCAGCAATAGGATCGTTCTTCATCATTTCCGCCATTTGCTTTTTCTTCTCTGCTTCGGCTCTTACCAATGGATCTTTTGATTTTAATGCTTCTTTCAGATTTTCTTCAGCATTTAACATTTCTTGCAATTCTTTTACAGTCTTACCAGCAGCTTTTGCAAACGCGTCTTGTGCAATTGGATTTAACTGATTGAACTTAATTTTCTTAGCTTGATCCAATATTAATTTATTTGCCCCAATAATATCGCCTTGAAATGCCAATCTGCGAGCTTCATTAAAATTAATATTTTTACCAATCAATGCACTAGCTTTTAATTCTGATTGAATACTACTTTCAAAGTCAAGCAAACCCTTTGCAGTTTTTGCCATATTGTCAAGAGTAGTACCCATTTGTCTAGCTTGAGCTGCAGCTCTAACCATTTCATCTGCATTTTTACCAGCAAACATTCTAGCTTCTTCAGATGCATTTGCGACATCGTTCATTACATCGTCCAACCCAACTCCATAAGCATTTGCAGCAAATTTTGCCAATCCCAACATATTTTGTTTGGCTATTGCACTTTTTCCAGATACGCCACCTAACGTTTGTAGAAACTTAACACTTGTTTCAGAAGCTACTCCAAATTGAGCAGACATTATTGAAACATCTTTAACCAATCCTTTTTCCATAGATTGCAAACTTGTAAAAGTTGAACCTATTTGTTTCATTGTTCCGCCAAGTTGTTCAGCGTTTATACCAAACTCAGCTAACTCAATAGAAGCTTCTCGTATGTTTTTTTCAAAAATTGCACCCTGACTTGGTAATAGTCCAAATTTTTGTCTAACATTTGTAGCAGCGGTGTCAATTTGATTAAAAACGTCTAATATTCTTTCAAAAGTACCAGCTAATGTGGTGGGTATATTTAGTTTAGTTGCTAAACCCGAAGCCAAATCACCCATCTTGTTTAACAACTTTACACCCATCTCCAATGCTTTGTTATATAAATCTATTAACTCGTTTGCTGCTTTTAGTAAAAAATTATGTAGTTTTAACGATTCTAACTTGGAAGCACTGTTTTTCAATAAATGTTCTTCCAAATTCAACTCGGTTGATTTTTTATTAATTAAATCTTGTAAAGCTATAACAGTATCGCTGGTAGGATCTTTACTTTGCTCTACTAGAAGTTCAGCTGCGTTTGTCAATAATTCATTTTGTAAACTCTCTATTTTTATGTAACTGTTGATACGTGCCTGTGCAAATTCATTTAACTTTTTTTCAGAATTTACAAATTTTGATGATAATTTTTCTTGTAAACTTTTTCCTTTTAACTGTTCATCAAGCTTATCTTTTTGTGTTTTATATGCCTGTCCTAACTGTTTGGCTATATCAACCATTCTTTTCTCGGTATCAACTATCTTGTCTAGATTAGACAGAGTATCTTTGATTTCAGCGTTTAAATTATTAAACGCCTCTACTAGTTTATCCGCTGTTGCTTTATCAAATGGTTGTGCTGCCATATAATATATAAATATGACAACTATATTATTTTACACTAAAAAGGCTTATCTACTTTACCTGACTTTTTAGCAGGTTCTTTGTAACTATCACTTTCTTTATTCTTTATATTTGCTAATTGAGCATAGTAAAAATTACGTAAAAATACAGGTAAATTATACGCAATTTGTACATTTACCGCTCCTTGCGAGAAATAACTCAATTCAAATATTTGACCGTGAACTTGTAACTTATATTCAGGACTCAGGCCAAAAAAACTGTACCGTCATCGGTACATCCATCCTTTCCACCTCACCACAGTGTTCACATACAAAGTCAAAACCCATATCCAATTCAGGCGCAATTGTTTTAATATAAGCTCTTAGTGCCATACTGTCTTTTGACAACAACTCATTGTCAACAAATTTATTGATAGATGCAATATCTGGTTTTCCATCTATACTTACAATCAGCTTTTTAAGTCTGGTAGTTACTTCTGTACTGGCTTGTTTTTTGATCTTGGTCATCGCTTTAATATCACGATCAATGCTTTCTTGATCACCAGATGTAACAAGTTTAAATGTTATTCTACGTTTACAATATGGAAACTCAAATTCAAATTCATTACTACCCTTCTGAAACTTATTGAAGTCCACTTCTTTTTCATTTAATGTACTTAAATCAATATATGTTTTGTTTTCGGTATTACATTTTTTGCACTCAATTTTTACAGGCCCGTATTTGTCACCATATGCCAAACGTCTAGCAGCAACAAACAGTGCATTTTTGTCTACCATCAACAAATCTTGTGTTCTTACGCCGGGCGTAACAATTAAAGATTCAAGCAATTTATCCAATACAGTACCGTTTTTGATGAAGTTTTCATTGGTTAAAATGTCTTCTTCTCTAGCAGTCATCATCTTTAATTCCACACTACCTTTGCTTAGTGGACTAGACTCATCATAGAAATATCCTTTAGATGGCAATTCTATTGTTTCCGCAGGATAACTTGTAGGTGCAGCTGTTGTTGATGCAGTTGAATGTTGTTGCTTTAATTTTTGAATTATAATTTCGTCACTCATAACTTTATAACAATATATAGAACTTTATATAACTTTTATGTTATTATATTTAGGTATTTAATTGATGTTGAGCAGCATCACGAGCGGCTGTTTTACTGTCTACTGCATCTTTTTTGTTTTTTACACGTAGTTCAGCCGCAGCTTTTTCTTCGGGGGTAGTTGCAGCTTTTAAATCGTCATTTGCTTTTGTAAGTTCTTGTTGTGCCGCATCAAGTTCAACGGTACGAAGAACCAATCCAGCTTGATTATACTTTTTTCTTGCAGAATTTATTTTAGCTTCGTCTTCTTTCATTATACCCACAATCAATTTCTTTAATAACTTCTTTTGTTTTTCGGTTAATTTACCAGTAATTTTACCCAATTTATTGTTTAATATATTATGAACATTTGTATTGTAATTACCAAACAAATCGATAATAAAAGCCTTTTGTTGTTCTGGGGTTAATGTAGCATATTGAGATCTTAATTGACTTGCACTTCTAGCCGGTAACCCTAGTACTGTAAAATCTACAGTTGGTACTGTTATCAAGTATCCGTGTTTTATGGCTGGGTCTAATTTGGATTGATTTTTTGGCAATGGCTGTAAATAAGAAGGAGATCCATCTTTTTTTACAAAGTTTTTGAATCTTGGATCTTCAATCATATCCTTTTCACTAACTGCAAAAATAATAATATCACGTTCTATATTGATTGGTATTTGATTAGCTACACTTTTCAAGTTGTAGTTGTTTTTGACGTTTAGTATTTTGTTTGCCGGTATACCTGTGGTAATCATCATTTGCATTTTTTCATTGAAAGTAAATGGTGATTTTGGCAATTTTGTAACACCTGTGGTTGTTATGTATACATCATTACCACCAAATTTAGTGGTTAGGTAGTTGTATACACTTTTGTGACCTTTGTGAAAGGGATGAAATCTACCAGGATAAATTACGAATATTTTCTTGCCCATTTGCATATAGTAATAAATAGAAAACCCCACAAATAAATGTGGGGTTCTTTTTGATACAATAAATATTAATATTGGAGAATTGCGTAATCGTATGCTACAGATAAACTGATCATCTGAGCAGCACCGTCATCGCTCCAATCCATTTCTTGGAAATCAGCGCTTACGATAAATGAACCTACCAACTTCCATTCTTCTACTTTGTCACCTACTGGACCCAAGACGTTAATTGTTAGATCCTTCTTATAGAAGTCTTGGTAACCATCACGACCAGTAACTGATTCGTGGTGCAAACGTACCCATTCCATTACTGCTTGAGCACCGGATGGTACAATTGGATCATAAAGTTCCATACTGATTTCATCCCATACACTTTTACCCTTGTAGTAGGTTTTTACGTTAATATGGTCAAGTTCCTTCTTGGCTTGTGTTAGTTTAGGACGATTGACCTTTTTGATGATGAATGATGGAATACCATCAACATAAAGAATAAAACGATTCTTTACTTTTGGTTCGAATGCCGTAGCGAATATTTCACTTGGATTTAGTAGTTCTGCCATATTTTTACCTTATTGTTCTTGAATATAAATATTAAACGATTTAGTTTTATATAAAGTTTTTTATCATTTACTCAAATTTTTATCTGTAATATTTGTGATAGCATTTTTTAGTTGATTGACGTAACCTGTGGATCTTAAAAGTTTAAACACCAAATTTTCTGTACTATACTCGCCGCTCTTACTTAATCCAGCTTCTCTCATTTCATACAAACGTTTAACTAAACGCTTTAATTTATCTAAATTTTGTTCTTTTATAGCTGTGGAAATAAACGAAACATATTGTTTGTATTTCTTTGTAATAGCATCTTTATCAATCTGAATGTCTTCTATTTTTGGCTTTTTTACCCATTCATTTTTCATCAAACTATATACAGCTTGACTTCTATTGACCTCTTTAATATCTTGAATGTAAACTTCCACTGGATGATTGCCAATTCTAATGTTGTGGTTTTCATTCCATTTGCTTTTTAAGCCATCCACATAATTCTTAACCAGTTCTTCATTTGGATCAATTTTGGAAAAATCTACAACCAAATGTAAGTCAATATCACTTGTTGGTGTCCAATTATATCCGGCAGTACTACCAAGAAAGTATATATTTTCAAGAGGTACATTCAAATCAGTATCTTTGTAAAAAGTATTTGCAATAGTTAATAACTTGTTTAATACATCAGGTTTAATAGCATTTTCAGTAGCCCATATCTCAGGATTTAAAATGCTATTATAAATTCTATGAGATTCTTTGATACCCAACATTTCTTTTAGTTTATTAATTGTATCTATTGCGCTTTTATGCAATATTGCTTTACCACCAGCTTTGATAAAATCATTTACATTATCTTCACGGTCATCTATCAAAATACTATCAGGAGTTGCAAACTTTGCTTTTAAATTTCTATGCGGTACCAAATTAGCTTTAATATCAATATTGTTATTGGCTAACCACTGCTTTTTACCAACATATGCCAAATTGGTAGGCGCATGACTCAATATCTCTACAGGCAAATTTGATACAAAATTATAAAGCAATCTGCCATCTTTCATCCAAGGCATACTAGAATAGTATTCAGGACAATTCTTATCTACAAACTTAAATCTATTCTTTTTACCGTGTTCAGCATCATAAGTTTCAACAGGTACACCACCACTATATCGCTTGAATTGCAATTCCCAATCACTTATCACACCATCCATATCCAAATATATTTTATGTTTATTAGTAATCATTTATAATAAATAGTAGCATATTATGCGCTTACAGTTAATTTAACTATCAATATTTTAGTATTATTATTTAATAATTAACTTAACCATTTAGTTAACTAAGCGCTAGCTTTAGCTTATACTTTATATAAAAGCAAAAGTCAAGTGTTATATTAAATTTAATTTGAAAATAATACTCTAACATAATCGCAATCGTATAATACGTTATCAGAACCAGGCGTAGAAATTCTACAACTACCAGCTAATTGTGCTGTAGGTCTTCTTGGTACTGCAATAAACATATTATTTATAGATTGACCGGGATTTTCATATTGATAAGTTGCTGTACCAGCTACCACATAATTTGCATTAGAAAATGCAGTGGTAAAGTTAATTGTATAATCGCCGGTACCATTATCAGTTATGGATGATACGTTATTAGACGCGTTAGATGATGGTGTGCCTGTTCCATTAAAGTGAATCCATGCTTTTATATTTGTGACACCGCTAGTACCACTGGTACCAGTAATACCACTAGACCCAGCATTACCATTTGCGCCACTAGTGCCACTGGTACCTGGATTACCATTTGCGCCACTGGTGCCACTCGTTCCATTGGTACCACTGCTACCCGCACCACCTGGACTGCCATTTGCGCCACTGGTGCCACTTGTTCCATTAGCACCACCGGTAGATTTGTATACAACGCCGGTTGTATTATCAACTGTTAGAAAATATCCAGTTGCGTTACTTGTCAATCCTTCCAATTTAAGTGGTAAATTTGTAGAAGATCCACTTATATGCAATTTATTAACAGGACTCGTTGTGCCTATACCAACATTACCACCATTTTTTAGAGTTAATATTTCTACAGAACCACCATCAACAAAACCGAGTCTATCGATACTTGAGTTTTTATAGTAAAATATATTAAATTGATTCCAAGTACCAGAAGAATTTCCACTCTTCATTAGTATAGAACCCGTACCAAAACTACCTGCCAACCTACCATCTATTATGAATGAATCTTCAACTGTCAAAGATCCATTCATATATGTTGTGCTGTTTACGTAAAAAGTTCCGTTAACTTGAAGTGTATAATTAGGACTTGTTGTACCTATGCCAACACTGCCATTAGAAGCAATACGCATTCTTTCACTACCACCTGTTTTAAATGTTAGTGTATCAGCGGCTGCCCAATCCATACCAGTATTGGTATCTTGATTAAAAGCATAATATGGGTCATGATTACCATAAGCAACTGCTCCTGTAGTATCACCCGCATAAACTACACCCGCACTATTTATCAATAATATAGTGTTGGTACTACCAGCTCTAATTCTAAATGGATAGAAATTAGCTCCAACTGCAGCTGCATAATCATATCCAACACCAATTGCCCCACCACCAAAACTTGAATTTGTAGATCTTACAAACAAGAATGAACCAGACGTAGTATTTGTTCCTTCTGTTTGTATTTGTAAACCTGAATTTGTAATTATCGTACCAATACCAACACATCCACCTGGAATTATGGTTGGTATATATCCAACACTATTTTCGTATCCATATAGTTCTACTCTCTTATATGTACCACCATTAATTAGGAACTTACCAGAAATATAATTTACATCTCCTGTATTAATTGACATTCCATAATAATAGTTATCAGCTTTTAGAAAGTTATTGGCGGTTAATTGTAATGGAAATGCGTTGCCATATGGATATGAAACAAACATGAAGTTGCTTGTATTTATAGAACCAACCACATCCAATTTATAAGCAGGAGTACTTGTGCCTATACCCACATTACCATCTGTAGCTATACGCATTTTTTCATCAACTGCCGTTCTGAATACAACAGGATAACTACCAATTGAACCTACATACAAAGCTGATGCACTTGAATCAAATCCACCAATTCTTGAACCACCAACCATCGTTTCAATAACCGCCGAATTGGTGCCGTTAACTTGTAAAAATCTATAGTTTGATTGTGCAGTTGGTGATGTTGTACCAATACCCACATCGCCATCTCCTGTTATTACCATTCTAGTAACAACACTACCAAGTACATTTGTATCTGTAGTTTGTACACCAAATTCAAGTCTTGGATTTAAATATTGAGGATTGGCTTGAGTAGTATATAGTCTTATATAAGCACCGTAATCATCATTTGCATCTCTTTGTATAAACAATAAACCAGTAGAGTCACCAACACTAGTCATTGTTCCTCCAGATAATCTAATTGGATATACTGCACCGGCTCCTGTTGAAGAACCATTATTTATAGTTAATTTTTGTGATGGACTTGTTGTACCTATACCAACATTACCATCGGCTGCAATTCTGAATCGTTCGGATGAATTTGTGTAGATAGTAAAGAAATTACTAGCACCAACACCATATAAATAATGTTGATTTCCAGCACTTCCAATTTCAAAATTACCATTTGAATTTCTAATGCGTAAATATCTATCAGATGTATTATTTGCACCAATTGTTACGGATACTCCAGTTCCAGATGTATTTAATCCAACACCACCTGTCACATCCAATGAAAATACAGGACTTGTTGTACCTATACCAACATTACCTGCTCCTGTTACAACCAATGAAGTTGCGGATGTACCACCTACTTCAAAATAATCTGAAGTATCTACAACTTTTAGATCCCAATTTCTTACACCATTATCAGTTAATCTTAATGTAGAATTACCTGATGTGGCCAATACTCTAATTATTGGGCTAGACCCAGCTACTTCTAATAATTGACTTGGACTTGTTGTACCTATACCTACGTTACCGACTGATGTAATTCTAAATTTTTCTGTCAGTGTTGAATTATCTGATCCGCCTGTAAATGTTCCCACTATAAAAGCACCTGCAGCGGTACCTCCATTTTCATTTAATGCTCTTAAAACCACGCTTGGTCTAGAAGTTCCTGATCCGCCAAATGTATTTGCTCCTGAACCGGCGCCACTCCATAATTGAAATGCAATTTCTGCGTAGTCATTTGTTGTAGATGTTTTATTTAATTTTAAATTTAAAGTTTGTGGACTTGTTGTTGATTGTATATCCGTTAAATAATTAGGACTTGTTGTACCTATACCAACATTACCACCATTTTCTATAGTAAAGATATCAGCCGCATCAGTATTATTAGTAATTCTTAAACTATTAGAATTTGAACCCAGTTTAATATAAGAATTGGATGCACCACTTGAATATCTACCAATTTCTAATTTTGCATTATTATCATCTAATATACGAATACCGCCTGCTACACTTAACTTTCCATAAGTTCCCGTAGGACTTGTTGTACCTATACCAACATTACCATTGTTGTCAATACGAACTCTTTCACTACCAACTGTAACAAACTTTATAGTATTTGTTAATCCACCTGAACCAGTTGATCCAAACACTTGCATTGCCGCACTATTATCACTTGGACCATATGTTGCTGCGGTTAATACTGAAAAATAATTAGAACTATACACAGAACCAACTACATCCAATTTATAAACAGGACTTGTTGTGCCTATACCAACCGATCCTTGTACATACAATCTAGAAGCAGTTAAACTGCCACTGAAACCACTAGCTTTAATAAAAGTTGTAGCTATAATTGATCCTGTAATTCGAGCACCTTGTAATATTGCCATATAATATAATTATTTATTTATCAATCGATTTATTGTTATTTGTTGTTCATCAACTATCTGCTTCAATTCTTTAACACCCTGTATCAATACAGCTGTCAATTTACTATAATTTATACCAGATATATTACCCAACTCATCATAACTAACAAATTCAGGATATATCTTCACAACCTCTTCAGCTATCAAACCAATACTAAATTCATTGTTGTTCTTATACCTAAATGTCACCGGATTCAATAACACAATCTTGTCCAATTGCGGCGGCAATAAAGGCATAATATCCGTTTTAGTATTTTCACTAGACGTTTCTATCAATGTAGTAGCACTAACAGTTCCAACAACTGTTAATGTAGTACCATCCACACTTAAAAAATTAACACTCTGTAACGTAGTAAGACCAGTAGTTTTTACCAAATAATTAGGCTGATCAGTAAAACTACCACCACTAATTCCACTGGTACCACTAGGAGCACTAATACCACTAGTGCCACTCGTACCACTGCTACCACTAGTTCCACTTATACCACTACTTCCACTACTAGCACTAGCACCTCCACCAGCACTTACACCACTTGTTCCACTTGTACCAACAGTACCACTACTACCACTCGTTCCGCTTGTGCCACTCGTACCACTGCTACCACTTGTTCCACTGGTTCCATTTCGACCACTTGTGCCACTGCTACCACTTGTTCCGCTCGTTCCACTTGTGCCACTTGTTCCGTTTGTTCCACTTGTTCCGTTTTGACCGCTACTACCACTTGTGCCGCTCGTTCCACTACTACCACTTGTACCACTACTACCACTTGTGGCACTATTACCGCTGCTACCACTATCACGACTAAATCCGCTTGTACCACTACTTCCACTTGTACCACTGGTTCCGCTTGTACCACTTGTACCACTGGTTCCATTTCGACCACTCGTACCACTTGTACCACTTGTACCACTGCTACCACTACTACCACTACTACCACTGGTTCCGCTTGTGCCACTAGTACCGCTTGTTCCGTTTTGTCCACTGCTACCACTTGTTCCACTTGTACCGCTACTACCACTTGTACCACTACTACCACTTGTGGCACTATTACCACTGCTACCACTATCACGACTAAATCCGCTTGTACCACTGCTACCACTAGTACCACTGGTACCACTTGTTCCGCTTGTTCCACTGGTGCCATTTGATCCGCTTATACCACTTGTACCACTAGTACCATTAGTACCACTGCTACCACTTGATCCACTTGTTCCACTTGTGCCACTAGTACCATTTGTACCATTTGACCCACTTATACCACTTGTTCCACTCGTTCCACTGGTACCATTTGATCCACTCGTACCACTAGTGCCACTGGTACCACTGCTCCCACTTGATCCACTTGTTCCGCTTGTGCCACTAGTACCATTTGACCCACTTGATCCACTTGTACCACTTGATCCACTTGACCCACTTGATCCACTTGACCCACTTGACCCACTTGATCCACTTGATCCACTTACACCAGACGATCCGCTACTACCACTAGTACCGCTTGTGCCACTAGTACCATTTGACCCACTTATACCACTTGTGCCACTTGATCCATTACTGCCGCTTGTTCCACTTGTTCCGCTTGTGCCACTAGTACCACTTGATCCGCTTGTACCACTTGTGCCACTGCTACCACTGGTACCATTAGATCCACTTGTACCGCTTGTGCCACTAGTACCATTTGTACCACTTGTACCGTTAGATCCACTTGATCCGCTAGTACCAGACGATCCGCTACTACCACTTGTACCGTTTGATCCGCTTATACCACTTGTGCCACTTGTACCACTGGTGCCGTTTGTTCCACTGCTACCACTTATACCAGACGATCCGCTACTACCACTTGTACCGTTGGATCCACTTGTGCCACTTGTACCGTTAGATCCGCTTGTACCGTTAGATCCGCTTGTACCACTTGATCCACTTGATCCGCTTGTGCCACTTGATCCACTTGATCCACTTGACCCACTGGTGCCGTTCGATCCGCTTGTACCACTTGTGCCACTTGATCCACTTGACCCACTTATACCAGACGATCCGCTACTACCACTAGTACCGCTTGTACCACTAGTACCACTAGTACCACTAGTACCACTTGTACCGTTAGATCCACTTGTGCCACTAGTACCACTGCTTCCACTTGTGCCACTGCTTCCATTTGATCCACTTGTACCACTACTACCACTTGTACCACTTGTACCACTACTGCCACTTGTACCGTTGGATCCACTTGTGCCACTAGTACCACTGCTTCCACTTGATCCACTTGATTCACTTACGCCACTGGTGCCGCTTGTTCCATTTGTACCACTGCTGCCACTTATACCAGAAGATCCACTACTACCACTTGTGCCACTTGTGCCATTAGATCCACTTGTACCGCTTGATCCATTTGACCCACTTGTACCGCTTGATCCACTTGACCCACTTGTACCATTTGATCCACTTGACCCACTTGTACCACTTGTGCCGCTTGTACCACTTGTGCCATTAGATCCACTTGTTCCACTAGTACCGCTTGTGCCATTAGATCCGCTCGTACCACTAGTACCACTAGTGCCGCTTGTGCCGCTTGTGCCATTTGATCCACTAGTACCACTTGATCCACTACTACCACTTGTACCGCTTGTGCCACTAGTACCGCTTGTACCACTTGTGCCACTAGTACCGCTTGTACCACTTGTGCCGTTTGATCCGCTTGTACCACTTGTGCCGTTTGATCCGCTTGTTCCACTTATACCAGATGATCCACTAGTACCACTTGTGCCACTAGTACCACTTGTGCCACTAGTACCACTAGTACCGCTTGTTCCACTACTACCGCTTGTACCGTTTGACCCACTTGTTCCACTTGTACCATTAGATCCGCTTGTTCCAGATGATCCACTTGTTCCACTAGTACCACTTGTTCCACTACTACCAGATGTACCACTTGTACCGTTAGTACCGTTAGTACCATTAGTACCATTTGATCCGCTTGTGCCATTTGATCCACTACTACCACTTGTTCCACTACTACCGCTTGTGCCACTCGTTCCACTACTACCACTTATACCAGAAGATCCACTGCTACCACTTGTACCGCTTGTGCCATTAGATCCACTTGTTCCAGATGATCCACTACTACCGCTTGTGCCACTACTACCGCTTGTACCATTAGATCCACTTGTACCACTTGTGCCACTTGTGCCACTGGTACCATTTGATCCACTACTACCGCTTGTACCATTAGATCCGCTTGTACCAGATGATCCACTACTACCGCTTGATCCGCTTGTACCAGATGATCCACTTGATCCACTTAATCCACTTGAACCACTTGAACCACTAGTACCGTTTGTACCGCTTGTACCACTAGTACCGTTTGATCCACTAGTACCACTACTGCCACTTGATCCGCTTGAACCACTTGAACCACTTGATCCACTTGATCCACTTGTACCGCTAGTACCACTTGATCCGCTTGTACCACTTGTGCCACTGCTACCACTGGTACCGTTAGATCCGCTAGTACCACTTGTTCCATTAGATCCACTTGTACCGGATGATCCACTTGATCCGCTAGTACCAGACGATCCACTTGATCCGCTAGTACCGGACGATCCACTTGTTCCATTCGTTCCATTGGATCCGCTGGTACCAGATGATCCACTTGATCCGCTAGTACCAGATGATCCACTTGAACCGCTTAATCCACTTGATCCACTTGATCCACTCGATCCACTAGTACCGCTTGTACCACTAGTACCGCTTGTACCACTAGTACCACTTGTGCCATTAGATCCACTTGTGCCGTTTGATCCGCTAGTACCACTTGTGCCATTTGATCCACTTGTTCCACTACTACCACTTGTACCACTTGTTCCACTACTACCACTTGTACCGCTTGTACCACTCGTTCCACTTGTACCATTTGATCCACTTGTGCCATTTGTGCCGTTAGATCCGCTTGTACCATTTGATCCACTAGTACCACTTGATCCACTTGATCCACTTGTGCCGCTAGTACCACTTGTGCCGCTAGTACCACTTGTGCCGCTAGTACCACTTGTGCCGTTTGTGCCATTAGATCCACTTGTTCCGCTACTGCCAGACGATCCGCTAGTACCAGATGAACCACTTGAACCACTTAACCCACTTGAACCACTTGAACCACTTGATCCGCTAGTACCGCTTGTACCACTTGTTCCGCTAGTACCACTGGTACCATTTGTACCACTGGTACCATTTGTTCCATTAGATCCACTTGATCCACTTGACCCACTTGACCCACTTGACCCACTTGATCCACTTGTACCACTGGTACCACTTGTACCGCTAGTGCCGCTTGTACCACTAGTGCCATTTGTACCATTAGTGCCGTTTGTACCATTTGATCCACTTGACCCACTTGATCCACTTGATCCACTAGTACCGCTTGTACCGCTTGTACCACTTGTACCACTTGTTCCGCTTGTACCACTAGTACCGCTTGTACCACTTGTGCCGCTTGTACCACTGGTGCCATTTGTCCCATTACTACCGGATGATCCACTATTACCAGATGATCCACTTGTACCGCTTGTACCACTTGTACCACTTGTTCCACTAGTACCACTTGTGCCACTGGTGCCATTTGTGCCGCTTGTGCCGTTTGAACCACTGCTTCCACTTATACCAGATGTGCCACTTGTGCCACTAGATCCGCTCGATCCACTTGACCCACTGGTACCACTCGTACCACTAGTACCACTGGTGCCACTAGATCCGCTTGTACCACTTGTACCACTTGATCCACTTGTACCACTTGATCCGCTGCTACCACTTGTACCACTTGATCCATTTGTACCACTTGTGCCACTAGATCCGCTTGTACCACTGGTGCCACTGCTACCACTAGTACCGTTTGTGCCACTTGTACCACTGGTACCACTTGTACCACTAGTACCACTTGTTCCGCTACTACCACTTGTTCCGCTGCTTCCACTGGTGCCTGATCTACCGCTTGATCCTCTTGTGCCACTTGTGCCGGTTGTACCGCTTGTAGTACTTGTACCACTTGATCCGCTTGATCCATCTAATAAACCACTACTACCGCTTGTACCACTGCTTCCATTTTCTCCACTAGTTCCACTGGTTCCTATATCGCCACTTTGACCGCTACTACCACCCTCACCATTTGTACCGCTTGTGCCTTGACTACCACTGGTACCTGAAGATGTGCTTGTACCGCTTGTGCCGCTTGTATTGCTTGTTCCGCTTGATCCAGCTGATCCTTTTTCTCCGCTACTACCACTACTACCACTGGTGCCTGTGCCTGAAGTACCACTGGTGCTGATATTACCGCTTACACCTATGATGTATCCGCATGCATCAAACGAAAAAGTTATGGTTGCGGTATTATCATTATTGAGTACTATTGTTTCTGGTATTAATTGATTGAAATTCTCGTCGTATGTTTGAATTAATACTAGATCTGAGTTTAAATTATGATCAAATACCCAAGTTTTTGATTTTTGATCGCATGGTATTTGTTTAGTAGCAACATTGTTGAAAAACTGAGAACTGGTTCGACAATAAATAATTTTACGTAATTCGTCGATTATTTTAAGAAACAGCTCTGTGGTAGGATCTTTAAAAGTCGCTGTTAATTTTTTATAATCATACAGAGCATTATCCAATTTTATTGGAGAAACCTCGCATGGATCTTTCTTTAATGTTGACATTTCTTATAAATATAACGATACGGTTAAGTAACACCGTGTAAGTGTTAAAAACATAAATATTAATTATATTTAATTAAATAGAGAAATTGGTATTCTTCTCCACTGTCCTGCGCTGTATATATAAAAATAATTACCGTCGTAGCTTACCCAACCATCTTCACCATAATCTGATGATTGATATGGTACTTGATGATAGAATTTGTCAGGAAATCTTTGAAATACTCTAAAAGCGGTATTTATTGGTCTTTTATTTGCAGTTGTGTAAATAGGATTGCCATTGCAATCGTATCCACTGATATAGGTTTGACTATTATAGTCATAATCAAATGTAGCAATTTCTCTTTTTAACCACCCCGCTGGATATTGATAAACATAGATATATTTAGAATCATATGCTAACCAACCATTTTCTCCATAATCGGTGATAGATTTTGGAGCTGGATGAAATGGTGTTTTGGTAACACCTTCAAAACTGGGTTGTATTTTATTATATCCGTCTAAATTTGTTACTTTATTTACGTTTAGTGCCATTGTACCTTGACCTGTTACATCTGTGTAATCCAATGGACTATCTTTTAAATTGTTGCTATTCTTAATAATATTGTTTGAAATGTTTTCCATTTCACCTGCACTAGCAATTGCATTTTCTTGCAACATTACTTTTCTTACTGTAAATAGCTTTTGAGTGGTATTTTTTACCCCGTCTAAATTTGTTATGTAATTTTCATTTAACAAATATGCATTGACATTTATATCAAATGATGTTTTGATATTACGATCTTCACCTTCATTGATTTCTTGTTCGATGCTATAACTGTCTATTCTGGCTCTGAACTTAAATCTTTCTGCGTCTCCCCAGTAATCTTTAGCTGCATAATTGATTTGTTCCAACAGCTTATTGTTTTGATCTACATAATCAGTCCAAATGATACATTCGTATGTAATATTTACTTGAACTGGTAAACTTACACTGTAAATTTGTTTGGTTGGCTTGCTTGCAAACGCACCTTTGTTCATCAAATCAAATCTGTCATATTTGTTTTTCTCGCTATAATTCATTATGGTTTCATAACTCAAATAACGATTAAATGTTGCAAGATCTTTGTTATTTTCTACACTTTTTCTACGAATCATAACAGCTGGCAACAATATTTTGCCTTGATTGTCTCTGATATGACCAAACTTTTTCATAGCAAACCATCTTTCTGGATTGCCATATATAATTGGCACCTTGACAACTTCACCATTATCGTTTACTTGTAGTCTTAAAGTACTATCTAATGTGTTGATAATAGCTGTATCAACGTCCAATAACGTTACAGTAAAATTCTTTTGTTTATCTGTATCACGACGAGTTGCGTTGGCTCTATTATAGAACTTTTTAACATCTGATTGCGCAGATGCGTTTTCAATAGGATTTGGTGGCGGATTTGTATTAGTATTTGGACCCCAAGACATAAATTATGTTTGTCTTTCTACTAGGTTAATTTTGCTTAGTCTTGTGTAATGAGTATTAACAATCAAACTCCAAGACTTATCAGGATGACCACCCAAGAATTGTTCTTGAACTACGTTATCAATTTCATAATAACGTTCATTGTAAAGCACCAAATCGCCAATTTCTGGGAAATAGTTCGTGGTAATACAATCACGTTCTCTAAATCTGTAAACAATATCTTGTTTTCTATCAGGTCCATATCCTTGATTTTCTGTGTTAATGTCTTCACGTTGCACCAAACAACTCAAGTCTATACCAGAGTAAAAAACCTTACCCTTGTCACTACTGCTTTCACCGTAGATATTGGTATTGGTTTCATAAGCTGCAATTTTAAATACTTGTACAACGCATTCGATTATATCACCGATTAATTCAGAATTAACACTTCCCAAAAAATTTATATCTCTTGGAGAAAAGTATCTACCGGGAGAATAATTATTGTTATAAATACCCACATCTTTACGTGTAGATGTCCAGTATTGCTTAAAAGCTGGATTTTGTTTAGGGTATTGTGGTGATACAGGTGCTGCCATAAATTATCCTATATAAATGTGTAGTGGTACTCTGGAAAGCATCTTATTCATTTCTTCGCTTTCCTTACCTTTATTTTCCAATTGATTGACTCGCAAGGTTTTTTCCAACATATCTCTCAATTTATCAAGCAATGTGTCTTTTTCCTCCTTGGCTTCAGAACGTAACTCCGCACCGTCAAGAGTTACTTCGCCACCTGGAATTGGTACTGTACTATATTTTTGTAATATACGTCCCAATGTTTCTTTGCACAAAGCCAAGAAATATTTCTTGATCCACTGTTTGCCTGGTTGATTTATCTTACAATATGTACAGTATTCGTATGGTATATCACTTGGATCGCTAATGTATTCATAACGAGATCCACTATAAAAGTTGGTAATATCACGTTCACTTTCAACTATATAATCTATATAAACTTTGAAATTGTCGGTTGGAATTGGAAATATTCTCAACTTATTATTACCTAGAATTTCAAAACTATATGCGCTTTTACGAACCATATCATTAAACTCAATAGCTTGTACACGTTCCAAGTCTTCAAAGATCGGAGTCATTAAGAATTGTGTAGCAGGACTGTATGCGCTAAATCCCATTTCTGTTAGTACGTTACTATAACTCATACCAGTCATACTAAACGGATCATAAATACGAGCAATTGCTGGCGGTCTTTGGTGAAATACACGTTTAACTTCGATACGAGAGCCTGTCAAGTGTTCAATATCTTTACCAATCAATTGATTTAAGTCATAAACTTGTTGTGTGCTGCTTGGATTAACACTGCCACTGACAGTAATATAATTGCGTTTAACTTCATATTCGCCACCAACAAGTGCTTCTGCACCATATTGTTTGCTCAATTGAATTATAAAAGGCAATCCTGTACTTTTTACTCCTAGACCTGTTAAATTTTTGTATTGGTTTTGTGGTAATCCTTGTAAATTTACCATATTATTAACGATGTTGAATTCGTTAACTACACGGTTATATTCCAATACAGATTCTTCAAAACAGGCATAAAAATTAACATCGATCATTTCAATATCGACAATAGGATAACCCAAACGTTTTGCTGCCCACATAGCACTACTACTACAATCATTTTCAAAAGTAGTTTCGCCAGATCCTGTGTTACAACTTTCGCTTAAGTAATAACCAAATGGCACAGTGTTTTGAGTAACACTACTACCACTCCCAGGCCATCTTACCCTATCTTGATCTAAATTAGCACTCATTAATTATAAATATCTAAACAACAAAAATATACAGTTTATAATTTGTTAATTCACATATCATATTTTTTCATCCGTTTTATCAGCTGTACCTTTCAATTTACTTGATATTTTATTTAAATAATTCTTGATTTTATCTTTATAGATCTGTTTAGCAGTAATATTGTTTGGCTCTGTTGGTGCGCGATCACCCCAATGAATTTTTTGTGTAAAATACTTATCTCCAAATCTTTTCCTCAATTCCTTGGTTCTTATTACGAATGTATCTTCTGGTCCCTTATTTTGTATTATACCCAAGGCAAATGCGTCTTTTAATCTAAATCCCTTCATCTTTAATCCGGCGATTACACCCACGGGTTTACCTGTATCAGGATCAATTGGTCGATCACTATCGTCTAAAAATCTCAAATCGGTTCTATCTGCATCAATTACTTTATAACCACGATAATATTCTGGTAATTCATCAAATATTGCGGAAATATTACCACCAGCCTTCAAATATTTTTCACATTCTATATTGTTTTGTAAAGTTTCTTTTCTTGAAAAAGTCATATGTGGTTTTGAAGGATCTTCAAGACTTTGCATTGCCCATTTAAACACGGCTGTATAGTCATAAAATTTAACATCTGGATTTGCAGATTTCCAACTTTCCAATTTTTTATGAAAATCAAGATCGCTCGTACCGTTTAATCTAACCGATAACTTTAAATTGTATTTAGCAGCCACTTTTTTCAAAAACTCCATTTCAATTTGCAATCTTTCAATGAAGTCTTCAGGACGCATTGGATTCAATATTCTACCACGTTTACCTTCGGGTCCGGGTCTACCTTTGCCATAAAATCTATCTATAATTTTTGGATCTGTAGGAATATTTTTCATCTCATCAGATGTCAATTTGTCACCAAACAACCAACGAGTTTTTCTAGCTCTTGCTGCTAATTTTGCTTTTAGATATGCAGGGTTACCAGCAAAATTCAAACAACCAGCGTTACATTCCGGACTTTTCTTTGGACACACTTCGTGACCTGATGAATCAGAGGGAGCCAAATATAAAATTGCAGTCAAATATCCTTTGTCATCTAAGAAAGACTTCAGTGTTTTTGGATCGTTTAATACACTCAACAGTTTTAATCTTCCTTGAGTGTCTCGGGCAATATTCTTCATTAATTCGGCCAACTCAAAACTAATAGGCTCCTTTTTGTTCGCTTCAGTCAAACATATCTTTAAATTGTTATCGGTATCATTTATAGCTTCATATAGAGATTGATTTACGCAATTTTTACATTCACATACAAACGTATCTAGTGGGATAATACTGTCATCAGGTAACCCAAGTGTTTCGTACATTTTAACTTCTGTTAATAAATCAATAAATTTCATATGTGTTTTGTTATTCTTACTTTTAGATTACCTGTGCCTTTTATTACACGGTGGTATGTTTCTTTAGGTATAAATATTGTTTCTTTAAGTAATTGTGGTAAATTATTATCTAATTGAAAGTGCCAATTGTTATTTTCTATAACTTCAACGGTTCTGTCTTCACGATCTATATGCCATTCCAGTTCGTGAGTAGCTACATCGGAACTAAATTCTCTTATATACTGACTGTTACCCAGTGGGTTTTCTATAAACGGTAGACTCATTACCAGTATTTACCTTTACCTTTATTACCCAACGATTTCATTCTATGACTTCTGCAACTCCAATATCCAGCCGTTGTTCTATCTTTCTTTTGACTACATCTGTGTCTAGCTGCAAAACTCTTACGACGAGCCTTGCTACTAGCTCTGCTTCTCATATTTGGATCTCCAAATGTTACTTTTTTAACTTTGCCATTCTTAGATTTAACATATACAGCATATTTTTTAGGACCGCCGGGTGTTCTAAATGGTCTACTTAAATTAACAGTGCGTCCTCTATGCTTAAGTTCCATCAATAAATCTTCTTCGTCTTCGATAGGCGCATCCAAATACACTTCTCTACCTTCAAATATAGCCTTTTTACCCAAATCACTTTCAACCAATTCAGCGTCAGCGTCACACAATTCTATTAAATTTTGAAAATACAAAGTACGAACTTCTTCGATTAAATCAAAATAAGACTCACTATAGGTTCTAAAAATGTTTTCGCTAAGTGGAATTTTATTGTCAATATGATAACGTAAATAAGAACTCATCACTGGTTCTATGTTCTTAGGATGTGCCATCGGACACAACGAATCGTTCTCTATTAAGTCATTAAGTTTGATCATATTGATAAATATTAGTTTTATTATAAAAAATAATATTTATATTATATGAACTTTAAAAAACAACTGTTTTACACCATCGTAATTTTAATACTAACCGGTTGTATTTCGTCTGAAGTTAGACCGGCGAAGCAAGTTACAACTGCACAAGACGCTGTTGCTAAACAAGAAGCCAAAGTAGATAATACGATGGTAGAGTTGGAAAAAGTAGAAAAAGGCAAACGTGTACAAGCATCGTCTTTGTCTATAGGTATTCAACACTCTTTAAGTCAAGTAACAAACCCGTCAGTACAAGTAGATACTGCTAAATCACTCAATGAACGTGTAATTTCTATAGTTGGATCACCACACATAGATGAAATTAAACGTATAAAAGCTACCGTTGATTTATTAAACAGTCAAGTTGCTGAGGAAAGAAAAAAGGGTGATCAATTACTATCACAACGTGACGAAATCATAAACAAATTGCAAAAAGAAAAGTCTGCTTTGAAAGAAAAGTATGACGATGAATTATGGCAAATGACTGATAAAGCAAAAGAAATTGCAAAAGAAGCTGATCAAAGCAAGGCTACTTTGGATGCTATGAGTGGTATGTTTGGTCTTAATGCTGTATTTTGGGGTTTAAAAAAGTTCTTTGTTAGTGCAATGACCGCAATTATCATATTTGTTGTGGTATTTGTTATATTAAGAATATTAGCAACAGTACATCCAGCAGCTGGTGCAGCATTTAGTATATTTAATATGATTGGTTCTGGATTACTAAGTTTGGTAAAAGCATTAACTCCACATGCATTTGAATTGGCTAACTTCGCTTCAAAAGACAAAGTTGATGAATTCAAGTCTCCACTTGTTAAAATAGTTGATGTAATTCAAGAACTAAAAGAAAAACAAAAAGAATCTCCTGATAGAGTATATCCATTGACTGAAGTATTGAAAAGATTTGATAAAGAAATGGATAGTTCCGAAAAAGAATTGATTGATGATATTCTAAAAGAACAAAAGTGGATTAAATAAATTAATATTTATATTTATTATATAATTGTTTTGGATTGTTAACAAATGTTATGTGTTAATAAACTAAAGACGATTATGGATACAAATACAGCACACGTAATATCTCAACAGGTACTAGAATCAACCGCACAAGATATGACAGGCAAATATGTCTGGATGTTCGTAGCGGGATTAGTAATTCTAATGTTTAAATCAAGCATTGAAAAACTTGCCGCGGCACTGTTTATGTTTATTGGGTCCGATTACAAAGAAGATGATGTTGTATATATTGATGGCAAACCCGGCAGAATTGTTCGTGTGGGACTTACAAAAACTGTATTTTTCATATATGACGTAGTAGATGGTAAGGTTGTAGGCGGAAGTAAATTAGTTATCCAAAATGAAAGACTAGCTGGTCTAAACATAGAAAAACCACTACCTCAATTGGATTTAAGCCGTTTCAAAAAAGACTAATTTACTAATTAAACTATGGCTATTAACATTTTTACCCACATCAAACGTGGGTTATACGATAACGTCTACAACTGTATCGAAAAAGAAAAAGTAGATGTCAATCAAAGAGACGATGATACAGGCAATCCACCATTGGTTGTTGCTGTAGAAGAAAATCAAGTGGAAATCGTAAAACTACTGTTAAATCACGGTGCAGATCCCAACTGTAAAGATTGGACCAGTAAAAATACAGCACTGGATGTAGCTGAACAAAAAGGTTTTAAAAATATCGCAGAAATACTACAACAAAGAGGTGCAAAATACAGTAGCGGTAGTAGTTTCCATTTAGCCGCAAAAAATGGTGATATCGTTTCTATTGAAGAAATGTTAGACAAGGGATTTGATATCAATGAAGTTGACGCTGGCAAAGGTTGGACCGCACTACATTATGCAGTAAATTACGGACAAAAACACTTGGTTGAATATCTAATTGTAAGAGGAGCTGATGTTAACAAGAAAGATTTCTTGGGTAAAAATAATCCTATTGACGTACTATCCAATACCAATAGAGGTGACATTGTTAAGTTATTGAATAAGTACGGTGCTAAATCCGCAGGAGGTGTTAGTATTCATTTCTGCGCAGAAACAGGAGATTTTGAAGGTGTACAATCGTTCTTTGATAAAGATGGTAAAATCAATGGCAGAGATGAAAAGAATGGATGGATGCCACTACATTATGCCGTTAACGCTAACGATGTTGATATGGTGGAATTTTTGGTACATTTGGGTGCGAATGTTAACGGTGCAGATTTCAAAGGTGAAATTGCTCCGTTGGATTTGGCATTTAAGACGGGTAATGTAGAAATGCAAACATATCTGCAATCCAAAGGTGCTCAAAGAAAAAAGAAACACGATATTGGTGGTGGTGGAAAAGATGTAAACATATACATCACAGATGAAGTTAAAAAGCAAATTGCATTGTTTGTTGAAAAACGTAATCGTGAAGAAGCTGCAATAAAGAAACACGAAGAAGAACAAGCATCAAAAGAACCAAAGAAAAAAGATGCACCAGCTAAGAAAATTAACTGGAAAGATTTCTTGAAACTTAAAGATATTCCAGTGGTAGAAAAGAAAGAAGAAAAGAAGGTAGAAGTTGTTAAACCCGTCAAACAAGTTGTCAAGAAAGTTGAACAAGTTGATGTAGAAGTCAAATCTGGTAGATTGCAATTGGACGTAGAACAAGAAGGTTATATATTCTTTATGGATATTGTTGCTTATAGTAAGAAAACAACAGATGAACAAAAGAAGGCTTGTAAAGATTTGGGTGCATTGGTTAAGTCTACAATGCAATACAAAACAGCTAATGCGCTTGAAAAGTTAATTATATTACCTACTGGTGACGGTATGGTATTGGGATTCTTTACTTATTTGGAAGATGCAATGAATTGTGCAGTTACTATAGCTAAAGCAGTAAAGGATAGACCGGATTTACAAATGAGAATGGGTGTACATTGTGGACCTGTAATACCAATGGAAGATATTAATGGCAATCTCAATATCAGTGGTGATGGTATCAACTATGCTCAAAGAGTAATGGATGCAGGTGAAAGCAATCATTTGTTGGTTAGTTCAGCAGTAATGTTAAAATATGATAGACCACCATATGTATTAGTAAATGACTTGGGGGATGTGGTTGTAAAACACGGTGTAGTTATGCATTTGTATAGTTTACACGGTAGTGATTTTGGTAACAAATCATTTCCATCTAGTAGAGTAAAGAAAGCAGAACCAACAACAAATAAACCAGTATGAGAACAATGCCTTTAGTAAGACAATATCATCCAAGTATTGTTAATACAGACTTGGATGTATACAAAATAAAGGATAGAGTTATGGCAGCTCCTATAAATAATCACCCTGATCCATTTCAAGTAATAGATAGACTTGGTATCAATAAGATTAATGCTACCAAAATTAGAACTGTAGTATATAATTCCAAAGGTCTTTTTTATATAATATAAATCTTGACAGTTAGAGTTATATGGTTATACTGAAATAATGTCGGAGTATTTTGACCCCACATTAATTTACATCAAAAGCATCAATAAGAATGTTGCAAAAACTCTTATTGAAAAGAATCATTATACACACAAGTGGTCTCTTTGTACTGTAGCTTATGGAGTATACTATAAAGAATATGTAGAGAGTACATTCTTTGGTGGTTTTAACGAACGATTAATAGGTGTATTAGTATATGGAAACGCCGTGGGTAGAAATGCTAGTACCAGTATCTCTTCACTACTTACTAATAACAATGTGTTAGAATTAACACGACTGTGGATTGCAGATGGTTATGGTAAAAATATAGAAAGTTATTGTATAGCTGAAAGCTTTAGATTATTAAATACTGAATATCCCCACATCAAATGTATTCTCAGTTATGCGGATAGTGAAGCTGGACACGCAGGCACAATCTATCAAGCAACTGGCTTTCTATATCAAGGCGATAACTATGTAGATATCGCTATAATGCCTAACTATAGTGTTAGTTTAGTTGGTCCTCCTAACTATGATTGGATACACAGCAGAAGTGTATATTCAAGATGGAAAACACACAGCGTAGATAAACTAAAAGAACGTATTGGTAGAACATTCTGGCGCAAACGAGAAAGTGGTAAACATCGTTATATCAAGTTTATCAGTAACAAAATAGAAAATAAAAAGTTGACTAAATCTCTTAAACATAAAGTTCTACCTTACCCCAAAGATACTTCGTTCAAAGAAGAAGTACAAGAAATCGTTGTAACATCTACCAACGAATTTTTTGAATAAAAATATGAAAGACTATATTACATTAAAGGATGTAAAATCCAGATACAAAGAAGATTTATTATTCGTAAAAACAAACCCGAAACTGTTTATTATTAATTTATTTACGCAAAATAAACAATTTAGACATTGGGAATATATGTGGATCAAAGTAATAATTGGACTTATAAGATTATACTTTGTAAGTTTTATATGTAGATGTAAATTTTGGATTGTTTGTATTTTAAGTGGACATTTTCCTTGGGAAATAAAATAAAACTAATATTTTCTTTTATGTAATTTGATCGTGGTTAATGATACTCCATACTTCTCACTTAATGCATTGTTAGTAAAACTACCACTCTTTAAATCATCAACAAATTCATTCTTTCTAAGCGCAAAATTTCTCTTTTGTTCACTAATCTTACGTTTCATTTCATCACTCATAGCACCACGCTTTTTGCCTTTTAATCCATTATCATAACTGTAATTAATATTACGATTAGCCAATTTGTCATTTCTCTCCTTGTACTTAAGTGTACCACTGTCAATACCATACTTGTCAACAAACCACTCCAAAGTATAACGTCCTACAGCACGATCACGTTGCCTTTCTTTAGCCTCATCACTATGCTTTTTACCGTGCATAGGATTTTTAGCTCCTAGATTAATATCAGATAGTAACTGACGAGTTTCTTCTTTATCAGGATTATGTGTAAAATTATCGCCTCCACTTGCGGTTGGGGTAATATTATAACCTATATCACGCATATAGGGTTTAAACATATCTAAATAAAATTGTTCTCGTTTAAACAATTCACATTCTATTACATTTTCTAATATAATAAATTCAAAACTGTTTTCCCCGTAAAAATCCCAAGCGTGTTGTAATTTAGGATTCTTATGTTTATTCTTTTTTAAATCATTTTTATGTTCCCACCAACGACGATCAATATCTTTAGCAGAACCAATATAAAACTTGCCATTCTTAACATTTGTAATTTTGTATATACCACTTTTCATATAATATAAGTATATACAAGTTCTATGGTAATGTCAATTATTTTTTATTAGTGCAAGAAAAAACCCCAACTTTCGTTGGGGTTTTTGAGTTATTTTATTTCTACTAAGTATTATACGGTATCGAGATCGCCGATAATAACTTTTCCATAGAACTCTGGGCGCACTACCTTCTTAGCGTAGCGGGTCATTACGCCTCTACGTGGAGTGAAGTTCACTGGATCATAGACCAATGGAGTTTGGATTAGTGGGATATATGGAGCATATACAGCACCGGTTTCTAGGAAGTTGTTTCCACGGAAACCAACCAATACTACGTTATCGGTCATGTATGGGTTCTTGTAAACTTGGAAGCGAGAAGCAAAGCTACCAACGCGGCTTACGCCCATTGCGAACTTAGCTTGATCACCATCAGTGTTTACTACATATCCTGGGATTGATTCTAGGATAGTTGCAACGTCTGGACTTACGACCAAGAAGTTTGCACCACCACGTAGGGTCAATTTTTGGATTGTGTTAGATACCTTTTGGATCTTGTTTCCAAGAGTTTGGAACCAAGTGCTCTTTACGTAAGCAGTACGGTTTGGTGAACTGTTTGCATTACGTGTGAAGATTGCTTCACCAGTAGTTGCATTCAATCCCTTGCTGAATTCAACACCGATTTGGGCGGACCAAGCTTCGGTTGTTATGCCTTGAACGGCTTCGTTCAACATGTCTAGGATTTCAAGATCGATTTCCATAGATACATATTCACTCAATAGAGCAGTAAGTTCTGCTTCTGCGTCGATGGAGTGATATGCGTTCAAGTCTTGAGCCAATTCTGGGGTCCAGACTGCTTTCAACTTACGGGTCTTAGCAACGATTGGTTCGCTGTTTAGTACCAAGTTTACTTCTGGGATACTGATATCAGTATCGATGCTTTGTGTAGGAACGTTACCAGCGGTACCGGAACCTTCACCTGGGGTCTTACCAGCTTCGAAGTCACCACGTAGGTTATCGGTAGGTTGTAGACTATAGATCAACTTAACGTTGCTTGCTGCACCACCGAATGCGCTATTAGAAGCGGATACGATATATACGGATTGATAGAATGGATTGCTCAAACTACCAGTGTTAATTGCTTTTGAATAGGTGTTCAATACCAAACCATTGCTTCTTAGAGAAGTTGGTGCAACTGAACCTGAAATCAAGTTGAATGAACGTACTGCGTTCAAGTCAACGTTGTACATATATCCTTGACCAGCAACACCAGTGGTGTTGTCGTCGTGGTTCAAGATAACCTTGAACAACTTCTTAGCTACGACAGATGCGCTTAATTCAGCAGCAAATTGAACGTCGTTCCAAGAAGCGGTTTGGATGGTGTTACCAGTTGCGGTTGCAGTTGCACTCTTAGCTAGGGTAATAGCAGAGCTACTTACTGGACGAACTGAATAAGCAAAAGCACCTTGACCGTATAGACCACGTACTGCGTCATCAGTTGAACCCAACTTCTTACCTGTACCACCAAACAAACTGTCGTTCAATTGCTTACCTGCACGGGTAGTTACGGAACTACCGTTGTTCAAGTTACGCAAATCACTACCAGGAGCGGTTGTACCATACTTGAAGTCTAGATAGAAAATTAGACCAGATGGTAGATTCATTGGTTGTACGCTGACGAATTCCTTAGCGGCGATTTCAGCGAATACACGACGTACCAATGGTAGAGCTACACCAGCCCATTGTTCTGAACTGGTAGAGGTACCGGTGGTGGTTGCTTCGTCAAGCAATTGTTTTGCTTGGTTTTCCAATAGGATTGACATATGTGCTTTTTCAACACCTTGGCAACCTTCTAGGAGGCCTGTCTTTTCCCACTTGGATTGTAGTCCACGTGTTTCAGCCATCAATTTGGCTTGTGGATTCATATTTCCTGTCAATAGACTTTTTACATCCATACTCATATTTTTGTTTCTTTCTATATTAATTACTGTTAGGTTTTTACTCGCAAACTAATTACTTCTTGATTCCTGCGAGTTTTTGGAATCTTGAAGCCATTACTTCAGCTTGAGGTTCTACAATGGTAGAATCAGGCTTTGTACTGGATACTGGTTTGCTTGCCAAACCTTCGGTGATAGTTTGAGCAGTTGTATTGGTCTTTTTCTTGACAACTGATGCACCGGAATTAAGTGATTCGGCTAAAACTGTATATGCCAACTTGACTTCACGAATATTCTTGGTCAAGTCGAAAGTGTTGATGATCTTCAACTTTTGATCTTCGGTAAGAGCTTTACCTTTGAACAATTTGTTGGTGTAGAGCAACTTAGCATTCAATAGATTTGTTTCAGATAGAACACTCTTCAAATACTTTACAGTCTTGATGTGTTCGCTCAATTGAGACTTTAGTTGTTCGTTTTCTTCGTTGATAGCTACTAGAGCTTCTGCCATTTCTTCAGCGGATACTTCTTCTGAGTATTCACCTTCTGAAGGAGATGGAACTTGAGCTGGGGCTGGAGCTGGTACTTCAGCAGCTGGAGCGGCTGGAGCAACAGGAGCTTCTGGAGCTGGAGCAGGTGCTGGTGCAGCTGCTGGATCTTCGCCTTCTAGTTCTGCTAGAAGTTCGTCTAGATTAATTTCTTCTTCCATTGAATCATCAGATTCACCGGCATCGTCGGAATCTCCTTCGGATACTACTTCACCTTCTAGTTCTGCTAGAATTTCGTCTAGTTCTTCACTAGTTACTTCAGCACCTTCTTCAACGGCAGCTTCTTCTTCAAGCTTTACGTCGAATTCTTGCTTACCTGCTGGAGTTGTGTTTTTATTTGAAGCTGGTGATGGTTTGGTTGGGTGTTGTTTTGTAGCAACATTGCTGTCATCCTTACCAATGTTAGAAGATGCAAGTTTTTCTTCAATCTTGCCTTCTTCACCTTCTGGTGCTTCGGTTTCTTCTGCCATTTCTTCCTTGAGTTTATCTGCAAACATTTCTTTCATACTGTTTGCAAAACTTTCTTCGAGGAAGGTCTTTGCATTTGCCAATGCTGTTTCACGTACAGCCTTTGCATCCGCAATGCTTTCTTTTAATAGATCGCTCATAATTATATTTCTGCCTTTCTTATTGTTATTTGTTGGTGAAGCTATTGAAGAACTCCAAAGAAGATAAATGTATGTGACATCAAAGAATGATGTATTTGAATAATAAATATAATTTAAAATTGAAACAAATGAAAATATTTTATATTTATTGATATATGCCTGCAAAAAGCGAAAAACAAGCCAGACTATTTAGATTGGTAAGAGCACTACAAAAAGGTGGAATCAAATCAAAAGAAGTTTCACCACAAGTTCGTAAGATGGCACGTACCATCAAACCAAGTAGTGTAAAACACTTTGTTAAATTGAAAGAAATATTGAAAAGTCTTAATGAAGCAGAATATTCATTAAGTGATTTTGATATCATTAAAGGCAAATCATTTAACCAAGTGCTAAAAGAAAATGAAGGTATTGCGTTTACTAAAAAAGAAATGTTAACTTTTCAAAGTAAACAAGCGGGATTTAGTGGATTTGGAAAAACAAATTTTATTCCTAACCCACCAGAAAATACAAAAATAGAAACTGAAATATTTAGTAATGGTAGTACCAAGAAATATGTGTTTAAAAAGCTCATAGATCAAAAAAATGAAAATTTAATTGTATATGCTTGTTTTATTCAAAGATCTTATCCTGATAAACCAGACAAAGAAATATTCAGTATGTTAAGTACTGCTTTGGATAAGAATAAAGATTCTGAACAAACAAAAACCCTATCTGACTTTATAGATAGAATTAACTCTTATGGCCTATAATTTCAATCCAAATCTAGCTAAACATATGAATTCCACAAAAGACAATTATAAGTTTATAAAAAGAACTGGGGACGAAACTCCATATTCCAACCCAGATGTGCGTTCTATGAATAATAGCTACAACAATTATAAGTCTCCAAAATTAATTAACTTTATAAACAATGATAATTTTGAAGAAGAAAAAATGTTTAAGTTAGAAGATATAGATAATCCAAACGGATGGGATTTTACGGAAATTGATATATTGGGTGAAATGAATTTTCGTATAGATGATGAATACAGAATGTTTTCTGAAATAGAAGTTCCATCTTTAGATATGGTCAACGAGAAAAGAAAAACCTTCGTCTATAAAACAGACGAAGGTTATGTGATAGAAGCAAATAGAAGATACGTTTTTGAATCGTTCGATAAAATGTTGGAATTTATTGATTCGATACCGATGAGTTAATAGTGCCTTCTTGTGGTTTTGGATCAGTGTGTACTTGGTCGGCAATTTCAAAATAACGTTCCAATCTCATACCAACTTGTTCATACAACATTTCAAGTTGTTTTTCAATTTCTTTCATTTTGTTGGCTTCTTCATACATTTTGGCAGCGTCTCTTTTGATTTCTTTCATATCACGTTCAACCATTTTGGCTTGCATCCAGTCGCCACATTCTTTAATTGCGTAGCGTTCTGCTAGATTAACAGCCTCCATAATTTTTTGTGCAGTTTCATATACACAATCGGCTTTTAATCCCTTGCGATATTCATTATAGGATCTAATAGCACCAACCATTTTTGACTTTTCTTCTTTGGTAAGTGGACTATAAGCTACTTCAGTGGAATTTTCTAGTAAATGTTTTAATTTCATACTTTATAAATATTATAATTCTGATAGAATGTTGTGAATAATTCTTTCTACATTACCGTATGGGTTGACAATTGTTCTTTGTTCTACACTTTCATTGATTTTGCCTTGAGGATACATAAAGGCACCTTGTGTACTAGGATTGCTTACAAAGTCAAATGCGATCAAATCAAAATCGTCTTGTACAATGTCGGCACCTTCTCTCATATCTTTTTTAACACTGCCTAATCCTCTGCTGCTAATACCTAATAAAATTCCAGATTGCAATAAATCTCTAAGAATATTACCACTTGGTGTGGGCAGTATTTCAACTGTTCCAACCAAATCTTTGTCTTCCCAACCCATATCAACAATGTTGTGACTAACGTTCTTTAAGTTAACCACGCTGCTTTCTGGATGATCCAACTCACCCATAGCACGACGTTGTTTTACGAAGTTTTGCATATACTTTTCAGCTTCACGCTTTAGTACATCTTCTGGGTACACTCTTCCATTTTGATTCTTTGCATCCGCACGTTGTAATACGCCGGTTACGTATAGTTTTCCATCTTTAAGAGATTCATTTAAAGATGTCTTTTTAAATTCAAATGGTAATATGTCTATCAATACTTGTTTCATATATGTGTTAAGCTTTAGGTTGTGTTGTTCCTGGTTGTTTTGATTGATCTGGTTGATTTGCAACAGTTGCGTCTTGCTTATCTGCGGTTATTGTGTTTTGTGGAACAACATTTTGTTGACTTTGAGGGTCAACCAATGCTTTTGATTTAGCAACTTGATATTGATCTTTTGGTTTCAAATTATCAGCATTACCTAAAATTTTAAGTTTAAATCCTGGCTTGATGAAAAATTTAGCTACTTTTTGTTTATTTTCTTCACGACCAATTATTATAATAACGTATCTGTCGTAGTAATAATCAATAGCAACACCAGTTACATTTATAGTATAATCTGTCTCAGGTTGTTTATATCCTTTACTGGCTCTAACTACGATTTTCTTACCTAAAATTTTGTCTTGGATTGTTTTTTGTAGATTGTTCTTTAATGCCTCGGTTGAACCTTTTAACTTGGTATCAAATGCTGTAAAATCAGGCAATACATCATATGTTTTTAAATCTACAGATGGTGAAGGTTCGGCTTGCTTTGGTTGTTGAGTTGGAGGTTGAGCAGGTGACGGTTGTGGAACAGAAGCTTTCTGACCTTCTTGTTCATATTTTAAACCATTAAAACCTTCAGTAAATGGTAAACTTCCTTGTTTATAACCAATCAAATTTGGATCTAAATTTGGATCATTATGTTGAACCAATCCATTTTTATCTGTATATGTATCTCCCAATTCAATTGATTGAGCAGGAGTACTATATGCTGGTTCACTATACATTTGATTTTCCAACTTATAATTAGGACTTCTTTTAATTGGCTTAGCTAATTTATATCCCAATTGTGTGTATGTATCTGGTCTTGCTCCTCTTTTGGAAAAAGCAAATGGAGTTCTTGCAGCGTCACCACCAACAGCAACTGGACCAGAAGCAACAGGTGCGGTACCTGTTGTACTAGCTTCATTTTTAACCTTTAGGTTGGTTAAAATCTTTTTAATCTTTTGTTTAAGATTTTGCTTCATTTTTGACATCAATCTTTTTAATTTCTTCTATCAATTCGTATACATTTAACAATGAAGTCAATTGATTTTCTTTAATTACGCCAACACAAGATTTTGTTGAAAACTGACTAATAACTTCATTTATTTTAATTTTAACCACTTCAGAGGTAACATTCTTCACTTGATCTTTTAATACTCCACTTATTCTCTTGTACTCTTCGTTGACGTATTTTGTAAATTTACTGGAGTTGGAAACATTAGTAATATATTCTTTTAGAAGTTTCTTTTGATCTGGCAAAAGATTGTTGTATTTGGTATTGAAGTTTTCAATCAAGAATTTATAGGCCAACAATCTAACTTCAGCACTTTGATTTCCATAAACATCCATCATTTCTTGTTCTGACTTCTTTTCTTTTGTTAAGCTCTCAACAATATATTCTCTTGATTCTAACAATTCAGATACATCAAACTTGACTTCACTTTTATCTTGATCTTCAAATAATTTGTATATAGAGGCGTATAACTTATAATTTGGAATTTTATTTTTCAAAAATTCGTCTATATTATACTTCTCTTTTATTTCTTTAATTATGTTGTACTTTTGCTTGTTCAATTCGCGTTCATCTAGTTTGGAACGTGTTTGCAAAACAACATTCAAAAGACGTTCAGCGGAAGAAGCATCTTTGCTTTTTTGTTGTAGGATGAAATTGTAAAGTTGCACTTCTTTTCCTAGTTCTTTGCTTTCGTGAAAATACTTGAACATCAGATTTTTGGTAAATGATTCATCTCTCCCCGCTAGAATGTCGGCTGTTATTTGTCTAGTGAGTAGTTCAAACAATATTCCAGCATTCTTGAATTTCGAATGTTTTGCTTTCTTGTGCATATTATTTATTATTATTTATAAATATAATCAATGTGGTTAAATATGTAGGAATTATACTATTCTTTTATATTTTGTTCATCCATAAAAGATTTTTTACTTCCCTCTCGTAATATTTCTTTTTCTTGGTCTAAAGTTTTTAGTACATCGGTCAATCCTTTAATAGATTCTAGTGATAGCGGAGACTTGTTTTTATACTTGTGCGTCACAGACAAATCACTACGTCTATTGTTTTCTAATGTACCCAATGGATCTTCGCCAAATCGATAATCACGTGCATCTTTTCTACCAGTTTGATCACGTTCTGCTAATTTTGGGGGTGTTGATTTTTCCCCACCAGTTTCACCACCTTTTGGTTCGCCTCCACCTGGCGGTTCTCCGCCTGGCTCACCGCCAGCTGGCTCGGCGCCGCCTGGTTCACCACCTGGCCCACCACCGGATCCACCGGCTCCTTCTTTATCGTCCTTGTTTAAGAATGATAATGCTGGATCATTGCCTTCTTCTTCGATTTGTTTAAATCTATATGTACCTTTAGCATCATCGATAAGTTGTTTTTGCAACTCAATCATATCTTGATCTGATAAACCAAAAATATTTTCATAGATCCACTTCTTAGAAAATACTTTTTGTTCTTGCATATCTTTGGAGAGCTCGACTTTGCTTTTATATACGTCGATCTTTTCTTTTTCAAAGATAGTAGATGGATTGGTCAATTCCAATGTAAAATCGACCAACGATTCATCTCTATATCCTTGTGAATATAAATGAATAACCGCAATCTTATTTAACTCACTTACAATAATACGTTGAATACGTTGAACAGTTCTAGCAAAACGTATATCTTCAGCTGCCAATGTAGCTTTACCGCTTAGACTTTCATCATAACCTAAAAATGCTTTGGGAATCTTAAGCGCTGCCATCATTTTGTTACGCAGATATTCAATATCATCAGTACCTGTCCATTCTAGACCAGACAAGTTTTCGATACTTGTACCACTATCACTACCACGAACTGGCAAGAAAAAGTCTTCTACCATGTTCTGCAAATTGAATCTTAAATTGTAGTCGCCTGTTTGTTGATCCAAATATGGTACTTTTTTCATTTGATCCATAATGCGTTGCATATGGTTATCAACTTCATTTGGAGGAATATTACCGATGTCAACCTTGAAAATACGTTTTTCAGGAGCACGCATAATACGATGAATTAACATTGCGTCTTCCATCAAACTCAATTGTTTCCATACGCGACGAGCACCTTCTAAAGAACTTTTTCCGTATGGCAAAAAGTTACTATCACTCAACAAACGAAAATGTGCAATTTGATAATTTTCCAGATCTTCTAGTTTATTACCATATGGAAGGTTGACTTGGAACTTAACAAAATTCTTATTTGATAAATGTGCGTTTTCTACACGGGTTACATAATAAGTGCTCAATGGTTCTACCAAATAAACACCATATTCAGGGCTAATATGTAAACGTAGATAAAAATCTCCGTATTTGACCATACAACGAGTCCAACTCCAAAGATTGAATTCGATGTTTAAAATGTCATAAAACAAATTGTGTAGAATTTGCTTGATTTCATCGTTGGATGATTTGATATGAATTACTTCACCCATTTCATTTCTAGTTGTACATTCATCTGCATAGATATCCAATGCAGATGCTAGAATTGGATCCATATCCATTGTATCATAATCACGAAATAGTTCTACACGACTACTTTGATATGATAAATTGAAATCTCTTGTGTATTGATTATATGAAGTGGTGCGTAATCTATTAAAACGATCTCTTAAACTATTACGATCTGTAGCATACTGAATTTCGTCAGTATCAATTACTTTTAATTTTTTACCACCGATATTACGAACAATTACATCATTTGAAAACAAACGTTTCAAACGTGCAAATAATGAACGATTGCGTAATTCTTGAAAAGATTTATCTGCCATATTATTCTAGTATATAAGTATTTACAACAACCAAGTTAAACTTTCTTTTTTGTCATTTACAGTAAATTCCATCGTCTTTTGATGATCAGGTACAGTGCTTACTTGTTTTGGCACAGTTATTTGACTTGTTACTTTTGATATTTTAGAAACCATTGCTTTATTATAAGCTATTTGTTCGTTTCTAAGTTTTAAAGCTGTTTCACGAATCCACAATCCAATGCCTAGTGACATAACTAAATCATCATTATATCCCTTCATAGCCTCAGCTTTAGCTCCATTCCATATAAACACATTCAATTCCTCATAAAGTCTTTTAGACTTGATTATAACACCTTTTTCTCTAAAAAAGTTTTCTAGTTTACTAATGATTAATGGTCTATTTTTACTAGTGGTTGTAAATCCGGCCACTAATTTTTTGTCCGCCGAATTTAATTTATTAGTATATGTTTTTTCCACATCTATAACAGTTAAATCAGCTGCACTATAAAATGTATTTTGATAATCTCTATCTATAATTTGTTGAAGTGTAGCCCAACCCACGTTATTGTTTTCCACGACTAATAACGCATTATTATATTCAGTTGCAACACTTACCAACAAGTTTCCATAATCCTTGGTAGTTAATTGTCCTTTATATTCCGCAACTTGTTCCAATGTTTCTATGTCAAAGATATGAAATGCGCTATAATCTGCTCCATCTCCTCTCGCACAGTCGGCCGTTAATATGTAATTTTTACTATAATTTGGATAATCCCATATCCAAAAATCTTGATTATTACCACGTTTTTCAATTGGATCTTTAATATAAGTTTGTTTATAAAACTCTAAAATATCAATACTCACAACTTGATTACCAGATGTACTAAAATCACAATCACATTCTTGCGCTGCACCTTTTACACCTGACAATTCTGTTTGTTTATCTCTCCAAGCTTGATCTCTTTCTGGATGTAGATGCCATGGTAATCGTATTGTTTTAAAGTTGTTCTTACCTTCTTCAGCTTCTACCCACGTTTTATGAAAGAAATTACCAACACCATTTGGCGTACTTAATATAATAGCTCTACCACCAGTAGACAGTGTATATTGTGATGACAACCAAATTTCTTCAATACCGTCAATAAATGCAGCTTCGTCAATGATTAGTAAAGATAGTGCGGATGATCGACCAGCGGTACCAGCAGATGATACTGCTTTGATTTGCGATCCATTTTTTAGACGTAATGAAAGACGATTGTCTTCTACACAGGGAACTTTTAACCAAGACGGCAAGTTATCATTAGCAAATCTAACTTTGGTAACGATTTCTTTTGCGGTTTCTTGAGTAATACTAATACAAAGAATATTCTTATCGTTATGGAATGTCATTAACCACAAACTATAAGCTGCTGTAAGAGTACTAATACCCATCTGACGACTTTTTAATACAATATTAAGACTATTATCTACGAAGTCTGATAGAGTTGTCTCTTGAAAAGGAAACAATTCAAAGTTACAAGTACCACGAATAGGATGTTGGATCTTAACATACTTTTTCATAAAGTATATTGGATCCTCAATACACTTCTTATACTCTTGCTTTATTATTTCTCTTAGATTTGGCTGACTCATACTTTTCTTCGTAATCTTTTATCTTAGCGTTTAGTTCTTCTAAACGTTTATAGAGTAGTTCTAAATCTTTATTTAGATCCTCTAGTATTTTATTATAATCTTGAATGCCTTCCCATCTTTCAAATGAACCATCTTCTTCTAAGAATTCAACTGGTTTTCCTTGATTTTCTTCGCAGAACTTTTTACTTTCTTCAAACTTTTTCTTATAATCTTCCAAAATACTACGTTCATTTTTTAAATCCTGAAGTTCGTTATATACGTCGAACATTCCGATTAATTTAAGATTTGTTTGGAAATCAATAAAACAATCGTAGCAATATCCTGTTTTGGGCCAAACACGATCATCTAAATAATTGCCCCAACGAACATCCATCTTACAACATTTACAACGTTGTTCATTGATAATCGTAGCGCGTTTTTGAACTCTACGTTTACTACCATTTTTCCAAACCCATTTACGTCCTTGACCATCCTCCCACTCTTCACCTTCTTTACGGGTTGAATTTTCCAAATTAGAATCATATCCTACTTGGACGAATGGACGAACGCCATCAACATAATCTTTAACAATATCAAGATTGCTTTTACCTAATGCTCTTTTCATAACAAATATGTATTTATTTTATTTCTTAAACTTACTTTCCAAACCTTTTATAATAAAACTTCCTGTAATTTTGAAAGGATTGTTATAAATATTTGGATCTCTAACCACGATTCCTTCATGTTTATCTAAGTCACCAATCTCACTAGTAGCATTCTTTAATACTTCATCTCCTAATTTGATAGTGGTTAAATAAACAATGGTATCATTTATAATCTTTTGAACGTCTTGACCGGCAAAATCTTGCGTAATATTTTTGCTGTTTGAAGCATTAATAAATTGTTCACGGGTGATAAGTGGAAGATCGATTTTTACATTTTTTAACCAGTCTTTTAATGACTTGGTTTCAGCAACTTCTGTAGGATATAATGTTACTGGTTCTCTCAATACTTTGGCCAAATTTGGATCCGATTTAAATGATGTACCAACGCTGCCTAGTACTTTGAATCCATACTTCATTGCAACCTTATTTAATTTATTGATGTAGGACTGCATTGCCGCTTTATCATACGGTATTTCAACAGCAACACGGGATTTTACACTACCATCCTTACCAAATGTCTTTGGTTTGATCTCTTTTAAGCCATGAATTGCTAAAAAGTTTCCAATATCACCATAACCAACTACGTTTGTTGTACCTTCTACATATTCAATATTAAACAATATATTTGGATTGTTCAACAAGCCCAACTTTTTTAATTCGGATTTGGTACTTGGAATCGCTTCATCGAAAATATTGATTACTTTAGTTCCAATATTAATAAATCCATGACCTGGTTCAAATCTATTTGGCAAATCTTCGGGTCTCATGCCCTTAATATCAAGTGGTTTTGCTGATCCACGATCCATTACAAATTGGCTGTTTATCATACGGATACTTGCATTAACACCGTCAATCTTTACACTACCGGCGCCTTGCTTCAGAGACTTTACTGCTTTCGCAAATACACCTACCAATTTAGCGCCAGTATTTACAAAATCAAATGGATGTGCCATATGTCCACCTGCGCCGCCTTCTTGTATTACCTCACTTAAAATGTTATTTAGTCTTATCATATGGTTTTAAAAATGTTTTATCAAATACAGTAATTGCTTTTTTGTAAGAACTCTTAGTTTCGTCTAAACTATTATTAGTAAATTGCCAATTCCAAAATAATTGGTCTGGTGTTTTGAATCCAAAAAACTGAAGTACTTCTTTTTGTGTTTGTGTAACATCTTTGCCATTCCAATTTTGTCCAGTTGCAATGAATCCTGAATCAATATTTTTAACAATATTACTTTCTCCCAACGTAGAATGTCTGTTTTCAATCCAAGTCAATCTTTCGATCAATTTTTGATAAAAACCATTGGCTTGACCCCATCTCACACTAGCAAAAAATAAAACGGTATCACTTTCAAATAGCTCTTTACTTACTTTCCATAATTCATCGTTCTTATTATTAATACTAGCCCAACAACGATGTTCTCCTGTTGGGTTTTTTTCTTTATCTTTTAAAGATGAATCTTTTGTACCACAATGATTTCCCCATTTTGACGATACATTGCCCTCACACGGAACTATATTTAATTTGGTAGTATCTATCAATGATACTTTTTCTTTACCTAATAATTCTTGCATTTTAATTGCTAATTGTGTACTCTTAGCAATATCGTCTTTGTGACCACTCCATCTATTACTGGTAGTTAACAATAGTACTTTGTTCTTGGTACGTAAATAATCTATAGTCTTCTTGTATTTACGAGCATAAAGATCCATATCTTGCTCGCTTTGAGGAAGTTTGGCTTCTAATAATAAATCGTTTAAACTAATCATTTTGATAATTGGTATAAAATTATTTGTTTGTTTTTTTAACGCAGTTGGGATATTTTTTACCAAACAATGTTTTCATACCTTTTTGCGTATATCCCTTCCAACATTTCTCTTCTATATTATTTTCAACCACTCCATATCCAGAACCATATGGAGATGATTTACCAGATTCTGGATTGGATGTTTCTTTATTTAATTTTATTGTTTTTGCTTTTGAGGCCTCTTTACGTTGTATAGCATAGTCTAAAGCACTTTTCAATCTGCTTTTAACATTTGGATCTTTAGCATTTTGATAAGCTGCTCTAACTCTCTGATGTATAAGATTTATAATTTGAGATTGTCTTTTGTGACTTTTTGATTTAAAACCACTACTAGCTAGTGTATCTTTAATGTCTTGGGATGTTTTAAATTTTACTCTAACCGTATCCTTCGGATTTTCATCGGTATATAATCGTCTATCAGATCCTTTTGGCTTTTTACCAGTTCCAACTTTTGGATCAGACTCAGATAAAACTTCATTTAAAATGTCAGTTAAACTAATCATTTTGCTAACTCGTCTAGTTTATTTTGCATTGTCATACCACGAATGACTTCAGGTGTGCCGCCATTGTCTCTATTAAAATAACGTTTATAATTGCTTAGTGCAACGTCTAATCTAGCCTTATCAATTGGTTCTTTTGATAAAATATCCTTTACCATTTTTAAGTTATTAACTACCAAAACATTTGTGTCATCGATTACCTTGTCAATTAACTTTAAAAGAGATGGATCTACGGCGTTTTTAACTTGTGGGTTAGTTAAATCCTCAACGATTCGTGTTAATAGTATCATAAATATAAATATACAGATCAAACAAAAAACCCCGCTTATTTCTAAGCGGGGTTCTGTTTAATTTTCTTTATCCTAGATTAGGCAGAAAATTGAGCGCCCGTTGGGAGTATATTAAAATCGAGTATAATAAACTCAGCGGTTCTAGTTGGTTGGATATAGATTTGTCCGTAGAGGATGTTACGATCAATCAAGTCAGGAGTATTGTTTTCAGCATCCATCTTGACTTGGAATGCGTAGATACCGTTACGTTGTTGTACTGATTCCAAGTATGGTGTTACGATACTCAAGAATCGGTTACGTGTAGAAGCAACATTTTGTTCAAACACCAAGTAGTTGCTTGAACTTGCGATAAACTTCTTCAAGTTGATCAACAAGCGGCGAACATTGATGCGATCCAAAGCGCTTGGAGCAATTTGTAGAGTCTTTTGACCCCATACACAAATGCCTTGGCCTGGGAATGCTGCGATTGGATTTACACGACCTTCATATAGTTCATCACGTTCACTGTGAGTTACTCTGTCGAGTACTTGTACAGCGGTTGGAATACCACCACGGTTTAGACCGGCTGGAGCATACCATTCAGCAGCAGCATTATCGTTAGCAGCATAAACTGCTGGTAACACTACTGAAGGTGGAACACTAATAATCTTGTTGGTATTAGTATCTAGGATCTTAACCCAAGGATAATAAGTACCTACATAGTTACTATCAATTGTAGCTACAGTGTTAATTGCGGCATCAATCAATCCTACAGTTTGGTTACTTGCTGGGAACACTACGTTATCCATAATGTAGAAACAGTCTTGACGAGTTTCGCACATATCGATTACTAGTTCAGTTACGTAACTGTGTTGTTCACGGAAGATACCTGGAGTTACGATCAAGTTGATATCAAATTCATCTGGATTACCGATTGCAGCAATTGCTTGCTTATAAGCGATACTACCTGGACTATTGATATTTGTACAATCTAGACCTTGTGTATTACCAGCGGTAATGTCACTGCCTACATTGATTGGAATTGCTGGCCATTGACCTTCAAATCCACCTTGGAAACCTACGATAAACTTACGTAGTTTAACGTATGTAGATTCATTTACAGCATCATATGTACTTGGGATACTACCACTCAATGTTGGTGATAGTAGTGAACCAGTACTTACATATGTACCTTGAGCATAGAATTTACTGTTTGTAGTACCCCAAACTTTATCTTCTAGATCGAAGTCAATGTTTGTACCATTGCTATCTGAAGCACCATAATATGGTAGTGGCTTGAAGTATTGTTTAGTGTTATTTTCTACACCAACACCAAATGAAGATGTTGGATATAGTGCTTGGATTTCAGTATCAGTTCCTGGAACACTACCGAATACTGTACCAGATGGATACTTACCAGGTCCGAGACCATAGATACTTGCTTTACTGTATTGTACAGCAGGTACATAGTTGCTTGCGGTACTATCAATTGGAGTACTATATGATTCAAATCCGTATGGTACGCAACTTACTGGGTAAGAAACGTCACTGGCTTCGATTCTGATATACTTACTCAAATTATTGAAATCGCCAAATTGAATTAACTTACCAGCATAAGTGATATATGCGTATCTGTTACCAATTCTACGAGCAACATAATTTGCGGATTCTGGATCCAAATTCAAGTTTTGGAAGATTTCCAAATACTTTGGCTTCTTATCAGTATCGCTATAAGCACGTACTGCTAGTGTGAAACTACCCCATTCACTACCTGGAACTGTTCCTGCCAACTTAACATTACTAATTTCAATCTTGAACTTAGTGTTGCTCAATGTACCGTCACTCAAAGTGTGAACCTTGAACAACTGGAACTTGGTTGGAAAAGCAGCTACATCGGCGCTACCTTTAAATGGAGCAATCTTTTGACTGTAGATCCAAGGAGTAGAAGCATTGGTGATACTGAATTGACTATCACCGTTATTCAAATCAGTGCTATATTGATCAACAAACTTTAGAGGTTCGCCAACAATTGAACTTCCTGATAGGTTACTTGTACCAACTTGTAGTCTCCAACCATAAGCGCTGGTCTTTTCAGCTACGAACTTCTTGATGCTATCTTCGAATAGTACGTAGTTGTAAGCAGCTTCAACTTTTTGACCAGCAATTTGTTTGTTAGGATTACCAACAGTTGGGTCTACGCCAAATACATCTTTGATGTAATTATTGTCGTTTTCATTCAAACTGAAGTCGTAGTAACCGTATGTACCAGCACTTGTACCACCGGCTGGATTTGTGTAACTATACTTCAATGCCAAGTTGTAAACATTTTCATTAGGATTAATTACACCCTTGTATGGGAATGTGCTACTTGTTAGTTGAGTCAATGTTGAGGTATTGAAACCAAATACTTGATAATCACTGGTGAATTGTGATGAAGCATTTTGGGTGTTTGCCAATACTGACAAGATCATCTTTTGACGACCTGTTAATACTGGATTACATTGATCTGCGCTTGGATTATCTTGATTTGTGAATCCGCCATTATATTTACCAAAGGAACCACTTACCACACCTCTTACTTGTAGACCAGCTACACAAGTTCCAACACCACGTAGTGAATGGAAACTACCACTTTCAAGTGTCAATGGTGTGCCTGCTTGAACATTGAAGTTGGTTAGGTTATAAGCGATAGTACTATTGAAATAAGATGAACTTACTAGATCAACGGTTGTTGTACTTTCGTCGAATGCGGTAGCTACAGCGGTTTCATTATCAATATTTGTACCTTGTAAACTTGATGTTAACAAGAAGAATGAAGTTCCAACTGGTTTTGCATTGCCGTTTGCCAATGTACTGGTTGTAAACTTACGTACTAATATTCCTGATGAAACTGTACCAATGTCTACTACTTTACCAGCATACAAGATGCTACCACTCAATGATCCAACTCCATCAACGTCTGTTGCGGTAACAGTACTAGTTGCTGCAGCAGATCCAAACTTAACGTTTAATGATCCACTAATAATCATTCTGGAGATATCAATGCGTTGTACCAATTGAATCGAAGAACTTAATCCAGCACCACTCAAACTTGCAGTTGCAAATGAGAAGGATGAATTTGCGTCATAATTGGCAAAAACCAAACCAAATGTATTTGGTGCGGTAAATGAGGCGGTTAAGTAACTATTATTTGAACTATCAAATGTTAGTTTGTACTTACTTGAACCACCGCCACCGACAGTAACGCTACCGCTTATACGTGATTTTTCAAAATCAAATGCGGCTAAAGCGTGATCTACTGAAGATCCTGCTTTTGCAACTTTACCGTTTCTAGCTACAACTGAGCTACTAAATAGTTCATAGTGTCTAGTAGAAGTTACTTTGAATACTTTACCCAAACTGGATGAAGTTGACAAAGAAGCAGATAGTGCATTTACACCTGTCAAACTACCCAAACTTGCTAAGAAAGAAGCAATTTCTGATGTAGTTACTCTAGAAAATGTAGCTGAACCGGTTATTGTACTTCCAGTTGAACCCTTGATTTCAGCTGATCCTGTAATGTTGATTGCGGAACTGCTTTGTTGATACTTAACGTTTGATACATAGTTAGTAGTATCAATGTACATAAATGAAGCTGTTGTGATAGCACCTTTATCAGCATTTCTGTTCCAGATACCTGGTTGAGCATATACAATCAATGGATTCTTCTGCCAGTAACCAGTAAGACCACCTACACGAACTACGGTAACGATGCCTTGTTGTAGTAGATATTCTTTGGCGGTGTATGGTCCATAATACACACCGTCAGCGACACCAAATCTTGTTTCCAAGTCGGCTACGTCGGTTATTGTATTTGGAAAAAACGCTGGTCCATCAGCGAATGGAGCTACTATTGCTCCTCCAATGTTTGCTACTCCTTGAGCCAGACCGGAGAGGTCGTTTTCACGTGTGAATACACCTGGGCTTACTATATTTTGTGTTGGGGCGAATCTACCGCCTTCTTGTATTGGCATAATATTAATATCCTTTCGAAGTTATATTTAAAATATAAATATAACCGAAAAATCGAAGAACTAACTATTTATTATAACTTTAAATTTTTTGTTCTATTAATAGTTGATCTATGGTATCCATAACCATTTTTGGAGTTATTTGTTTGGTACATTCAAACTCTTCTCTCTTATCAGATTTTGGACACCACTTCCAATTTCCCTTGTCAAATAGCGAATCATTCCAACATCCTGTACACACCGAGTGGTTTTGTACTCTATAAGGAGTATCAAATTCAGTATATGGATATGAGAACCCGCTAATTAATACTACTGGTTTTTTAACTGCCCAAGCTAACCAAGACAATCCTGATGGTAAACCTATAAAAAACTCACTGTGATATATTTGATTCATACGATCAACCAGTGGTTTATCTCCTGTAAAATCTAAAGCATTGGATGGCATACTATTCATATAATCCGATCCATTTCCGAATGTTTTGTGTTTATCTATGCATATTACTTCAAATCCCTTTGATTTTATATATTCAACAACACGTTCCCATCCGCCTTTATTGTTCCAATATTTGGCTTGACACGTACTTTGTGTTGCAATTGTGACGTATCTCTTTTTTAGAGGTCTTTCTTTGATTTCAAAGTCAAGCAATGGTAATTCTGGTTCATATGGTAACCCTAAATAGTCACTTGCTATTTTTTGTAGAGGTTGTTTTCTGGGATCTGTTTTGCATCTATCATTGTTAGATCCATTTTCGTCTACATAATATCCCAGTTTATAAGTTGCAAATGCATCTGAAATAGGTTTGTTATTGTGAACAAACTTAATTGAAGGGTATTTGTTTTCAAAAATATTTTTCAAAGGTAACTTGACATAAAGATCACATTCGTGTTTTTTTCTAAACTGTTCAATTATAGGCATCCAAGCCAATTGATCGCCTAAAGAGTAACTTTCATATTCAATTACTACTTTCTTATTCTTTAAATTTAACTTATATGTTTCGACCAATTCATTAGTCTTATTATCTTTAATGTGAATTTCATAGGGAATGTAATATGTAAAATTACAACTTCCCCACCAATTATGTTTTAAATCAGTTTCATATTTAATACTATTATCGTCACCATTATAGAATGTTATGTGGAAACTTTGATCTACGTCTACTGGGTTATCCACTTCAATCTTGGCATTATCATTGAATGAATATTTAAATACCGCATTTGTTTTAATACTCTTTTCATTCTTTTTAAGATTTTCATAAACATCGATGTGTTTAATAGCAAACAATCGTTCAGTATATTGATCATATAAATCGATTAACTGGTCTACTCGGTTGGAATAGGAATTTTCCTTAGCACACTCCAAAGCTTTGGTTTGATATCGACTATAATCAGATGTGATTTGTTGTATTGCGGATTTTATTTGTTCTACATTTCGTTCAACAACAACCATACCTTTATATGATTTTTCCTCAAACGTACCTACCACAGGTAAACCACAACTCATTGCTTCTAAAAGCGTTAGATTTGGATGTCCTGCTTCCAATTCAGATGGGTGTATGAATATAGAATGGTCATTATATAAATCGATCAACGATTCTTCATTTAAATCAAATACTTTTGTCAATTTATCATACTGATTTAATTCTTCATCTAATATATCAAAGAACTTTTTATTATTAGATGGTCCAGCAATAGTAATTGGATATCCTAATTCTTTAGCCACTTTAATCGCATATGTGAATCCTTTTCTATCATATGATTGATTATTGGCATAACCATTATTTGCAACACACAACAGTTTATTTACTGGAATTTTGTTATTTTTATGTTTAAACACATCGGTATTTACCGCGTGGGAAAAATAACGTAATTTTTTACTTCCGAAATAATCAACCAAATATTTGGCAGGACAAGTGGATATTACACTATTTTCAATTGCTTGTAAATTCTCTTTATATACAGATGAATCTTTGCCATACAAATAAGCGTGATGATCGTGTAAACTAAAGATATAAGGTATGCCTCTTTTATGACATTCATTTGCCAGATTTGCTACGTGTATATGTACGATTATATCGTCTGAATATTTAATTTCATTCAAATACTTTATCTGACATTCTAATCCCTTTTTGTTTAACAGTTGATGATAATCCCAAATGATTTTTTCAACTGCACCCCATCCATTAGGCGGAATAGGCAATAACCCTAAATTAACTTGTATAATTTTCATTGTGTAATATCAATAGAACCGTTAATATCTATGTCTTCCAATCTTCTAAATGACTTTTTATAACTTCTCAATAAAATTTTATTTTGATCATATAGATTATTTTCAATTTCATAGAAATTATTGTTTTCAAACTCGTTTGCTAAATAAAAACAAACCTTTTCTGATACCGTGTAAGAATAATTGTTAACTACCTCTCCGTTCTTTTTTATTATTATCTCATTTATACGACCATCTAATTTATTATTGATGTATGTTAATACTCCAAACTTATTTATATTCTTCATCCTCAGAACCGATAGATATTCTACCATTGAGAATAAATTATTTTTACTATTGCTTAAATAAGATTCTTCGTTGTTTGTATAATCTATATGAAGATCGCTCTTATTAGATATTAGTTTATTATAATAGAATTGTTCCAATCCATTTGATATATTTTTCTTGGTAACAAATTCCATATATTCTTCTGGCGTATAGTAATCAAAATTATCCAAGAAAAATTGAGTATTAATTCCGTGAAATACTGTTTTGAATGTGTCACCTTCTAAGGCCTTATCATAAAAGAAAAATGCTTTCTTATTAATTAGAATTTCATCTACATCGTATAACTTTGAAAAATCTGATTCTGAAATGACCATATCATAATTGAAGCAAATTGCATTTTTGTATCCGATTTTATTTGCCAATGATATGCCATTGTAATAGTTTAATAATACAGCAAGACCGTGATAATTATCACAATCGGAAGGTGGAAAAAATAAATTGATCTTGGTATTATCTGTGTTGTATGTCCATCTATTATAGAAATTATGTTTTAAAATTGGATTGTTTGAGTCATATACATAATGATCAGCCGCTTTTTGCAAATCAACACTAGCAGGATAATGAGATGACAACAACACTTTATAACCAGCTTTTTTAGCTTGATTAATTGATTCCAAAGTTGTGTCTTCTACAGCTTTAAAATTGGGATGTGTTGATATGATAACCACCGTGTTTTTATTTGCAGTTTTCTTTATATTAACAATCTCTATTTCAGAATCTGAAATCATCCCCAATTGATTCTTTATGAGTTTAACATTACGATTAAAATTGGTTTCGTCTAGATACTTGATATTTTCAAATACCTTGTATCTATCAAGGTAAACAGGCAAATTGTACAATAGAGATGGTATATTATAAGATATAGCCTCTTTAATTACAATAGGTGCTGTCTCTTTATCAGTTGCGTGACCTCTGCTAGTGAACAAAAACAAATCCATACAACTGTAGAAGTTTTCTACATCTTTGCGTTCACCCCAAACTTTTACATTACTCGGTAAATTATCCAACAGAGGTTGCCAATAATTTTTGAAGTTATCAGCCATATTACCCAGACAATGAAATTGAATATGTTCTTTTTCCATTGCACGAGCATATTCTATAAATTCTTTTTGGTTTTTTCTAGGAGTAAACAATCCAACGTGTAATACGTGTTTTTTACTTTCATCCAATCCCAAAAATTTCAATCCTTCAGATCTATCTTTTCTACACTTCACAGAAATTGGATATTCAATAACTGTAGTATTTATGCCTAAAGATTCGACGTTTTGTTTCTGATAATTACTTACGAATGTAAATTTATCTGGAAAAACACGCTTTCTTCTTGGATCAAAACTACTATCGTGCGAAGTTTCCACAATTAGATATTCTCGGTCTTTATTATAGAGTTTAGTAGCCAAGTTAACATCCATAAAGTATTCTGGCATTTCCTCCAAATGAATAATGTCAGGTTTTATATTGTCAACTAACTTTAGTAACTCAAATTTATTTGATGATAATGTGTAAAACCTCTTACCGCAAATTTTCTGAAGCTGCTTTCTTTGAACAACTAAAACTCCACCAGTAATATCATCATATTCTACACAATATATTTCATAATCATTAATTAACGATTGTATTTTTTTCAATAAAAATTGAGGTAGTCCTCCAGTAGAAAGATGTGGAGCTATAAACAATATTTTTTTCATAATTTACTTATTTAAGTATACGGTGTTCATATGTGATAGATTATGATCCAAGGCATTATCTTTGTGACTTAACTTGTATCCTAAATTCTTAAATCTATCAATTATTTTAAGTAGATTTACGCCGTCATTGCAATGAAATTCAAAGAATATACTTCTAACATTTTTGAAGAAATTGTCACTTGTATTTTCAAAAAACTCATATTCAGCTCCTTCTATATCAATTTTTAAATAAGTTGGCAATTCCAAATTATTATCTATTACAAACTTTTCTAAATTAATAGCATCAACTTCAAATTCACCTTCGTTTCTAATTCTGGAAGCAACTGTAGATTCTGTGGTACCAAATCTTACTTTTTTAAATTCACTTGAAATCGCATTATTAAACACTTTTGTGTTTTTACCATATCTGTTCAAATTATCGTTAAGATACTGTGAGAGTTCTGGATGTGGTTCAAATGCATATATTTGTTTGATATCAAAATTAGAACACGCAATAGAAAACGCACCAATATTAGCTCCCAGATCATAAACAACATCTCCATCTTTGATATTAAAATTTGATGTAAAATAATCATCGTAGAAAAATGTATGGTAAGATGGATAGGTTGTATCACCTTGTTTAGATTTTAAATCCAAACATCTAAATTTTTTAGTACCGTGATAATTTTTACTGAATAATAATGTATTGTCTACATCGTGTATTTCTATGCAAATGCCAGGATGATTTTTATTTAAAATTTCTTTTATATAAAAAATGTTATAATTATAGGTCCACATATCATGCCCCACTGTACAGTGGTGATACATAATATGTGAAATAAGATTGGAATCTAAACTTCGTATTGTTATTATAAACTCATAATTAACCGATGAATCATTGATGGTTTTAAACACACCTTCATCCGTAATAATAATTGTTAATTTTCCAAACTTTTCCAAATAGATATCGTCGATAATAGGCATATTAAATATATACTACCTTACTAAAGCCATTCTCTTTTTTTATTTCCACTTGGTTATCAACCATATCACGCATTTGATCCAAATGACTGATCACCCAGATAAAATCAAATTGATGTTTCAAATAATTAAACAAAGCTCCCATTTGACCCAAATGATCACTATCAGCACAACCAAATCCTTCATCAATACAAATAATATTTGGTCTTGGTAGATTACTAATATTAATCAACGAAACTCTGATAGCAAGTCCACTTACGAATTTTTCCATTCCACTTGCCATTTCAAGTGGCCAACGTTTGTCTTCGTAAACGATATTGGTCATAATGTTTTTTCCATCAGTTTGAAGAGTAACTGTAAAATCTACTAACTGTTGAAGAATATTATTAACTTCCTTTTCAATCTCAGGAAGAGTCTTGGTTATAATTTCATATGGAATTCCATCACGGCTAACTACATTTGTATAATGTTTGTAAGCTTCATAACTCGACTCTAATTCTTTTACCTTTTGCAATTGTTCAGTAACAGTTTTATACTGAACTTCTAACTTTCCTTTTTCAGTTAATGAGGAAAAAAGCTTGGAATTAATAGATTTAATATTAACGTCGATAGATTTAATCAAATCTTTCTGAGTGTTGATGTCAGACATCAACTTGTTATTATTCTCAATAATATCTTTATTTGTATAAAAAGTTGAAATGTTATCTGTTACAGTCTTAAGTTTGGTTTGAATCTTAATAAGATCATTTTCCAACTTAAGAATGGTATTTGAAATAACACTCTTGCTTTTTTCAAAAGCAACTTTATCGTTATTTACTTTTTGACAACGTTTGAATTTTGTTTCAATGTCGCCATAACTCTCCAAAGATGACTTTATTGTATTATACTCATCTACAATAACCTTGCTTTTGATTTTATCATTCTCCAATTCAGCTTTGACTTTTATTGCATCTTTTACGAATACATTGTTTACGCAATATGAACAGTTAGGATCATATTTGTGATCTTCCAACTTTTTCAATTTGTCCATTTTATTTTTCACAACAAGCTTAAGATTATTTAATTCATTGGTCTTGTTATCAAAATTTTGTTTGGCAACTTTATAAAGATCATAATCACGATCAATATTTTCGCAGTCTGATATGGATGAAGACAGATTGGTAATATTTGTTTCTACATCAATTAGTTTATCTTTTTGAAGTTTAATATTAAGATTGGTTTCATTAATCTGACCTTCAAGTTCAATTTTGTTACTTTCCAATTTAACAATATCAAAATCAAAACTTACAGTCTTAGTAATTTTATTGGATAATTCTAATAAGAGATTGTTATAAGAATCCTTTAACAATTCTTGATTTTTTACTTCTTCGTTAAACTCTTGAATCTTGGAATTAGTATAGTCTATACTGCCAGATACAGTTTCCAACTCTTGAATAAGTTGATCTTTACTTATATTCTTTAATAAAGTATTTGTTTCTTTAAACTTATCATTTGCGATAGTATATAATTGATCAAATACATCCAATCCCATAAACTGACACAATAAATCTTTTCTCTCAGTCTGTCCAAGATCAATAAAAGACCCAGCTTTACTGTTTTGTACACTTAAAACAGTAAGAATAAAATCTTCATATGTACCAACGTAGTCGCGAATAATATCGTTTGTGCTTCTACGAGCTTCTCCGTTCAATGGAACTTCTTTGTCATTTTCTTTTTTGTAGAATTTGACTTCAACTTTGACATTGCCTTTCTTGTCTGCTTTACCTTCACGCTCAATAAAATAATCAACTCCATTTACCTCAAAATTAAACTTACAACGAAAGCTCATTTTTTGAGTATTAAGCACGTGTGATGCTTTGTAACCCTTACTGAACTTATCAAAAACACAGAATGCAAGCGCATCCATAATGCTTGATTTACCACTAGCATTTGGTGCAAAAAGTCCGATAGTGCCGTTTAGTTTAGCAAAATCTATTATATTGCCTTCGCCATAACTAAACATATTGTCGAATTCAAATTTCTTTGGTTTCCAACGAATATTCTTTGGAGCTTTATCTTTTGGTATTTCTTTATTAATGGTCTTATTTAGATCCTTGACCATTTCTATTAGATTCTTATCTACATTTTTTGATAACAATGTGTCTTCTACCAATTTGTTTTGGTAGTCAACATCAAAAATGTTATGTACATCAAACACTTTTCCAGAGTTCAAAATTGTATCTTTTGATACATCGTCGGCACGAACATAGGTGGTTTCGATTAACGTAGATTTGGTTTTGATGTCATTTAAAATCTCCTTTACTTGTGAAGGAATGGACTCACGACAGATAACACGTAGTGTGGATTTCTTTGGGATGTTAGAAATATCCGTAATCAACTGACCCTTGTCAACTTCCACCGTATAATACCCATATTCATTTACTAGTTCGTAGTGTTTGAATAATTTACGTTTCAAGTCCCACATAATGAAACCGTGGCCTTTAAGCTCCTCACCGTGGTTTTGTTGAATCATCGATCCCGCATATACAACAACTGGCAAAGATTCATTGTCATCATATTCTTGTAGAATTTGATGTTTGTGAATATCACCAAGCATAGCAATGTGATGTCCATCAAAAGTTTCATTGGTTACAGATCGGCTACTAACAGTGTACCCAACATCAGTAACAGCATTATATACTGGTCCGTGAAACAAAGCAATGTGATGGTCTGTTTCATCACGATATTTCGATGGGATATTTTCGTACTTAATGTATTTTTCAGGGACATCCCAATCAAAAACACTAAAGTTATTAAACAAAATATTTTCATATCTATAAACATCTGTATTTCTGAGATAAAATAGATTAGGGTGATTCAAAGCATCCACAATTGGTGTAATACAATCTAATCTAGATTTATTAGCCAATGTAGCATCGTGATTGCCAGCCGTTAAAATAACAGGAACTCTATCTGCGCAATTTTTTAGAAAATCACTTCCAATTTTAACACATTCAGGACTTAAATCGGATTTATTATGAAACAAATCACCGGCTATAACCAAGATAGCATCCAGTGTTTTTGCTTTATCAAGGGCTTTATAAAGCTTTTCAAAAACCAAAGTATATTCGTCATGACGTTTTGTTAAACGAATATGAATATCCGCAATATGCACCACCGAATTAATTTTTTTATCTGTATTTTTTAATACAATCATAATTTAACTGTTAATTTTAACTTATACAACAAGCTTTCATCCATTCTAACACAACTATCTATGGTTTGCCAAGTTTTTTTATGACCCAATTCATTTGGATCTTTGCCGTCAAGTCTTACCAAATATGTAGTTATATCATTTGCAATTAAAAATTCACAAATTTTCAAACTTGATGCCAATGCATCGTTGTCCAACAAAACATTTACTCTGGGTGGTTTGTTTTCTACCAATTTTAGTTTGAGTGATTTAGATAAAGTTTTGCCAAACAAAGGAATAACATTATACTTTACAGACATAGCATCAAACACACCTTCTACCAAAGTTACTGGTTGATTAAAATCTGTATATAGTTCAAATCCTATAATATCTTTGCTACCATCACACAATCTATATTTAAGATATCCGTCGTAAAACGATCTACCACAGTAAAAGTTGAGCTTTCCTTGACAATCATATGACGGCACAATGATTCTATTGATAAAATTTCCACTGGTACAATACCCAATGTTATATCTAACTATATCTAAAGTAGATATATTACGGTTTAAACAGTAACTCAATGCGTGTTTATACTCAATATCATTATTTGGTTTACACAAAGGTTTAAACTCTTCAGGCAAACTTAATATCTTTTTTTCTTCTTTTACTACAACATTGGTTCGTTTGGGTCCATCTTTACACAGAATGTCATAATATTCTTTAGGAGCCTTTATCTTTTTTAATAGACTATGAAAACTTTTGCCACTAAACCCACATACCCAACATTGGTAAAATCCAGTTTTTGTATTGATGTTTAACTTACGTTTGTGATGACTGCAACTGGGACAAAAAACAAGAATTTCTTCACCGCCTTTTTGGATGTGAATTTTTTGCTTAAATAATCTTGATAATGTGTCAACTACAGTCATTTAGATTAGTATAACACCTAAATTTGAAATCACAACTTTTTATATAATGAGCAGACTATACCATCGTACATATCACCGTTTCTTTCGTCCCAATTACCTTTTTTATTAAGAACCGCAAACTTAACTACATCTGGACAAAGTGATTCTAATTCTGATTTTACAAAATCTTTGGATTTTACACCTTTAATTCTACATTTGCCAAACAACTGTTTGCGCATAGTGTTAACTGATAATAACTCTACCTTGACCTTGAAGTGTTCTTCAATAATATATGCAAAGACAGCATTATGTCTGGCTAATGTAATGATGACTTGTTGACTGGTAAATCCACCCGCAAATCCGCTTAAAGCGGCTTCTAAGTTAATAGTAGCGACATCTTTGATTAAAGGATTTTTTTCCAATTCTGATATAACAAAAAAGGTTTTTTCTTTAGTAGTTTCGAGTTTTTTTGTGTCAATATAACCAGCGTCCAAGACTTTTCCGTCTCTACTAAACGCCCAACCTGTAACTGATGTGGATGAATCTAAACCTAATATAACCATTTAAAATACATATCAACGAAAATATCGTTTCGTATTAAATCCTGGCAAAGTGTCGGAGTAATTCAACGCTTCTGTATTAAAATTTGCTTCTTGATTGTCGATTGATGTAAGAAATCCTGGATTAACTGTATATTTGCGAGATTTTTGTGAATAACCCATTTCTCCTTGTAGTCCATCTAACATAGTACCTCCAGGTATAAATCTTGTAGCTTTATATGCATTAAACGCACCGCCAGCTTTTTGTTTGGCTAGAAATCTAGCTTCTAAGCTTGTCTTTAATGATTCACGGTCTATTACTTTTGCGTCTGGTGATGTTGCCATATGTTTGTTCTATTTTATAATAAATATAATTAAGTGTCCCATTTAACAGAAATATTTATTGGAATTTCCCCAGTATTTTTAATTGGTTGTGCCAATTTAGCAACCGCAACCAAATCACATCCACTATACAATCCCACAGTTGTTATGTACGGTGCCAAATAAGATCCAGTTGGATCTATAGAAGAACTATATTGATACTTGAAAAAGTCTTGTTTTACGTAATTTTTAATTGACTTGCCTGTTTGATTATCTAAAAATCTAATAATGTCGTCGTAATTATTACGATTGCTTAGTGTATTCAAAAAAGACTTGTAGTTTGTGAAATTCAACTTATTGATGAAATATTTCCACATCATTTTACCATCGTAAATGTCTACTTTTCCATCGTTATCAACGTCTAGATTTTTCTCAGCCAATATGTTTTTCAATTCAGGAGTTAACAAATTGGTATTATAGTTTAAATATGATGATGTATAAAATCCAAAAATATTTTGTTCAACGTCATTTGAAATCATATTTAAATACCATTTTTCAGAACCTGGTGACACATTTTTGTAGTTTATATATCTTAAAATTATATCCAAATTTTCAAAGTTAAAATTGCTCTTATTAATTACACAATAATTTATAAGCGATGAAGTTGTAGCAGTTGGATTCGTTGATATATTAAACTCTCCTGGCAATATAGTACACACATATTGTTTTTCGTAAGTGGTTATGAGTGTCTTATAATCCATATACAACGATGAATAATCTGGATCTATAGGATCTCTTGTCAACAAATTCAAAACGCTACCTGTATTGTTAATTACCAAACTATTATTGTTATAAAATATATTGCCTACAGGATAATTTGTTTTCAAATCTAAGCTGTCATAAATATAAGCTTTACCAACGATGTCTGAATATGAATCAGATTCCATTTGTAGTGCAATTTTTGTAACGACACTGCCACTTCCATATACTGTATCCTCTATTTGAAAATATACAACATCGGATGTTTCAGTGCAATTTTCTGGGCTGAATGAAGATGTATTTACATAACTAGGATCATCATAACTTCCAGACTCAGTTATTAAAGGAACACTTAAATACAAATCTTCATTTAGTGGAATAGGAGACCCCACCACTAAATTAGGATCTGATAAAGCAACGGAGTATCCAAAAGCACTAAATGGTTTATTGTACTCTTTTCTTTTAGCAATTGGATCTGTAGTAATTTGAGTTACGATTGAATTACTTACATTATAATACAAACATTGTCCACAATAACTTGATTCACCGTAATCATTTACATCATAAAACTTATCATAGTATTTGATTGAGCTAGATATATAAAGAGAACTGAATGGAAAATATGGTTTGGGAGATCCAATCAATACTTTATTATTGTGTGTAGAAACTGAATAACCCATCATATTATCTTTGAAGGTTATTTCATCACCATAAATCTTTTTAATAAACAAATATTGATTTGATCCTGTTGGACACAAACCATTTTCGTAAATATAAGTTGCACCTCTTTGTCTTAAAACATTAGATCCTGAATATTCGTAGTATAAAAGATCATTTGGTGATCCTATTGCTAATACGTTTTTATGTAAAGATACAGAATATCCGAATCTGTTATTTTTCTGTGCAGCAGATAAACTTCCTGAAGGATATAAATCAAATTCAAATCCTTCCAACTTTAAGTATTCAGATCCTGTTATGTTTTGAAACCTTTGTGAAATTCTCCATCCACCTGATCCAGATGTGAATAAAAACACTTTACTAGCTGACACTTGATTACATCCGACCACCAATTTATCTTCAGCATATTTGTCTATACAAACACTAAATCCAAATGAAGATTGATATGGATCAGATACAACACTGCTGCTTAGTTTTTGTACCAAATTATAACTGTTGTTTACATTCTTAAAAACATAAACACATCCTCGGCCGTTATTATAACCTGGAGCACCAACCGCTAAATAATTATTTGATATACTGACTGATTTACCAAACTGTATATTGCTTGACGATGTTAAATAAGCGATAGGCGTTGAACTTATTTCGTATGTACTTGTAGATTCTTTTGTATATTCTGTGGATTTTGACTGGATGCTTCCACTTTCATATACATAGTTGGGATCTATTTCGTATATGTTTACTTGGTTTTGAGTAAAAAAGTTTCTGTTGTCTATACTCTGTGTAAAAGAAACATCGCTTGCTGCTAGAAAATAATCACATACATCAAGTGCTTCGCCGTATTTGCTTTGATAAACAAACTTTGTGGAGTTTTCAATTGTTAAATAACTACAAGATGCATCTGTATTTGGCAAACTACCACTATTAGCAATTAAAGAACTTGTATTAACTGTACTGCTACTTTGTTCGGTGTAATATGGTGTTAGTAAATTTTCATTTTCATTAAACAAAGTTTTTATTACTTCATAATTTGATTGAAACTGATTTTTACGAATCAAAAATATTTGTCCTCTACGAGAAAATCCTTCCGCATATTGCCAATTTTTAGTTGGTGGATTTCCTATTGCTATTATGTTACCATTCGTAGCAACAGAGGTACCATATCTTTCGTTATATATGTTAATTAAACTCATACTATGTATTCAATAAATAATAACCCAAACCATAAGTACCACGGTTTTCTACAGTATCTTTACTCCCAGTCGTAAATTCATAACTATTAATGTAATAAGTACCGCCTAGTATTAAGTTGTGATTTCCGTCATCTTCTATATTTGAAACTATATCGCCGGATTGATTGTATATTACCACAGAATTTCTTTTTATGCCATCGCCTGTCTGAGAAACAGACAATTTATATAAAGAAAAATCATTTGTCAAATCTAGTTTAGTTCTTTGATTGTCGTAATCATCAAATCCAAAGATATTATAACTGTTATTATAGTCGTTATAATACATCTTATCTACGGTATTATAAACCTGACCTTTATACGTACCATTAACATTTACAGGATTGACAACAGGATTCCATTTAGCATTTGAAGATGGATAGAAAACAGAACTGGAATTTACATATTTACCCACTGAAAAATCTATCTGGGAAGCTTCTTCAAATTGAGTCATCGCTAAATATATATCATCAAAATAAACACCTTCACAACTTCCAGATTTATTATTGTCACAAGAAAAATAGGATAGTTGTATTGGAAATACACTATCATCTGTGTCGTCTGTACCAGATAAAAGATTATTTAAAACGTTATTAAACGTCTTTTCTTTAGAAACAGTAAATCTAGTAACTAATACGTCTTGAGTTTTAAAAAATTTGATCATTCTATTATAAATAGAATAAAAACAAACTATTATAGATTAGAAATCTATTCTCACCTTAATTAGTAACTCATTATCAAATGATTTCATCGTTGGTTGACTAATTTTACCAATTGCTAACAGTTCATTATTATCATTATACAAACCAACTGAAGTAATATAGGTTCGTGGATTATTAATTAAATCTTGATAGATAATAGTTCCTTTAGTCAAGCCATCTTTACCATCTGAAACAAAAGTTGGATTGTTACTATAGTTAAACTCTTTGTTCTTCACACGAACGAAATAATTTGTAGATGGCACAAATTCAGACTTTCTCACGCCCATCGTTAAATTAGATCTTCTGATTGCGTTATAAAAATCTCTGGTCCATACTTTCCAATATCCACTTCGATTTGTAGAAGTTACACTATTGGAATAGTTAGCGCGATTCAAAATCTGTTGTCCTGCGGTAATACCCACGTATTTATCTAGATTTATAGCATTAAACACTATAACTCCATTTGATGGATAAACCAATCCTATTCCGGCATATACTGGAGATCCATTCTTTAAATAAGGAGTAGCAATACCATTTACAATTGATCCAGAGATCAAATTGTATGAGTTCTGTTGTTTATTCACTACTTGAGAATCATCAATAAAGGTAAATTTCTTAGGTGCGATTGAGCCACTAAATGTAATTTGTATTTGGCCTGGGTCAATTTGATCCTTGAATTTATCAGCGGCATAGCTAATTACATAAATTGCTTGGCTTTCAACAGTTTTATCGACGCTTCCAGATGCGAAGGTAAACAAATTGTCGCCTGGTTGTAAAAGTGTGTTTTTGTATTGAGAGTAAATGACCTTAGTTTCATTGGTCAATACAGGAGTTGAGTAAGTCGTAACGTCAAAACGAGAACTTCCACTATTAGCATAGTCACCATATGCAACATCAAAGTATAAGTCTCCGCCAGAATAAATATCTAAATAATACTGACCGTTTCTTACATCGTATGGACTGGAGCCAGTGAGTTGATTAGCTTGACCAGTAACACCTGATTGTGTCACAAACGTAGATTGACTAACAAATAAACTACCAGTTCCGAATAAACCAGAAGATACTTGATTAATTCTACCTACTACGATGTCATCGTTATTAAATTTACTAAATATCATAATTATGTTGTTGTTGGAACTTTAACTGTCACTGTAATTGATGTATTACCGCCACTTTCATTTCCAATAATTGTAATATTAGTGGTTGTTAGTTTAGACAAACCAGCGTTTGGTACAAATCTGAATTTATTACCAACAACTACTTGTGATGTTTGTGAAGTTAGATCTCCTGAGAAAGTAGGAATTGTGGCACTTGTTGAATTTAAACTATTTGTTTCGGTCACAATCAAAGTTCCAACGTTCTTATTGGCCAAAATGGCTGTATATCCAAGTGTAACATTATAAGTTGGATTTGTACTTGGACTAATTAAACTTTCCCCAGTATAGTCTCTTGGAACAGTGATTTCTGAGATATTCAAGATAATAGTAGGTACAGATGTTACACCATCGTTTAGAGTTACCAACTTATACTTCATTGACTGTGATTCATCAGTAATAGGTTCTTGAATTGGAGTGTTACGAATTGCAATGTCGTAATATGCACTGCCTAGTGGATGATTTGGATTGAATTGAGTATAGTCAATTTCATCATCCGCCAAAGCAAAGGCTGTGATATTCAAACCGCCTGTTTTTGCGAGTATTTCTCTTCCCTTTTTAGTCAATACAGCATTCACTGTAAGAATGTTGTTATTTAAATATGCCATATATAATAATTATTGATAAGTTTTAAATTTTACTCAAAAATATGAATTATAAATTCATTATGTATCTTTCCAAACTTGCGCTGGTCTGTAAAGAAGCTGTTAGTGGTAGTTGTGTAAACAATGAATCTGGACTTCCTATAGAACCAGTTGTATCACCATAAGCAGGTGCATTGTTGGTTTCTATATTCAAACTTAAAAATCCAGGTACTGTTATAACTGGTTCACTTCCGTTTGTAATACCGCTTCTGTCTACGGTAGTATTTTTATCATTTTTACCCTTTGTATAAGTATAATATGTGATATTACCGCCATTATTTAATTTTAGTCCGTTTACCAGTTGTGTTTTAGAACCGCTCAAGGCTTGATACTGTGTTCTACTACCGACAAATGAGAACTTACTCAAGTGTCTATTGGAATATCCACTATTAAAAGCAGCGCCTTTATAGTAATTTTTTAAGTATTTACTTCCCGTGACAGACCCAGATCCAATAACTTGAACTTCATTGAACGAAGAGGTAAATGTTACCACAAATCCAGTGTTATTAACAGATTGATAATAATCTTTTTTGCCTACATTAACTGTATCACGTACATTATATCCATTTGAATCAACATATACGTACTTTCCATATTTTGCGTAAATAAAATCACGACTATCTATTACGTCTTTTATTTCAAGACGGGAATAATTATAAGTATTTTGATCTTGGGTAATATCGTTAACACGTGAACTGGTTATTATAGTAAAGCTAGATGTATTGTTTGTGTTTAACAAGGAAGATGTAAATGATGCTTTATTGTTAAAGTATAAATCAAATTCGTTGTTTGTTACAAATTCTACATCTCTGTAGTTAAATTTTTTACGTTCAAATAAACTTGGTTCCAATAGAACACCTGTTAATAAATTAGATCTTGCTGGTTTTAACTTACTTACGACATCAAATATTGAAAAGTCGATATAAAATTTGTACGTACTGTAAAATTCTTGAGGGTATATGTATTTCTCATTTATTTTACCAAACTCACGTTGTAATGTGTCCAACCCAACATAATTTTGTTTAGTTAAGTTTTCTGGCTCACCAATGATATCAGCTATACCATCCAACCCTATGAAATTCTCTATTTTTTGATTTAAATAATTATATGGACTTATGAAAAATCCAGAGAGTATTGAATCATCACCCAAACTATCTTGAATTCTGGTGGAATAATCATAAGGGGTAAGATTAGATAAAGCGGTCTCTGTTATTTTATTTATCTTGCTATTAATCTTGTAGTTAGGGCCGAAGTTGTTAGTATTAACGGTTTGTTTTACGTTAATCTTATCAAATTGATATGGAAATTCATCTATCAATACATTTGAACAAGTTGGATAACTAAAATACTTTTCTTTTTGTCCAAAATTATATGCATTGAATTGGGTTTGATAATAAATGTTTTGATTATCTACTGTTTTACTAATAGAACTAGGTGAATATAAATTCACAGGAGTATCAAAACTCCACAAATAAAACAAATTGGAATAAACATTTTCTTTATCTGGAATTGATATTGAATCCAAGTTATATGAATGTTCATCAAAATATTGATTATCAAGTGGATCTCTTAAAACTTTTATTTTATCTAGATTTCCTATAAATGATACAGATGATGAATAATTGCCAATATAATAACTTCCCGAAGAAAAGTTTTTATTTACAGTATGACTTATAACTTTACGTTTTGTTGCTGAAAAGTTTTTGGTACTTCCATCATATTGATTTGTAGACAAACTATAAATATATGGAATCAATTCTTTGGTCGAGTTAACGTAGTATGATGAAGTTAGTGTTGTTTTCTGTGAAGCTAATGTTACAAAATCTCCGTCATCTTCTATTACAAAGTCACCATCATCTTCTATAATAAACGGTGTAACTTGATTTGTAATCTTGCTTGAACTTACATTTAATTTGTCAAAATCTCCTGGCACAGGCTCACGCTTTAACATCACTGTAAAAATTTCCCCGTTTAATAGAGGTAACTCATTTAATGTTAAACTTGAAGTTGTATTTCCCAATTCGTATGGGTGAATTTCAAATACCAACTGACCTGAATTAACTTGCTTTGATTTTTTAATGTATAAATCCCAATCAGATTTTTTATTTCTGTATTTGGACATCAATTTGATCTTATCTCCAAAGTCATAGTTTGTAGATTTGAATCTAAAAGAAAATTCAATTGTAGATATACCATTAAATCGGGAAGTATATTCAGTGCTACTAGTAAAAGTATTGATATTAGATCCCGAAGCATAATAACTACTGGTTGTGTAAACAAAGTCACTGCTTGTATGTTCAAAATTCAAGAAATTGTTTTCCTTGAAATCAGTCATATAGATTATGTCATCGTAAACAAAGTAATTATCACGGTTTGAAAAAGCATCCGCACTTCCATATTCTCTGGTAGTTATTATTCCAGCTGGAATTCCAAACATAGTTCGGATCATTTCAAATGAATTTACAGTTCCTTTGGATTTATAAACAGAAGAAATGTTATTGGCAAATCTGTTTAATATAGATTTCGCATAATCAAAATAAGAAGAAGAACTATACCCAGCAATATCTTGATTATTAAAATATAATTGATTCAAATCACTTTGAGTAAACTTATCAATATCAATATTCCAACTAAAACTATTGAGTAGTTCGTCTATGTAATTTTTTGGGTAATAATTTGAATCGTTATTTGAAATTGGATATGACTTAGGAAACTTCTTTATAAACACCAAGATGTTATCAAAAAAATGTCCCACCATTGCTGTAAATTTAATATAATCAGCGGAATCGGAATCTTCCTTTACATATGCCGGAAGTTGATACACCAAGCTATTATAGTTGTCTGAATCATATACAATAGCTTCTTCAATTTTATCATCTATACTAGATGAGTTAAAAAACAAATAAGACTCATATTCATCAAATGTATCCAACAAAGCAATTTGTTGAGCAGTTTTTTGGCTAACTAGCTCTCCATATGAAGAAGAAATTATACCACTTGTATTTAAAGATGATGTAATCGTAGACTTTTTAACATAGTCAAGTTGATTATAATCTTTAATCTTATTCTTAGCTATTTTAGTGCGTAGTTCGGCAGAAGAATAATTGATGAAATTATTAAAATCTGTATAATCGATGTATAAATCATTATACTTTTCTTTCAATCTTATTTTGGATTTATCTAGTGTGAAAGAATCGTTGCCATCATATTTTTCTGTAGAAGGACTGACTTTAGATATTTGTACATCAAAGTTTATGTCATTTAAAAATACCTTTCTTGATATCTTTGAAGAAAACAAGTTAACTTTAAAATAAAGAGGAGCAATTGAAATATTTGATATCCAACAAGTGGTTTTTACATTATATTGTAAAGGTAAAGGCGCATCTAGTTTTACTTGTACATTGACCGCACCATCAGTTGGATTTAAATAATTTGTATGAGTTAAAATCTTGATCAAATTGCCATTATCAAAATTTAAAGCATTTTTATAAAGACCGTAGTATTTGATTCGGTAATTTTCTAACAATTTAGTTACATTGGGCAATATCCAATCTGTATAAATTGTTTGTTCAAATAAACCAAGTATGTTTTGTAGATCAATATCATTTATAGAACTCTTTTGTAATATTCTATCTTGAGATACCTTTAATGTGATAATTCTAAATGACTCCAATACTTCAGCTTCTGTAAACTCTGTATTGTTGTAAGTGTAAATAAAATTGTTGATTTGTTCTTGAACACCTGTAAATTTGTTTGTTTGTAAAATTGTTGAATCTGTATCACCGTTCAACTTAATAATACTATTATATCCAACATATGTTGAATTAACAAACTCTTGTAGTTCTGCTTCACTTTTTAGACCCAACTTCAAACAGATGTCTGTGTAGTTGTATTTGTCTTTGTTAGATAGAAAATCTTTTTCAATTGGATTATTATTAATGATTGCAGTTAAGTCTTGATAAATTCTCAACAACAAATATTTTTTATCCGCAAATGTTGAAATTTTAATCGCGTCTAATCTAGATGTTTCATTCTTATTTACATCAAATGCGTAAGATAAACGTATCTCAGTTCTACTAGGAGATATTTCTTTTATAACCAATCTATTTGTTGGATTACCGGCTATATTTCTAACTGGGTTATACAACAAATAATATAAACCAGGACCAACTCCATTTGCATTTAAGTCGAATTGTGGATGTAATAGAATATCGTTTTTGTACGATACCACATTCGTAAATGGATTTGCAAATCTATATGATCTTAATACGTTATTAATGTCTCTGTAACTACCTTGCAATACAGAATATGTTACAGATGGAACTACTCTGTTGAAATTTATAAGTTGTTGGTTATTATTATACAGTGTAAATTCAAACAAATCATCATCGGATTCGCCGTAAAATATATCCTCACTGATTAGTTGTTGTTCGTATAAAGCCTGTAAATCAGTGGAAAAATAAGATGCACTTGTAAGACCCTTATTTAAATCGTTATCATTTATTGTTAAATAGTCGTAAGGCATATCAAGAAGTTAATGGTAAAAATGGGTAATCATCATCGAAATCCGAAGCAACTTTTCCTTGTCCCAATTGGATTCGTAAACCAATAATTTGGTTTTTCATAGCTGCAATAACTTGTTTATCGTCATTGTTTTCGTATTTTTCTACTAATTCATTTACCGTTTGATTTAAAATTCTGTTCTCGACCAGCACGTTATTATATTGTGTTATAACATCTGTTAAATTTCTCTTTTCTTCGACCGCAGTTGTTTGTAATTCAGTAAAATCCGATTGTGAAGTATCAACGATTTTGTTTTCATTATATAAAAAACTTTTTATTGGTACTTTTATATAGTTGTATTTACCTTCAAGCGACTGTGATATGTTATAAACCAATTGATCATTTCCAAAATCATCAAAATTGTTTTGGAAAGTACCAAAGTCTTTAAATGTTTGTACATCACTTAAAGATACATTATATACTAATGGTATATTTGCCATACTAACGCGTTATTTTAAATATTTTTCCGGTATCAACGATGTCAACTGTCCCATCTTTGTACTCTACCTTAATAAATACTGTTAAATATCGTTCTTGAGGCAATCCATTTGTATTTAATTTAAAATAATTACCATACGTAGCATCGCAACTTAACTTGGTATAGTTATCGAAATTAATCAAAACTTCCTCAGACTCAGCATCTTTAACCATATAATATGAAGATGTTGGCAGATACTTAGGAGTAACCATAGCTGGTTGTTGATATGATTTATTAAATGTTTTAAGAGGATATTTATCTCTGGCGAACACAAATATTTTAGCAACACTACCAGCTTTATATGTACTATTTAACTGTTGCAATGTAACCAAGTTTTGTATGGAAGAAGATACTGGTTTTAAACTACCTGTATTAAATACAGTATCATCCCAACCCATATCAATATATGGACTGTAAATTGTATTGGTATCCTTGCTGAAAAATTGTAACAACCCGTTGGTTGGTTGAAGAGGAGGTGTACTTATTTCAAATGAAGTCAATAACATTAGTCCGTTATTTGGAACACACCCACACAACCAAGAACGAACGATAGTAGTGATGTCCATCGATATATCACTTTGTTGTCCGTAACTAAATGATTGACTGCAAATTAATCCGTTATTTACCAACGAAGGAAAAGCCACGGAATTACAAATCCACTTTGGTTTGTTTGTATATGATGCTGGTACTTTGTAATACCAAGTTCCGCCTTGATTTTGAAAACTAGCACTGGAATATGATGCGGTTAATAAATAATTTACTTGTTGATAACTATTTGTTATTTTACTGCCGTACCACAAATTGCTTCCTGAGTAAGCTCTATTGTTCCAAGTAGCTCCCAATTGAGAACCATCATCGGCATATCTACCATTTCCATTTTCCCAACTCTGACTTATAGGATAAGCATAAATGGAGTAGTTTAGTGGTAGATTTCTCATACCACAGGCTTTTAAATTCAACGTAAATTTTAATTTTGAACTACTAATTTCATTTTTAGAAATTGATTGACTTAATGTGGTTAAGTCAAACTTGATCATAGTTCTACTAAACTCTGGATAATTAAGATATGTGGCTGTTGATGGACGAGTAAAAGATCCACTATATTGTCCTTTAAAATATCCAGCGAAATTTACCACATCAACATAATAAGATACACTTGAGGTATTTGTGTTAATAATTGATTTAAAACTTGAACTGGAGAAACTACCACTGAAAGATCTGCTTACACAGTTTGATCCTGTAATACTTCCTACAAATCTGCCAGATGCGGATATAGCTGATCCAGAAATATAAAGAGATTTTCTAGGAGCAGTAGTAACATTTGATAATCTGCCTGTGAAATTAGCAATAAATGACGTATTTGGTATTACAGATGAAGTAAGACTATATGCATACCATTTACTACCAGAGTAGATAAATAGTGAAGATGTAGTATAAGCTAACCATCCATTATTGCCATATGAAGAGGCAGTAAGAGGAGGCGTGTGCCAATTTGGATCTGTATAAACCGTTGTTTTGCCTGAGTTAGAGGCGTATATCTCTAACACTTCGTCCAACCCAAAATTTTTGTTTTGGTATTTGTCAGAATTGTTAATATAAGTGTCTTGAGATGGATAAATAAAAATATGCATATTATACTACCAATCCTTTAATGTCATTGTCTGGATATTTTATTTCAAATACAGATGGGTCTTTTGATGGATAAAGAATATTGTTTTGTGTAGCAATACTTACATTATATGCTACGGGAGAATAATCACCATCATCAATTGTCAAATTCTTGATCTTCAATTCAATAACAGATTGAACGCCTTCGTTTTTCATTATTTCAAAGTTAAGTTGACTGAGATTTATTGGTTGATTAAAACTCATATTATCAATGCTCAAAAAGCTTTTAACGGATTGAATACAATTATTTAAAACATCTCGTTTATTGAAACCATTGAAAACAGTAATCTTAAACTCCAATCCCAAATTAATAATATATCCGTCTATAATGTTAATTTTATCTGTTAATATTTTGAAATTATTCAGATAACTTATTAAGTTCTGTAATGTAGCAGGATTTAGTTTGGTTAAATTTTTATTAACATCATATCCCAACAAATAAAGATTGTTGGTAAATGGATTACTTGCTTCTAAAAACTTTCTTCTATCCAATGGATTTAGTGGATTTAGATCCAATGTTTCATTTCCATTTTCATTCACTATACCTTTAATTAGTTGGTTATATTGAATGCGTCTATTTGAATTGCTTTCAACATATGCTTTAGAGATATTGCCTAAATACGTTGGCAACGAATACACTCTGAGTAAAATGTCCTCCGATGTAACCATTCTGTTTTGAGCAGAAAAATTCAATATTGCACTTTGACGTATTTCTTCATCTGTTTCAGCATTGTTACCACCTGTAGATGACTGTGGATTATTTACTCTCAATGAGTTTTTTATGTTATTTAATAAAATAACTTCACTGTCAGTCAAACTAGTGACATCATTTAAATAATCGGTACTAGCAATCTTATTTATTTCGTCGGAATTTACATTTGAATCCAAACCACCACCTACAACATAAGTAACTGTTAATGTTGTGTTTGATGGAGATACACCATAAGAATTTGCTTTCAATACGTTTGTTCCATCCAAAGATATATTGAGATTTTTTAAATTGGATAGAGCTACACCAACATTGGTTGGATTTGGTATAATAACAGTATTTTCGTAATTTTCTGTATTTGCTCCAAATTGGATGTAAGTGAAGTTATTTTGATCTATTGTTGTTATAAATCTGCGTTCAGTTCTTAAATACTTTAAAATCTTAGGTGTTTCATTTCTATATGGTGACAGTGTTTGATTATTAAGCGGAACGTTATCAACCAAAATAGGAATGGTATCTTGCGCCAAGTATTGGGTTTCATAATAGTTAATACCATTTGAATCAACCACACTTATTATTTTGACAACATTTGTTTCATCCAACTTAATTTTTAAGAAAGATTGCGGGTCACCAATACTAAAAGTCTTTGATGTAATTCTGCCTGAATAACACTGCGCTGTTTTCTTTATCAAATAAAACAATGGAGCACCTGTATTGTCACGATTGTAAACACTTATTTCTCTTGGTGAGAATAGTGTGTCTTGACTAAAATCTACACTTTCTTCAACGATAAATGATACACCAGATACACTGGATAGTTGTGTATATGGTTTCAAAATCAAACAATATCTTTCGTCTGGTATATATTCGCCATTAACTCCTGATGTACGAGTTGCTGGTAATAATTGAAATAATTCTACGTATGTAGACGATACTGAAGACACTTTTGGTTTATAACCCAAAAATTGTGCTTGATTTATAATGTTCTTACGTTCACCCGCAAATTGAATAAAACTTTCTTTGAATTGATAATCAGTGTAGTAAGATAGTACATCACCAACAAAGCTAGCTTGTTCAATAAAAATTTGTCCTGGCGAACTTTCACTGAAGTCCTTGTAACTTTGTGGGTAATACTGTTTGGTAAAATCGATCAGTTGTTGCTTTAACGAAGTAAAATCACGATTTAAATACAAAACGTCTTTTGTATTAGCTTTGAATGTTTTGTTAATTAGTTGTTGCATTATATATTATTGTTTGTGATAATTACTTCGGTTGTAGACTTCAGTTCTTTATAACTAAAGGCTACTTTTATAAATATTTTATTGTAATCATTATTTACAACATCATTTTCTACTAATTGAACTTTAACATCTTCTACTATTACCCCATTCATAAATCTATTTACGTCATTTTGAATAAGATTTACCAACATAGGCAACATTTCTTGTAATTCATTCTGTTCAAACAATACTTTATATAAAGAAGACCCAAACGCATTGTTAAATCTACGTTCGCCAGGTCGTGTTAATAAAAGATTCTTTATATTACTCGAAACTTGGGAAATAGTATCCACATTGGTTTCAAAATAACCATTTTGACCCAATCTGAAAGGTATTTTAAGTCCTAGTGCTTTTTTAGACATAATTAAATCTTAGATTTCTTCTTCTCTATAGCACTCATCAACTTAGAATAATCTCTGGTCATAGCTGAATATACAGATTTAACTGGTTCAGGAGCATTCTCGGGAGCTTTTGTTTCTGTAATTACTTGAGAGGAAGTTGATCCATACCCACCCATCATACTAACCATACCACCTTCTTGTGGTACTCCTCCTGTAGTCTGATTTAATATGTCATTCAACATTGGATTGTTTGTATATTTAACATATTTCTTCGTAGGCTTAGTTTCAACTTCTGCTACTGATTCATTCATAGATTCAAGTTCATTCAAAATTTTAGCTTCTAGATCAGAATCTGCAGATTTTGTCTTTTTTTGAGGCTTTGATGAATTATTCGCAAATATTTCTGATAATTGACTTTTCAACTCAGTCTTTAATACGTTGCGAACTTCTTGTTGTACTGTTTTTTTAATAAACTCTTTAAGCACTTCTATTTTCATATTGTTTATATATATATAATTATTAACCCAGAGGAGATTTAGGTAAATTTAATAAATCTGTTGCGCCTTTTGGATATGATGGTCTTGGTATTTTAATCGTTTTAATACGTGGCGTACTAGGTGGTTTTGGTATATTTGGCTTAGGCATTCCTTTTTGAACACTAGCTAATTTAGCTGCAGCTGCACCAACAGCTCCTCCAGAAACTGCTCCAATTACAGCACCTTTTCCGCCTCCAACTATTCCTCCTATTCCAGCTCCCAATCCACCACCGGCTAAAGCTCCTCCTGTTACACCTCCAACGGATAATCCAGCACCAAGTGCAGTACCACTTAATCCACCTATTAATGCACCTTTACCACCACCAGCTAATGCACCTACACCGGCTCCAAGAGCACCACCTAACAATCCACCTTTTAATCCTTTAGCTAATTCAGAAGTAGATTCAACCACGCCTGTTTTAGCATTTACAAATTTAGTATTTCCAGCTATAGATTCAGGGCTATATTTATCAGGAGACCAATCTTTGCCTAGTCCATCTGGTTTTATTCCTTTAGGATTTAGTTTGTCAAAGACTTTGCCAGCTATACCACCCGCAACCAATCCGGCACCAGCTCCAATCAATGCACCTTTTCCTCCGCCTGCTAATGCACCTATACCGGCTCCTAAAGCACCTCCTCCAATTGCACCTTTAACCCCAGATGATAAATTACTAAGTACGCCACCGGCAGATTCTTGAGCGCCGCCAATTACACCTTGTGCCTGACCAGTCGCACCTTCTAATGCACCTTGAGCTTGACCAGCTGCTCCCTGTACTTGACCAGCTGCACCTTCTAATGCACCTTGTGCCTGGCCGGCCGCACCTTGAACTTGTGATGTTAACCCTCCAGCTGCACTTTGTACTTGAGATGTCGCATTGCTTGTTACGTCTTGGGCTTTTGAAGCTGCTTGTTGCGCTGCATTTGCATCTAACCCTTTTACTTCTTGGGTAGGAAGTTTTATATTTGGATTATCTACTACGGGAGCTTTATTTGCTACACCATTAATTGTTTGTGTAGGTGGTCCTACTAAAGCGGGATCTGGATCGGTAAATGCATCTTGTCGTTCCACTTTAATTCCCTTGCCAGAAATACCAACTTGATCAGCTAAAGTTTGTAACAAAGATTCTCTTAGTTGTTTAAAAGCATTATTGAAAGCTTCACCTGGAGTCTTTCCAATACCACGTGTAGTCTTAAAATCGGATGCTATAATAGATTTCAGTGTTTTTCCACTAGATGTTTGTCTTGGAACTTTAACGTCTCCACTTAAAGTAACATTTGCTAAGTAATTTCCGGTTAATTCATCACGTTTCGATGTTGAAAATTTCCCACTTAAACTAAAATTCCATTCATTAGGAAAATTTGCGTCTGGAGACAAATTTTTTACAGAAATACTTGGGGTTGTCGCACCATCTTCCACTATTGCATTTGGTTTTACGAGATCAACTTTTGAATAGAATGAGTTTATAGCTCTTCTATATTCATTCGCATTAAAAATGCTACCATTCCAAGGTACAGTTTCTTCATAGGATATATAATAATCACTCATAATTAATCCTCAAATTCAAATTCAACTTGTACTGGACCTTCACGGCGATTTCTACCTTTGAAATCACCCACAACTCCAGTTCCTGTAACCGTATTAATTTCTACTGGATCTTTACATTCACCACCACTTCCAGGTGGTTTGACTCCATTACTACCAGGCGCATATCCGCCACCTGTAACAAATACTCTTCTACTTAGTGTTTTGTGTAGATTATCTCTCAACAGTTTAAGCTTGATTTGTTGTACTGGTATTTGCGTTTGATCTGGATTAGCATCCTTTGTATTTTCAGGCGTTGCATCTCCTGATCTAGGATGTGTATGTGGATGTGGGTGTACGTGGTGATGCCAGTGTACGTGGTCTAATAACCAATTACACAAATCGTACATCCAATCTACAGTTGTTTGACCTAGTAATACTGGTTCATTTGTTTCGCCATATTGACCCAAAAATATTTGTGGTGCATTTATACAAGCGGTATTATTTGTAGTTATAACTACATTATCATTAGCATCTACTGTGTATTCACTGTCAGTGGTCACAGCATAACGTTTTTTACTAAAGTGTAGTGTTTCTGCAAATCTACTACTCAATACCAATCTATCGGTATTTATTACGATTTGATCGCCATTTAAAGTTGGTAATACAAATGGAGTGGAATTTTTCGGATTGAATCTTACTTGTTCTTCAGTTGGTTCTCCGTTTGACGTTTTGCCAAATATACTTTTATAAACTGTAGTTTTCCAATCGCTTTCTGTTTTTCCACTTGTTATTTGTATTGTACTGCCATCATTGTTAATATCTTCATCTATTTGTCCACCAAAATTTTTCTCAGATGGAGTTATTTTTGGAATAGGTGGTAACTTGGGATGTAATTGTTGTGGTTCGTCTAAAGAGATATTTCTCTGTCTATTTCTAATAGTAATCTTTGGATTTCCATATCCACCACCACTAGATTCTTTTAATAAATTGCTGTTTAATGTATAGGATGGATATGATCCTTTATCATTAAGTCTATTATTATCATAAGCACTAAAACGAATTGATTGACCAAATCTACTTTCTATTGCTGTATCTCCTTCGTTTTTTCTAATCAGTCTTATAAATGGATTGGAAATGAAATATTCCCCAACATACCCAATGTTATTGTATTTTGAATAAATTGGAGCTGATGTATAAGTAGCTCTATTTCCGTCAAAGTAAAAAGGCACAGCAGGCTTTCCATTTTCACTATATACTGTTTCTACAGTGTAATCTATATTGGTTGGAAAGTTGAATTTATTTAAAGGTTTGCTGTAATAGTAGTTATTGCCTACTTTTTGAACCAATACAAGTTCATTGACCAATGGATATTGCGTAATAGTTTGATCCAAAGGTATAGCCCAAGGCAATTTTTCCACCGATGACTTTTTTTCTTGTGATAAGATTCTTACTTTGGCCCGTCCTATGTACGAAAAATCCACATCGTTTTCTTTGGCTGGTTCATTCTTATAGTTAAGAGGAACTGTTTGTGGATTTATTTTTTGTTTATATTCGTCCTGCAATTTTACGTGATTTTCATTGAAAATCACATCAACTACAACGGCGAGTTGTATAGGTGAACGAATATCAACCAAATCTTTTATTTGTTGATCGTTTAACTGTGGAGATTTATTTGATTTGGATACATCCGTAACTACCATATTATTCGCCTTTACTAATTGTTATAACTTCATCCATTAACTGTTTACGTTCGTCTTCACTTAATACCATTGAATTGCCTTCGCCAGTAGCTTCACCTTTTGCTACCAATCTTTGTATAACTGCGGCTAATTTGACCAATTGTTCATCGTTTTTAACGCCTACATCATAATAGTCTTTTATCATAGGCACTACGATAGTAGCGTCGTTAACAGTTTTAATTAAACTTCTTAACTCAGATATTAAAATATCAATTTGATCTTTCTTGCTCTCTGAATTTTTCACTATGTCTTTACAAAGACCAGAAAAATTCTTTCCTTTATAAATTTCAAAATTTAAGTCCATATATCTATAAATAGAAAAACCACTCTATTTGAGTGGTTTATTTGTTTTGTATTATATTTTTCCGTTATCAATGTAATTTTTTATAACTATATTTTGATATGATTTCATTTTATTGATAATTTTAGTAATTTGTTGTGTTTTACAATTACTTAGTTCTCTGATGTAAAGATATAGTGTTTTTTTATTGAAATTTTCAATTCTTTCGCTGTTTCTAAATAATTCTATAACCGCATATGCTATATTGAGATCTTTTTGTTTGGTGAATATTTTTGTTATATTTCTTTCCCAATAGTTAATTAACAATTTCATAAACTCTTGTGTCTGAATAGTCTTATGATGTGCATCTTCTGTTTGCAAACAAACACTATCTTCACCTGGAGTTTCACTAATATCTACGTGTTGATTAAATCTTTTATAATTGTTATTGTTATGGAATATCAAGTAATTTTTAGCTACAATACTAAAATAACTAAATGCCTTACCTTTACCAGCTTCAAATTTGTGAATATTTGAAACCAAGTGTGCTACGGTTTCTTTTTGAATCTCTAATGGACTGTTGTCAAAATAAGTAAATTTAAATGTATTAAAAATATTTTCTACCAATTTATCAAAGCTGTATTTTATACGAGTTTCGTAAATTTCATTTCTTTTTACGTTGTCGGTTTCGGAATTGTATTCGATGATAGCTTCTTCGGTTTTTTTAGAAAAGTAAATTTTTTCTTTTTTATTACGACCTCTACGTTTTTTTCTTACTTCTGTAAGTTCTTCAACTTCTTTATTAATCGCGTCCAATTCATTAATTACTATTACATCTTTGCTTGTTATGGTGCGGGGTACATTGATCTCAGATAAATTTTTAGATTCATATGTAATGTCTAATTTTAATTTATTTACCTTTTTGGGTTTTTTAACTATCTTTTTTACAGATGTTATTTTTGTTGGCTTCTTTATTTTTTTATTAACACTTTTTACCATAGCAGATACTTTACGTTTTTTAGGATTTACTACTTTAGTCACTTTCTTGGTAATGACTTTACTTTTTTTTATTTTTTTCATTCAAGTAATAATGTCAAACGTTGTCGGTTTCTTCTTCTTTTACTTTTTTATTCAAAGATTCAATGATTTGTTTCAAATCCGTGAAAAGAAAACCAACATCGTCATCTTTTTCAAATATACCACGGTTATCAACATCTTTCAATTTATTAAAAGTACTTTCTACAGAATTTTTAAAGTTTATAATCCAGTCTTCAAGTATATCTATTTGATTAAATGATTTTTTTAATGTGATTAATAAAAACACATTAGCTGATACGGATACCAATAACAGTATTAATAATAAAATTTCAATCATTGTCTATAGGAGATTCATCATCTACTTCAACGAATTCAGATATGTAATCTAAAGCGTCATTTAAGGTTTTCCAACACGATTCATCGTATGATCTTTTGATCAATTTGTACAATTCTTTAAGCTCAGTTTCATCCATACTTATAACTACATATATATGGATGATCTACAAAACGAATAAAAAATTATTTTAATTGTAATTGTTAAAAACTAAACATACCTCTCGTACCAGTTTTGCCTTTTCGTTCAACAACCTTCTCTACTATCTTTTCAACCTCTATTGGCTTCTCTATTATTTTTTCCACTATCTTTTCCACTTCCACTGGTTTTTCCACAATTTTTTCCACTATCTTTTCAACCTCTACTGGCTTCTCTACTATCTTTTCAACAACAGATGGAGTAGCGGATATGTTTTTATCATTAGAGTCAGCCGTATTTTTTTCTTGTTTCTTATATAGTTCGTAATTTTTGTCTTCCTCTACGTAGGTTTTATTGCTACTTATATTGTATGCCAATAACAATATAACTGCAAGTGGATCAAATACTGTAATAAGCACTACTATGAACCATTTAACTACTGTTTGAATTGTAGTGTTGAATTGATCCGCAACAAATTTAAATGTGGTAATATCCTTCTTTTGACTATTATCCACTTTTAATTTGTAAATGTTATCATCTATAGAACTTACTTTGGTACTATAAGTTTTAATCTTTTCATTTTCCCCCTCCAATTGTTTGTTTAAATCCCCAATCTGATCATTAATCTGATTTTGAATATTTTGTAATTGTATTGGATTTCTCGCAATTAATACATTTGTAAGTACTTCGTTCAATCTGACCTCTTGACTACTTCTCAAACTATAAAGTTTTTCAATTGTCTTTTTAGTAGACTCCATCTTACTAAGTTCTTCTTTTTTCTGAGACTCAAGTGTGACAATCTTATTCATAGATAACTCGGTCTCCAATGAAGATTTTTGAAACGCAGCTGTTAAAAATCCAAATACACCTAGAGATGTAATTGCCATTAAAGCAAATACAGCAATTATCATATAGGTTCTCATTAATATATTGGCTTTATTCCAATATCTGAATAACCACGATGTTGTCACAAGTTTACCTAGTTCCAATGAACCAGCCATAATCATTGCAGCAATAGTTGCTCCTGAAAATAACAATCCAATACCATATACACTAAAATAGGCAGCACACCCGGCGATTAAAAGTGACGTTGCCATTACCAAATGATGAAATTTTATCATATCTATAAATATATAAAAATAAAAAACCCCGTTAATTTAATAACGGGGTTAATATAACCTTGATTGAATATTAATCAATCTTTACTTTTTTCGTGACAGGAATCGTTGGTTTCACCTTTAATAATGTAACCTTTAACAATCCATTTTCAAACTTTGCGGTGGGATTCGCTCGATCAATTTGATCTCCTAAAGTAAAACTACGTTTGAAACTACTGTGCTTTAGTTCTCTACGAATGTATTTTCCTGTAGACTCCTTATCATCCACGTTTTTGATCTTTTGACCACTGATAGTAAGTACGTTTTCTTGTACATCTACAGATACTTCGTCTTTAGACAAACCTGGAATTTCAGCTAAAATTTCCACACGGTCATTATAATCAATAACATCTACGCGGGGATAACTTTGTTTTTCAAAAAAACCAACACCTAATTCTTTGTTTAATTCTGGGAAGTGAGCCGCAAATACTTCATCAAATACGCGGTCAAATGGTGTTAAAAATTCATCACGATCAATGTGTCGCAATGCAAACGGACTATATTTTACTACTGACATATATTTACCTTTCTTTTTAATAATTCTATCGAACTTATTAACCTAATAGCCTCATTCGAGCACTATAGTGAATAACACATCCGTGTCATTCAACAATATATATAACCAAATTTTGAAAAATGTCAATATTTTTTATCCTACAGACGAAACTCCACCTGTTTGACACAAATTAATATAGTTTTCGATAGACACAATATTATTGTTTCTTCTCAAGAACAATATGTAAAAGCTTGCACTACCCAATATTGAATTTGTTGTTACAACTGTATAAGTACCTGAAAATTGTCCCGATGCACCAGTGGTACACGCATAGTCTTGACCTCCGGCTGGATCTAATGTCCACGAAATATTAATAGTATATCCGTCTTGAGTTATAGTAGAAGGTAATGTACAGCCTGAATTTGGCAAAGCATTAACAACCGCTTTAGCAAAAGTTTTATCTGCAGATGTACCTGTTTTGTAGGCAATTGTTACTACTGTTCTGGTTTTTATCTGTGTCCAACTCTCCAACATACTTGGATTATAACTAATACACCCAAGATTACTTGTTACAGGTGTAACCACTGGAGGTATCACTGGAGTAACAACTTCTTTTTTACATTTATTTTTATCGGATAAAAATCTAATTGTTATATTTTTAGATGTCTCGCTGTATCCTGATGGTAGAGTGGCCACAGCTTCATTTTTTATATCAATGCTTGTTGGTTGATTTGAATTTGAATAATTTGCAATCCCGACTCCTATACTTATTTTTTTATATTTATATGGTTCAATAGAAATGGGAGATTGTGGATCAATTGTAACAGGCGATAACAACGAATTTAATACGCTGCCATCGTTATTGGTCCAATTTTGATTCAAAGTAATTGTCATTGAATCGGGGTTGTTATTTAGAATAACAAAACTTCCTGTATGTTTTATTTGTGTTAAAAGTGTAGGATCGCATATTTGCGGAGATGTAGATGTACCACAATTACAATTTATAGAATTTGCCCCACCCGATATACCAATATCTTGTGGCCAATTTGGAGTTTTTAGCGTGGTGACAACGCAACTGTTTTTATCAGATGAAAAATAAAACGTATTTTGAGAAATTGGATTTATATAATAATTTGAATCTGTAGTTGCGGTAAATGGACAATTTAAATACACACTAACTGGTTGACTTGGATTATTATAATTGTTTTTTCCAAATGACACTGATATTTTTTTACTTTCGTTTGGTTGTAGTATGATAGGTGAATCAGGATTCATCTCGACCGGAGTAAGTAAAGAATCGATAACGGTACCATTTTGATTTTTCCAATTATTTTTATCAAACGTAATTGTAATTGGTGTAACAGACGAATTGTTCGTTATTATAAAACTACCACTATGTCTCACTTGAATTGTAGAAGATGGATTTGATACAATCTGAGCGGAATTTGGATTTGAATTGCATGATAATTCATCTACTCCCATATCTTGCCAAAAACTTGGAGTGATCCATACTTGTTTCAGAGGCAAACTTATATTACATGAATTTTTATCAAAACTAGCTATAATCTCACAATTTTGAGATTGCGGAGAATATCCTAATGGTAAAGTCAAATTTACAGAACCTTTAGCCGTAAAAGTTTTTGGTTGAAGTGTGTTTTGATAATTAGATAAACCAAAACCAATGCTAATTTTACGTGTACTATTAGCAGAAATAGAAAACATTCCTGATGGACTAACATCAACAGTGTTAATTAATGCATTTAATGGTGTTCCATCTAAATTAGTCCAAGTGGGACTAATAGTTGCCAACATTTCCGCATTGTTGTTATTCGTGATTATGAAGCTACCACTGTGTTTTATTTGAGTAGTAGAAGTTGGATTACATACTGGTTGAGTATAACCATCACCACAATCTAAATAACCACATCTCGGACCTGTAAATGATATATTTGTTGGAAAATTTCCAACAGTTGCTGGTGGAGACGTACAAGAGGATGCATTTGAATCTTGTGTACCCAAAATATAAAGTGTTATTTGACCAAATGTAGATGTGTTTTCAAATGCATATTCATAATTAACATTTGTTCCACCCAAACTAGTTGCTGTAACCAAACCTGTATAAAAATATCCAAGTGATCCGTCAGGTGTATTTGATTTTTGCAAAATCAATCCGTCAAATGTCAAAGTTCTATTGTATCCTAAGTTATCTCTGTAAGATATAATAGGCAAAAGTTGTCCACTCGATTTGTATGTTGTTATATTGGGATTTTGTAACAAACTATTTAAGTTATTTAATATGTTTGATAAATCAGTTATTTTGGTGTTTGTATATCCATTTGCAGTTTTATCACCGTTGATTTTTTGAAACAGTAGTGAACTTGCAGTAGGTAAATCTGCAGCGGTTATTGTGTATGTATAAGTTGTATTATCCGTTACGGCACTGGCACAAGTGCCTATAAACATACTGGACGTAAATGCATTCGATAAACAATCTTTTGATACCAATTTATAAGCTTTCGTATCTACCAAATTATAAAACAATTCGATGTTATCTCCTGATTTAGCATAAGAAAAAACTTTATTCCATCCAGAATCAACAATTGGAGTAGTAACATCAGATTTAGAATACAATGTATATTGATAAACTTTATCTTGTATGTTGTTGGTTAAAAAGTTGTTGTTTTGTATAACGCTTGGTGAATAAATTTTAACAGTTGCTACTCCTGTAGACGCAGCTACTTTAAAAGAACTGCTTATATAAGATGCGCCATAAAACTCACTAAATTTTATTGGTCTTCTATTGTCTTTGTTTATAAACCCAACTCCCAAAGCTTTTGTGATATTAATCGTACTTGAATCAGTATTGGAATTACCGATTCTATTTTCCATCTGGTAATAACTCTGTGATATAGAAAAATTACTTGATCCTGGATTATAAAAGTTACTTAATAAACTATTGATAGATAAATTTTCACTATTGTTGGTTTCACTTTTAAAACTAATCGGTCCAAATCTATTTAATATATTGACAGGCATATATCCTATATATATTAAGATTTAATCTTATTTTTTAGTTCTTGAACTTCTTTGTTAAGTTCTTGAATAGATTTTAATAATAGTGCTATCAATGGATTATATTTTACAACTTTGTATCCCTCAAGATTTTCCATTACCAAGTCAGGATACAATTGTTCAATTTGTTGAGCAATAACTCCGAAATCTTGTTTGCCATTAGACTTCCAATTGAATTCAATTGCATTGATTTGTTCCACTTTTTTCAGTGCATTTTCAATTGGTCTAATATTATCTTTAAGTCTGATATCAGATGTAGCAAATGTAGAAAGTGCAACTATATCACCTCTAACATCCAACTGTCCGCTTCCACTAACACGTAATAATTTGGTTTGTGAACTACCAGATGTAATTAAAAATACATTTGAATTTGGATTGTATCCAGATGGCCATCCAGTAGACCCACTTAAATGCAAATGTAATTGAGCATTTACGTTGTCGGAACTCACTATATTTCCAACACTTAATAATCTTTGTCTGATTCCCAAAACTCCCCAACCAGATTTTCCTGATTGCCAAGTTACATCTTTGCCTGGTAAAGCTGATGTATTTACGTGAGATCCAGAATAATAAAATGCAAAATTAGCAGATGTTCTTAAATAATTGTTTGAGGTTTGTAATCCTATACCATATATGGATTGACCCGATGAAGAATTTTGAATCAAATGTTCACCTACAGCGGAAAATTGTAATGGGTTGTTTACAGTAACTCTACCTGAACCCATACTTCCCAAATTATTAATACTACTATTTCTCACCAGATAATTAGTAGATCCTATAGCAGTGCCTGCTGTCCAGTATGTAAATTGATTTGCAGTACCAGTGCCTGTTATGTTTCCTCCTGAATTCAAAGCATAAGAAGCGGTTTTAGCGCAACTAGCCGTACCATAAAATGCAACTTTTCTATTTGCGTTGTAATGATTTGATGCACTAATGTAACCCTTGATGCTAGCAGAAACACTTCCTGAGAAACGTCCTCTTGAAACACCACTAAAACTACCAGTTAATTTAGAGTTTTTACTAATCAATGAACCATATAAACTTCCACTGAAACTTCCACTAGCACTTGCTTTCTTAGTCAATATATAACCATAAAAACTACCACTCAATGATCCTGAAGTATTGGATTTTCCCGTTGTTAGTCCGTTAAAACTGCCTGTAAAACTACCTGTATTGGTACCGTTGAAGTTTCCACTAAAACTACCGGAGTGATCACCTTGAAAACTACCAGTAAAACTTCCTGTAAAAGTACCACTTAATGTTTTTGCAGATCCAGAAAAACTTCCGGTATAAGATCCTGTTACAGATGATAAAAATGTTACAACGTCCCCAAATGTGCTTTTTCTGGAGTATAAATCGTTGGAAGAACCAGATTCAATTGTTAAAATTAAATCTTTAGACGTTAACGTGCTGTATCGTACCAGATCGCTAACTTTTACTTGTTGTATTAAATTACAGGTAGTTGACATAATTACTTCCAGGCGTAAATTTTAAGATACCATTTGGTTGTATCGATATTATATTGACTTATTACACTGGTGCTACTGTTATAGTCGTAAACAGTAATGCTGGTATAAGTTGGGACAATTAGTAACACAGTACTAGAACTCGAAACGATACTGCAAATTGGTTTTGTTTGGTTATTGAAAAAAGATGTTACGTCAACTTCTTGGTTAATAACAAATCTTCCATCATTACTATTACATTTTAAAACTACTCGGACCAAAGAAGGTACAGCAGAAAATCCGTGGGAAAATGAAAGAACATTTCCAGATGAATAATATGATATACTATTACTATCAGTTGTGGTATTAAATAAAGAAGTGGTATATCCAGATATACCATCTGAGTTAGCATAATCTTTTAAATCAGATAAAGTGGATTTTCTAGAATATTTTGAACCACCTGTATTTTCAATAACCATCAGTTGATCTGCATCTTTGATACTAGAATAAGTTGCTAGATCGCTGACCTTTATTAGTTGTACATTTAAACTGTTACACGGAGTTGACATATTTTATAAATATAAAGTATTAAGAGTAAGAAGCTCCTATTCGATTAATAAGAATTTCACTGCCCATCAATACAATTGAATACAAGTCTCTAGACCCATTTGATGGATTTGATGCCGAACCACCTGGCCACTTTAAAGAATTAGGTGTACCGGTGCTCCACGTAAATGAAGTGCCACCGCTATTGTTATAAAAATACAAATAACACACCTTCTTTTGAGTCAGATTTACATTAAAAGTTTGAGATGCTGTAGCCGTTACATAGATCATATCATAATCATCAAAACTCAAATTGGTAGTTGCAGCTGCAACAGTAGCACTTACAGTTGTATAATCTTTTTGGTAATTACCCTTGAAAGATCCTGTGATAATAGCCGCATCTGTCTTGGAAATAATTGAACCATTGTCAACTTTAATATTTCCATAAGAATACATTTTACTACCACTGATAGATCCATAAGCACGCATATCACCGCTACTGGATACATAAAATGTATTGGCAAAACTACTTGATCCATATTGTACTAATATAGCGGTTTGTTTGTTTTCTACTCCAACTGGAGCACCTCCCACGAATTTACCAGCTAATACCGATCCAGCAACGTTTGCGGCTTCATTGCTACCACTAAACATTCTGATTTGCAACTTAGCACGTAGATACTTATTTATAGAACCACTTGGCTCTGCTGGAGGAGTTACACCTATACCAACTGAACCATCTCTAGCAGCTGAATCCGTATTAATATATGGCCAGAAATAAAAACCATTACGTATTTGTTTCAATGCGGCCATTGTACCAGATGAATCCGAAGTTCTCGATGTAATGGTACTATTTTTAAGATGATATGATCCTGTGGTAATACTCAATGTCAAACTGCCACTGGAAACGGATTGTATAAACCACTGATCTTGATTTGGATATCCAGTTGATCTGTTTTTATTTTGCAATACAAAACCAGCTGAACTTAATGTACCAGATCCTCTATTTACTACAAAAAGATTTGATTGAGCGTATTTAGCAGACGCAGATACATAAAAATTTATTTGACCAAACTCATTTTTATAAAATAGAGGAGATGTTGTTAATCTGTTGCCATCAAAATATGGTACAGCGCTTGAACTATTCAAAGATCCTTTTAACAAATAAGAGGATGTTAATGACGTAGTTGAAGAATCAGCGGTTATAGAATGTAAAGCATTATCTACAGTTCCAAGTACAGTTGAAGCTCTCAATGCGTATGAAGCACTGGTAGTTCTTGTAGAATAACTACTGCTTATAGCTTTACTTGAAGTAAGTGCATAACTACTCGAAAAAGATGAATATTTTTGATTGCCATTATAAGAATAACTAGATGTACCATTTACTCTTAGGTTTGACCAAACTAAATACGAAGCGGTATCTGCGGTAGTTGACATACACATACTTGAGGTTTGTGCGTAACTACTGGATAAAGATGATAGTGCTCCATTTCCATTGTAAGAATAACTAGCTGTGCCTATAAATGATGGTGACTCAATATATACACTTGAATATACACTAGCTGCAGTAATATTGTTAAATACACTTGTACCAGTGGTAGCAGTAACATTACCTGTTAACTTACCTTTTAAACTACCTGTGAGTGAGATATTACCACTACCAGAAAATACTCCTGAAAATCCATTTGCAGAATAAATCTTTGAACCAGATATGACATTTGGCACAGTAGTTCCAATCGGACTATTATTAATAGTTACCCCACCAATAGAACCGCCATTTATAGCTGCGTTGTCTATTTCACCATTTACAGCATATAAATTGTTATTTACATCTACATTGTTAAATGAACTTTTACCTATACCAACCGTTACATTGCCTAGTAAACGTCCTTTTAAACTGCCTGTTATACCAACACTAGCTGTGAGTTGTTCTATATTAAATGGAGTATTTTCAAGAGTTAGACCGTTAGGGTAATCTAAAACTGTTATTTGACTATTTATAGAATTTCCAGTAAACGTAATATTGCCACCGCCGCCAAGTGATTGATTAACATCTATTGTTTTTGCATAGATTCCCAAAAACGTTGGCGCCGATGGATTGTATCCGATAGTAAGATAATCACTTACTATGGCTCTTTTAAATATATTTGGTACCTTTTGACTTATGACAGAATAGTTGTCACCTTCAAAACTTCTAAATGAACCCGTGTATGTATTATTTGGTCCTACAAAATTCAAGTTGTTGAATGTTGTTAGAAGATTTGCTGTTTTTTGTACAAAACTACTAACAGTAGACTTTTTTGTAGAGTTGCTACTTACATTTTGTATGATTAAATAATCATTATTACCGATAGTACCAGCTGTTAGTGTTGGTAATTCGGGAACAGTTCTACCTTGATTGGATACTATCGCCATAATATATTAATAATTATTAATCACCCAACATTTTTTAGTTTTTTTAATATAAATTTTACTAAACCGCTTCTAACAATATCATCTTCATCGAATTTAAATACATAAATTCCGTTATTTCTACTTTCTTCATCGTCAAAGATGTTCATCATTGGCACAAATCCACTTTTACCATTGATATCACTTTGATCGGGATCACCACATATAAACAACTTACTAAATTCTCCAACACGGGTAATTAATGTGGTCAATTCTTTCTTACTCATATTCTGAGCTTCATCAGCTACAATACATTTAGCGTTCCAACTCAAACCACGTAAGAAATTTATTGGAAAACCGTGAATACGTTCTTCTTTTTTTAACTTATCAATATCGTGTTTTGGCAATAATTCTTCTAATTTATCTATTAGTGGTTGAATGTAAGGACTCATCTTTTCATCCATTTCACCTGGTAAAAATCCCAATTTACTATCACTACTTTCTACAATACTTCTGACATATACGATTTCACTTACTCTTTTTTGGTTTATCAAATTTAAACCGGCTAATACAGATGTATATGTTTTTGAAGTTCCAGCTGGACCTGAAATGAAGACTAGTTTAGTTGTTTTATTTTGTAGTAAATTTAATAATTCAATTTGTTTTGGCGTAAGAGTTCGGTCATCAATTTTTATTGTTTCTCTAATTTTTTCGTTTTGATGAACCTTTGGGCTTGTGTCTTTTTTCTTGCTCATTTTTGTTGGTTAGTTGTTGTTTAATGTTTAAAACACGACCACAATGTTCATATTTCTCAGACAAAATATAATATTCGTAAATATTATTTAGATTATCTTCAAATGAATTGCGGTCTAATACTACTATGAAATCAGAATCTTTAAAGTTAAAGACCTCTATCGCATTCAAATTATTGTCTACCGCATAACATATTGATGAAACAATTTGTTCCATCAATTTAATTTTATTAGATTTAATTAAACTCTCCATCTGATCATAATCAGATGGCAAAGTTAATGAAGAGTACTTATCTGTCATCATATATAAGTATATAACAAAAAATAAAGACGTTACCGAAGTAACGTCTTTTCATAACCAATTTATCTAACCTTTTACTTTTTCTTCTTCTTTTTAACAGGTTTGTCACTATCGTTTTCGACCGTTTCTGTTTGTGTCACGGTTGAATTTAATTGTTGTAACCTTCTGTTAGAAGCGTTTTTCCAAGAACGAATTGTTTCTTGAGAAGCATCTGTGTAAGTTTTGCCAAGTTGCAACAAATCCAACACTTCTTTCTCAGAACCAGCTGCTACAATTCTTTGTTTTAACCCAAATGTAGTACCACTCATTATTTACCTTTCGTTTCTACAATTTCAATTTTAGAACCATCCGGCCATCGTTTAATAATTGATGACCAATGTTCATACTCCGTTCTAGCCTCATCCTTGGAAGTATATTCCAAATCGGAAACTCTTCTACCGTCTCGTAGAATTACGTACTTAATATTATTATCTGTCAAACTGTCGCTTTTCGCTGTCATACTAATTTATAATTTAATATTTGAATGTGGTAATATAACTACGGATTCTAAGATTACCAGCCTTAGAACATAACGTAATAATATATACAAAACGCATATACGTCAAGTTTATTTTAATCAGTTTTTATTCACGTATACATATTTATATAAATATGATAGCTTTATTGGAAGAAAATCAACTGTTAAATCCAAAATTATCTAAGCAAGAGATTTACAATTTAAAAAAATTAGAATTCACATTCAATCGAATGTTGAAGGAATTAGCAATTCTTCAAGAATGCATAGAAACTAACAATTTACATTTAGCAGAATTTAAATTGAGTGTTGGTACACGTAAAGTATTAAAAGAAATACGTGAAAACAATCAACAAATTTCTGATATATCATTGTTAGTAGAAGCTTCCACAGATCCAGTATCAACAGCAGATACTTCAAAAAATATACTATCACTAATCAATAAATTTCACACAGATAATAAACAATACTTAGATAACGTTGATTCTGATGAAAGATTAAAAGACACATCTGTACCAAAAAATATTGGTGCCGAACCAAGTATTATTCAAAAGGCAGCATTAAAAACAAAAGAATTGGGTGGTAAAGCAGGTCAGATTGCAATGACTTTATTTCAATCAATTGTGGTAAATGCACTCAATCGATTTGTAAATTGGTCATCTGCATTAAAATCAGATATTTTAGACGCTAAAAAACAAGGATCGGCTTGGCAAATGATAATGACCAAATTGGGTCCAAGTATGAAGATTGCAAAAAGAGCAGCTGATGGCACCATAACATATGAAAGTGATTCTTCAGGAACATCGATGCTCAATAAATTACAAGATTTTACAAAGTTGAATCCAAAATGGACTAATACCATAATTGGTCTATTAATTAACATTACAAAAATGTTATCAATATCATTAACAGGTGCTACTGTAGGCACATCTTTGGTAATCGGTGTGTTAACTGGATTATTAGTAAGAACAATTGTTGGTCACTATCTCAAAAAAGAATCTTGGAAAGATGCATTAAAAAATGCATTATTAGTTACAGGTTTATCTTTAGTTGGTGGCGCACTTACAAAAGGACTATTTAGCTACTTCAAAGGTGGTGGATTTATTGACGGCGCTAAGTCTTATTTTACAGGAGTTCCAGGCGCTGACATATCAGATCAAAATATTACCAGTGGAAATATTAAAGTATCTGAGGCTGATATAACAAAATTAATGGTCGCCACTAGACGAGGTGGTGATGAAAAATTACTTACTATTATTAAAAACACTCCAGAATTGTACAAAGCTTTTAAAGAAGAATCGGAGAGTTATCCTGATATAAAAACATTCATTAGGTTCCAGGACCGATCTGACCTCGCAGACATTATTAATGGTGCGGGCGGAATACCTAAAGAATCATTGACTAAATTAGCAACAGGTATAGCAGATACTGCTACTCAATCATATACTGACAAACCTCTAAAAGAAATTGGCAAACTTGCTTTACAAGGTGACAATAAAGCTATGGATGCTTACTTGCAAAAATTTATGGCGACCAAATCTCTGGGTGTGGATCAGTATAGAATCTTGAAAAAAGCTATGGATGCCGGAATAATTGATAGAAATCAGTTTTTTTCAGGAGTTGGACCACGAACTCTCAATCTGACTGCTGAGTTAAGAGGCCATATACCAATATCTATAAATGGCGTAAGTGTTATTGATAAATTGACACCAAACGAAGCAGAAACTGCATACACTGCAATGAGTATGGCTAAGCAAATGGGGAATCCAGTTGATGAAGATGTTTTAGCTAAGTTGGCAACAAAAGCTGGAAAATCAGTTACTCCGACAGTACAAGAATCAGCATACAAGTCGATTATTAAAAAACTATATATATAATATGAATGATATGAATTATACTAAAGAGTTATATACTCAATTTTTAAATGAAGCTGGTTTTTTTGATAAATTAAAAGGATCTGTAGGTTTGGGAGGTAAAAAACAATTGTCTTCTAATGATCTTCAGATATTAGAACAAAATATAAATTCCCTACTAACCAATATCGCAAATGAAATTGGTTCGACCAAAGAAAATCTTATTAACGACTTGACAAATGGCCCTAGTAAAGATTTAGTTACGCCAGAAATAATTCAGTACGCAACACAATTAACAAACTTATTAAATAAAATCAAATCAGTAGCCGGAACCGCAGGCACAACAGGCACAACAGGTACATCAGGCACAACAGGTACAACAGGTACAACAGGCACAACAGGCACAACAGGCACAACAGGCACAACAGGCACAACAGGCACAACAGGCACAACAGGCACAACAGGCACAACAGGCACAACAGGCACAACAGGCACTACAGGCACAACAGGCACAACAGGCACTACAGGTACATCAGGCACAACAGGCACAACAGGCACAACAGGCACAACAGGCACTACAGGCACAACAGGCACTACAGGTACATCAGGCACTACAGGTACATCAGGCACTACGGGTAGATCCGAAAGACCTGGATATCAAACTAAACAAATTGATGATTTAAATTTTGGTGATGATATTGGTGGTGGTACTATACTAAAACAAATAAATGTAAATAAAATAAAACAAGATTTTGATAATTTATACAACAATTTGCCTGTAGATGCGAAGAATGTTTTAAATAATATAACAAATGATAGCAAAATATTACCTAAAAACATACAATTGCCTATTAGACCTCCTGTCATAACAGAAATAGATGAATTATCTTATTGGGATGATACTAATAAAAAACAAGAATTTATAAACAAGTTTGAAACAATAACTAACTCAATTGTATCGTCTTTAGGTATTAAACCATATGAACATAAAAAACTTTATATTATTTTACATAAAAATGGTATTGGTGATATTTTTAATAAATTATTTGCAGCATATATTGTATTAAAAGCTAATAAACCTATAAAAGATGCTTTTACATTAACAGACACTTCAGGCACTACTGGCACTACTGGCACTACAGGTACAACTGGCACAACTGGCACAACTGGCACAACTGGCACTACTGGCACATCAGGTACTACTGGTACTACAGGTACATCAGGCGTAGATGAAGATATGTTAACCACGGACGAAATAAATAAATTCGGAGCTTATTATTCACAATTAATAAGACTTCAATCTGAATTTGAAAAAAATCTTGGTAAAAATTTGCAAACAAATAAAGATGTAAATAAATACTTTACTACTTTAAAAAACACATTGGGATCTTTAAAACTACTTGATTTTATCTCAATAGAAAACAAACCTATAGCTAAAAAATTAAAGAAAAAATTTATTAAAAGATTTTTGTGGGAACTAAATAATACACCATCTATATCACAAGTTAAAGATTTAATAGGAAAGATAAATGAACAAGAATCAGTTGGATCGGGAAATACATCAACCAATATATTGGCACAATCTACATCTATAATCGATGTTATAAAGAAAAGTTTACCAGCTATGGTAATGTTATTAAAAGAACTTTCCAAAGTCAAAATGTCTACACAAGAAGACAAAATGTTGATGGGCATTTTAAAGAAGTTTTTAAAAGCAGTTGTTAATAAGAACACACAAGATTTAGTAATAGATCCAAAAGTGAAAAGATCAATCGATTCATTATCAAAATAATATTATACAAATATAATAACTGTGACACATCATTATTGAATATGTATCTAAAAATATTATGAGTGAAGTTACTAAATTTACAGAACAAGAAATGCAAGAAATCGCAATCGTTCAATCCAAATATCAACAAAAAATATTTGAACTTGGTCAATTGCAATTAGAAGAAATTGAACTAGAACAAACAAAAACAGAATTAACTGAACGTAGATCAGCTATTCTAACAGAGTGGAAAGATATTCAAAAACTAGAAGAAAACTTACTAAATAGTCTGGCTACAAAATATGGAGATGGTAGTCTTAATTTAAAAGATGGCACATTTAAGCCATCTCCAAAAGAACAATAATAAAAAAGCCGGTCTTAATTGACCGGCTTTTTGTTTTACTTAGTTGGATCACCTATAGAAGCATCTTCGACAATCGCTTTAATTTCATTTTCGATTTCTTTCATGCGTTCTTTGTAGCCAGCAGCTACATCTTTAAAATCTTTCTTTACATGCAAAAGATTTTCGGTTAGTTCATATACTTTCTTTTCGGCTTCAGCCTTTGTTAATTTAATATTACTCATAACTTTTTTAAGTCTATAATTTGTGTTACTGATTCTATCGGTATATAACTAGTAACATAATTACCTGGATCTACATTTTTTAAATCTGGTAATTTACTTTTATCTACAGCTACTATTATACCCTCTTTTTTGTCTCTGTAATTAACCAACGCAAATCTAGCTGCCAATTTAAAATCACTTGCTAGATAACTTCCCGTAATGTTTCGAGTGTTGCCTCTACCTTTTGACGTAACTTTACCAGTACTCTTTAGAATATTATATTCTTTCTCAGACATTCCTCTATATAATTTCGTACTGTCAGTGGGAATTTTATCCAATTCATCCGCAATATATTGTAATTTTCCAGTTGGTTCCCATACTAGATAATCATATATGCTGGATTCGTATAATAAACTATATCGTTTCATTAATCTATAAATATACTTATGTATAATGGAAGACATTAATTTTCACCAAGTTAGTATAAATAACCACGAAATTACAGTCTGGGCAAATAGATTTGTGGTACTAAGACATCCAGAAAAATGTGATTTATATGAAGATGATTGTTGTAGAGAAAGAATTACGAAGTATTTGATTGAAGAAGGTTATATCAACGATAGTGGAGTGTTAATCATTGATAGTTACATTGATTTTGAATCCGAATAAAATGGTGGACGCGGGCGGAGTTGAACCGCCGTCTTTAACAGATAACTTACATCAGACTACACGCTTATATATTTTAAATTGTTAGGGAATAATAATGAAAAATATCTAAAAATATTACCCTTAAGATTTACTAATATCTCGACCATTTACGCAAATCAAATATTTGGTCCAGTCCAATAATTTTCACCCAACACAAATATCAGACTTCATTGTATTGAATGTGCAACAACTTAGGCTGCAAGGGCTACAACGTCATCGTAAGAGAAGTCATAGCTAACTACGTTATCTTCAGCAGTTAATGTTTCGATAGGTGTATTAAAGAGGCCAACTATCATCCTCTACGTGCCTAACATACGTGTACTATTAAATCGATACCAGTACGCGCCCATAAATTTTAAAGAACTGAAATTGGAGCGGGTAGCCGGAATCGAACCGGCACATCGACCTTGGCAAGGTTGCAGGCTACCACTACATCATACCCGCGCTCTAATTAACAATATATATTAGTGAAATTTGTGAAATTTCAAATATTTTTTTAACTGACAAATTACATCACTTTCAAGTCCATAAATCAATTTTATATTATTCTCCAAAATAACTCTGGACAGTTTATATTCATCTTTTTTCAATTTAAATTTATTTTTTGGATCTAGGTAAATATTATATTTTGGTAAATAAAAATCCGGATAATATCTTCTTTTTTTCCCACATATGTCCGTCCAAATGAAATTTATTTTTCTATCTCTTTTCCATTCAATTGAATTATTATCCAACCATTTAGCTAAATTAACTTCCCAGCTTGAATCCATCCATACATCTTTATATTTGAATTTTTTATAATTCGTTTCACCGCCACAATTCGGATTTGCGGCAGAGTTTTGACTAAGTAATACCGATAAACATTTTCTGGAACAAGTTTTCGTTTCGTTTCTTTTTTTCGGAAACTTTATTTTACATATTACACATAATAGTTCTTTTTTTGGCTGACTCGCATAAAACTTTTTAAGCGATTCACTGGTAGTAGATACATCAATCTTTGATTGAGAATATCTTTTAGCACAAGTTATGTTGCAACATTTTTTATGACTTTTATGTGTAGTAGATAAAAACTTTTTATTACAACACAGACACTCTCTTTCTATCTCAATATGTTTTATCCGAGCCCCAGCGGTAGACTTTCCACAACATCTTGATGTGCAATAGAAATTTGAATTTCCATTTTTGATTTGCCTATTATATTCGGCCTTATTTTTCAGGAAAGATATTCCACATCCATTACATTTTAATTCTATTTGTTTCACAGATATAAATATACTGGTGGAGACAAAAACGATTCGTTCTTTCCTCTAAACTTAGAAATTGGTGGAGCAGATGGGAGTTGAACCCACAATCTTCACTTTGCAAAAGTGGTGCATTGCCAATTATGCTACTGCCCCATTTAAAAATCTTACACCAATACATAGTATAAGTCAAATCAAAAAACAAAAATTGGATGATCGTGACTTGCGAATATACGAGGATTTCACTGGTCGTTCCATATTTCGATCAAGTCCAACGGCACTGTGCGCACAGAAACCATAAACTTAAATCGAATGTCTATCTCGTCAACTTCAGTCTCATCTACCTCCTAATGGCAGAGTGCTATAATTCTATACACCAACGATCAAATCTAAAACTTATCCCAGACACCTTGGCGGTTTTATGGGCATATTTAACCCACAGATTATTAGCCGAACACAGCCGTTGGTTATTGTTTCGGACCTAGCCAAGTTCAAACCTCTACCATTGTCTGATATAAAAATGGTCGGGGTGACAGGACTTGCACCTGCAGCTTCCTGACTCCAGATCAGGCCGTCTCCTAATTGACAATACACCCCGATTAAAATGGTCAGAAAGACGGGATTCGCACCCGTACCTCACAACCCAGAGTTGTGCGACTATATTATTATCTACTTTCTGATTAAATTGTTGTCGGTGTTTGATGAATGGATCTTTCGATCACTAGTTCTTACTCTTGTAACTGATGATCACTCATTACAATTTCTCTAAAATTACACCCTTAACCGACATATATAAAATGGTTGGGGATGATGGAATCGAACCACCACAAGCAGATTCAAAGTCTGCCGCACTACCATTATGCAAATCCCCAGTTAAATTGGAGCGGGTAGAGGGAATCGAACCCTCTCATGGGCTTTGGAAGAGCCCCAGGCTACCGTTACATCACACCCGCTTTAAATGGCGGAGGCGAAGGGTGCTGCCCCCTCAGTGGCTTTTAGACCACGGCAGTTTAGCAAACTGCTGTAGAAACCTGACTATCTACGTCACCTCCATAAAATTTTGACAAACTCCGATTTCTTCAAGAGACGATAACTTACTATATCAGTCTTCGGTTCCATTGTCAAGTGGAGTTGTATTAAAATGGCGGAAGCAGTAGGACTCGCACCTACGAGGGTTTATGGCCCCAGGCGTTTTCAAGACGCTTTCCTCGACTAACCGGACTACTTCCGTATAAATTATAAATTGGTGGGCATAGAGGGACTTGAACCCCCACGGATTTCTCCACGAGCTTCTAAGACTCGCATGGCTGCCAATTACATCATATGCCCAATAAAATGGTCGGAATGATAGGATTTGAACCTACGACATCTTGCTCCCAAAGCAAGCGCTCTAGCCAAACTGAGCTACATTCCGATTAAAATGGTAGGCGGTAAAGGATTTGAACCTCTGGCCTTGACCGTGTAAAGGTCCTGCTCTTCCACTGAGCTAACCGCCCATTTAAAAATTGTTATATACTTTATTTTAATTATCGC